CCAAAATCCCCAACCGTGCGGTGTAACTGTCTTCTTCCAGTTTTGCCATGCTTTATTGTACATCTGACGTTCATATGTTTCTACTGTAGTAGTATTGAACCATGTAGCACGTTGATGAACCCATCCATCCCCATGACGCATGATTTCGATGAACCACCAATTACTTGTATTTGGCAGTGGTGCATCTTTCATTTCAGCACCCATGTAATATCCACCTGCTTGAAGACTATTGAAACTTTGGTCACTTACTGAAATAGGTCTTCCATCATCTTGTGTTAGTTTGTGTTTCTGACCAATACCTGCAACAAGTGATGAAACTTCATCTTTCATAGCAATTTCTTTACTGTTAACAAGAACCTTCTTACCAACAAGGTTTAAATCTCCGCCTGTTTCATTGTTGATTGTCATTAGGTCTGAACCTGCTCCTCCAAATCCCATATAAGCTCCACGCTTTGTTGGTTCTTTTGTTCTAGGGAAGAAAGAGAGATATCCGTGGTCTGACGAACCTGCTACGACTTTTGGGTTAATCATGTGAAGGTCATCAGTAGTATCACTTGTTTTGTTTAGCTTTTTATTTAGCTTTGCATCTACTTCTTCATTAATAGCAACAGCTTTGCCTTTTACTTTTAGACCATCTTGGTTTAGTGTCATCATCTCACTAGTAGTTGTACTATTTTTAGTCAACCATTTGAAATGTTCATTTCCATTGTCGCCAGTCTCAAAAGCTAAGTAACTGTTTGTGTCAGCATCACTATCATTCTTGAAGTAAACTTTGGCATAGTCAGTATTCATATTCCATGTAATACCGTTTAGAGTTTTATCAAAGTTTAAATTACCACTCATTGTGTCACCAGTCTTAGAAACTTGCTTGGCATCTCCTGTAACCACATCGTCCACTGTTGCTACTTTCTTATCATTGAATGTCAAGTTTCCTTTGGCTTTTATTGTACCGTCTTTGTAAACAAAGAGACCTTTATCAATACTCCAAGGAGAGGATGTAGCAGACATATACAAGTAGTCTGAGTTTGCGCCCGAACCATACAATCCAACGCCTCCAAAATCAGTCTTCCCATCTGTATTGTAGAAACGTAAACCTCTAGCCCATCCACCTTCTACACTAGGAGCTTGTACTATATAATCTCTCCCTTTTGAAGTGATATCACCAGTCACAGTACCGCCAGTAAGTGGAAGTCTTGTATTAACAGCATCCTCATCTGCTAATCGTCTCCATGCTGACCATGAAGCTTTTGCCCATGCAGAGCGAACGAAGACTTGAGAATTTTGATGTGAAGTATAGCGTTGGAATAATGCTTGGTTACTTCCACTTCGATAAACTTCTAAAACGCCATATGGGTAACAATTAGGTGGTGTACTAGCATGTTTAGCTCCTGTCCCATCCGAAACAAGATATAGCCCTGATTCAGTAACAGCGTTCCAGTCTTGTTGTAGAGTAACAGTTGTCGAACTATCTCTCATGACATTCCATCCTTTGTGGATTACGTCATTTCCATCAATCGTTAATCTACCTTGGACATTTACTCCATTCTTAAAATCATTACCATAGTTGATATGTAATTTATCCTCGCCATTTGAATTAAATCCTACTAACGCTCTTTTGTCATGAACCAGTAAATCTTGTCCACCATTTGTACTCCATAATCCCCAGTCTTCACGTAGAGACACAGCTCTCCATGTAGTCCACACCTTATTAATCATATGACGAATAAATAATGTGTTTTTATCTTTGTTAAAACCACTATCTAAAACAGATGCTACTTGCATCACATACGATTCTGTGTGTTTTGTTACCATCAAATAGTGCCATGCATCCGATGTTGGAGCATTAACAAGTTGATTTCCTCGATAAAACCCTGTATCTAAAACTGTGTTTAAATCCGTTTTAGCATTTAGACCAATTGCTGTACCGTTGTCTTCTGTTACTTTATGTTTTTGCTTTATCTTATCAAATTCGTCTTTTTCCTTTTTAGTAAGTAAAGCTTCAGGTGAAGTATCTTTCGTAATATTGCACTCAGTAGTCTCACGGAAGTGACCTTGCGCCATAGCAGAATCAAGATTCTCTACTGGAACAACTTTATTCCCTCTTGGGTCTGTGAAATCTTTCTCTTGAACAACTGCTTTTTTACCATGCTTCAATAGATTCACGATGTCATATGTATATCCACCTGCTAAATACACATGAGTAAGGCTACTCTCCATATTTGCGAAGATTTTCTTTACTAGAATCTTCTCAGGCGCATATGTGTGTCTGTGAATAACCTCGTAGAAAGGGGCGTCTCCTCCCCAGTTGCTAGGCATCGTATGTAAGTAAAGTGATAAATTAGGATTCTTATCACCGTCTTGATGTGCCTTTCTTCGAATTAACACTTCTGTATATCCATCAAAAGAAACAGGATATGCTTTCTTTGGGTCTAACTTCGTTAAATCAATTCGATACATTGATTCGATTCGTTCATCTGTGTACTTATTTGCTTTAGTTAGAGTGTCATTCCACACTTTCTTTTCTTCATCAGTTACTAATCTATTATTACCATCTTGAATGATGTTTCCACCTTTAGTTTTAGGGTAATAAACATCCCACCCTTGAGCTGTCTTACGCTTCATCGTAATATTTTTCTCAGCCATTTTTACACCTTCCATTCCTATTAAAATAGGCGTGAAACAATAGTCTCACACCTTAACCTTCTTGAAACCAAAACGTATTCAAATTGTCTGTCTTCGGCTCTGTAGCAGAAACAACAATATTGAATCCTTCTTTGGCTAAATATTCTTTTTGAATACCAAGAGCATTTTCACCTTGCTTCTTAGCATAATCACCCTGACCTTTCGCATAGTCGGCTTGTGTTTTGGCATTTGCACCTTGAGCTTTAGCATAGTCTCCCTGTGCTTTAGCATAATCGCCTTGCTGTTTAGCATAAGTTGCTTGGTCATTTGCGTTCTTAGTTGCTGTATTTGCATTATTAGTAGCAGTTACAGCATCGGCTCTAGCCTTTTCGGTCTCTGCAATTTTGTTCGTAGCCTCAAGCACTTTAGCGTTTACTTTCGTATCCACCTCTTTAACTTTCGCATCGAACTCTCCGACCTTTTTCGTAAGCGTTGTATTTACCTCAGTTATTTTTGCATTCGTTTTATTGTCAACTTCTGTAATTTTATTATTAACCCTTGTATCTATTTCACTAGACTTATTGGCGAATTTCGTGTCTATTTCAGCATTCTTATCTGTTTTATATTTTTCATATTCGGCTTGTTTAGTTGCTACATACTTTTCATACTCAGCTTTTTTAGTGTTAACAAATGTATCAGACTTGGTAATCACAGCATTGGTTTTTGTATCAACATCTGCGATTTTGTCATTCATTTTCTTTTCACTAGCTACTGTTCTATTTTCAACTTCTACAATCTTATCTGTGATTTTCTTTTCACTAGCCTTAGTACGGTTTTCAATATCAGTGATTTTCGCATTGGCATTGTTTGTAGTTTTAATAGACTCTTGTCTAGCACTCTCTGTTTCTGTGATTTTCTTATTCCCTCTGTCTAACATTGAATAGGTCTCATCAACCAGTGTCTTCAATGTATCAGTAGGTTTACCACCTTCGTACTCAGTCCAAATACGACTCATAGGCATTAAGAAAACCCCAGTACCCATAAACTTAAATTTCAATCTCTTACCATGAGCAGATTCATGGAAATAAACTACACCGTCACGATAATCAACGCTATAATCAGTAGCATTCTTGATTTCATTCTTAGTCTTAACTTCATTCCAAAGAACATCTTTTGCATCACTAACTACAACTCTGTTCATTCTATCGGGAACTTCTTTAAGTGGCGCACGTCCATTTTGAACTACTATCATCTCTGTAATATCTAAATATGGGTCACTCGAATCACCTTTACGCTTAATATAATGCAACGGTGAACCTTCGGGGATATTACCCTCATGAGCAAATTTCGGCATACTCTCACCTTCCTTTCATTAGAATCTGAATTTATTTTGATACCTAAATCGAACCTTACAATTACCTTCGATTTCGAAATGATTATCTCCATATAAAAGTGCAGGGATATCACCAATCATACTGTCATATCTATACACACCCATATGGCTTGTCTCTATCAATTCTTTTTCACAGTTCACATAAATATCTTCTTTATCTTTGAGATTGATTAATTCAAAGATACGTCCGTGGTCACTGTGGTTTATAAAAGTAACTTTTCCATCTCCAATTTTGGTAAGTGAAATTTCGGGCATTGTCGTTACATCTCCTGTATTACGAAGGACTACTTTAGTTTTCCCTTTACTCTCACTTAAATCATAGACGTCGGTCATGTACATCGGACTGTATAAGTATGGTGAATTACATCGCATTTTCAGCGTGACATACCCTTCTTTTAACCCGTTGTGAATGATGTTTGAGTCGTTTACAGGCATACAGTAATAAATCTTGTCAAACTCCTCAGAGAAGTATAACGGCTGATAATAATCTTGATACAACCATTGGATTACTTCTCTCATCTTCTTCTCATCGTAAGTCTCCTCAAAAGCGAATGTTAATTCAAACTCAAGCGGTTCTTCATCGACTCTGAATAGATAAGGATTTGGATTCCCTTTTACTTTTTGTTCTACAATACTTCTATTAGCTACGAATTGTTCTTGATACATACCATCACTCATGTTGATATTCACAATTCCAAATTCAGAAGACCATTGTCCTGCGTAATTAAAATAAAGACTCTCCTTTTTAGTTGCCATCTTTTCACCTCTCAATTCATTATTTATTTCACTTGTAAAAAAGAGAAAAACAAAGAAGATAGGTTTCCCTATCTTCCAAGTTTCTTTAATCCTCCAACTACTGTTTTCAGTACTGTTTCTCCACCTTTTTTATCTCCTGTCATTTTATCTACATACAAGTTAATCTCATATGAGTTGCTAGCTCCTGCTACAGCAGGTGTACCGCCATTGAAACCTGATAATAAAGCAGGGATTTGTGGCATAAATTGTTTAACTTCTTTCATGATTTCGGCACTACGTAAAATGTCACCAGTTTGCTCTTGGTTAAGAACTAACTCCTTCTTATGAAGCATTGCCATTTTACCTTCGTTACCTCCCCAATCACCAGTATAGCCACCAGTATCAAACGCTTGGATGTAATCTTTATGAGACCATCCTTCTGTTGTTCCTCGTGCGTTAGAGAATCTAACTTTCCACCAATCTCCGCTTTCACCTAAGATTTGAAGGTTTGCACCCTGCAAGATTCTACGAATGATTTCCCCTTGCATATTTGGGTTGTTACGGATATGCAAGTAGCTATCGTCAGTAACCTTAACCACTCTACCTTTTGTTGGCATCGGTGGCTTTGGTGGTGGTGGCGGTGGTGGCGGTGGAGGAGGCGGTGGCTGTGGTTTTGTTGTTACAGGTGGTTTTGTTGTTTCAATCGGTTTTGGCTTCTCGATGTTGCTTCCACTAATACCATTGTCTTTGCCATCATATGGGTTATGAATTTTAGCATTATTAAGCTGATTCACTTTCTCAATCGCTTTGTCGATAGTGTAAATTAGATTCTCAGAAATCGACTTACTAAATTCCTCCAAATTGTTTCTTGCTTCCTCAGAGAACTCACCGATTTTAATCGAGATATCTCCGAATTTCCCTTCCATAACTTCGTTCATTGTATCGTTCATTTTTTCTAATTCTTTACGAATTGTTTCAAAATTCCCTTTGATGAACTCATCACGAAGGTCAGCCCAGTACTTTTCGTTATCTAGAATTTTGTTATAATGTTTCTCAATCTCTTCTGCTTCCAAATCAAGTTTTTCAACCTTGTCATTGTAAGCGTCATCTTCTTGTTGTTTTCTGTCTTCTAGGGCTTGAATTTCCGCATCTCTTTGGTCTTCCAATGCTTTCTGTGCTAATTCTCTCTCTCGCTCTCGTACCATGTTGTTAATTTCTGTTTCTTTTTCAGCTAATTCTCGTAGTAATTGTTCTTTTTTCTTTCTAGCATCTAATGAGTCGTCGAGAGACAGCAGAGAAATATGTTTTAACATTTCTGAACGTTCTTTTTGTAATGCCCCAAGACTAGAGTTGAAGTCTTCCTCTTCTTTGTCTCCTGTCATTAGTTTCAATTTGTCATCGTATAACTTTGTTATTTTAGCGATTTCCTCATCGTAGTTTTTCAACTTTTGGTTATGAGCTTTTTCAAGGGCTTTCTTCTCTTCTTCAATCGCTTTAAAAGCAATCTCTTTAGCTTTCTCATAATACTTACGCATCTCTTCAATTGCTTGGTCAGCTACGCTTGCACGAATATCCTTAATCTCTTTTTGAGTTTGAAGGATGCTGATTGTAACATCACGCCAAGCTTTTTCATTTGTCATGATTTGCTCGTTTAGCTTTTCAACAATTTCTACGTTACCTTCATTTAATTTCAGTTGTTTTTGCAACTCATCGTTTAGATTTTCATAATGACCTTTAATTGTTTCTAACCAGTTCATTTTGTAAACATTTAAGTTAACAATCTCACCGATTTTGTCTTCATCTGTTAAGTTGATAATCTCTTTTTGGAAATCCAATTTACCTGTTTTATAGTGTTCGATTTTCTTAACAACTTCTTCATACTTATTGATAATCTCATCTAAGTAATTCGTAATTGATTCGTTCATCTTTTCACTTACAGAGTTCTTTAGATTCTCAATTTCAACTCTCAACGATTGGATTTGTTTGATGTTTCCATCTAAATCTTGAGCTAATTTGTTATATCTTTCACGTTGCTGTTCTGTATGAGAACTAATGTTTTGAAGTGTAGATAATTCATATTGAAGTTGACTGTTTTTACTGATAAGTGTTTGTAATTGTTTCTCTGATTCTTTACGTTTCTTCTCTTCGATTCCTGCAATTTGAATTAAAAGGGTTCTGTATTCAGCCGATAACTCTTTGACACGATTCATATGGGCTTCAAGAATACCTGCTTGAGTAGATAAATCACCCATCAATCTATCGAATAAATCAGGCTTAAATGCCTCTTGCATAGATTCACTAGTTCGACTGTAAGCTAACATTGGAGGTGTTTCATATTCACCATAGAGCGTTTGTGAATCTTTCCAATCATCATATGAATGGTCAACATCGAAGCTTGAACGTACTGATACTGGTTGTACTGCTGAGACAGACATTGGAGACATTGGAGGCATTGCGTAGAATTTAGGCATTATCTCCATACCACTTAGACTCGTTGGAGCTGAGGCAAATGAATAGTATACAGGGGATTCCACACTAGCCATTCTAGGAGCAGGGGCAGATTGCATTTCATTCTTCTTACCTGTCCAATCGTTCCACTTCTCTACAGCACTGTTATAGATACCTTTGAATACTCCTGAGAAAGTTTCCCATGCTTTCTGAGCCATAGATGCACCCTCTTGACCTTCTTGACCAGCTTTTTTCATTGCATCTCCTGCATTTTTAGCTCCGTCTTGAACACCTTTACTTCCATTTTCAGCATCTTTTTTCATGTTATCCATAACTTCTTTTGTTTTATCACCAAGTTCTTGTTCACTCTCTTGGTTCTTCTTGTTGGCATCAACTCGTTGTTTTACACCTTCGCCATGTTTCTGTGTATATTCGCCACTTTTAACAACCATACCGTTAGACGTAATTGTTACTGTTTCAAGCATCTCTTGGTCTTTGTTAATGTTTTCTTGAACTTGGTCTGCTTGTAGCTTACCATCTACAACACAATCACCGTATGCGTCTCCTAAGACATTAATTGCATCTTCGAGTGCTTCTGTTTCTGATTTATCTAATTGTTTACCCGAAACCAGTTTTGCGTTTGCATCTTCAAATGTCGCCAATGCATCACGTCTCTTACCGATTTCTTCATCTGTTTTTCGGATATAAGCATCCTGTTGAAGAACTTCTTCTCTTGAAGCATTGTTTTTATTGAAAATCGCTTCAATTTCTCTCATTCTTGCTTTTTCGCTCTCAGATAAATCCGAAATATTTTTTTCGTATAAACCTGCGTACTCTTTTTGCAAACCTTGTTCTTCTCTAATTGCGCTCATGTTCAATTCAACTGCACCAGTCTGTGAATTGTAACCTGTCACAAGGTCGGGGAATTGCTTCGCCAACTCTTCTCTTACTTGTTTATATTGCGCTTCTTGTTTCTCGTTTCGAGAAGTCATTTGCCCTAATCTATCAGAGGAGGCAATTAATTCTTCGGTTGATTTTACTTGGTCTGCACTCAAACCAGTGATAGCTTCTAATGTACCTGCTAAATCCGAACTCTTTTTATCAACGTCCTCAATGCTATCTGCTAAGTCTTTGTTATCTTTCGCTCCATTTTTGGCTTCTTTAGCTTGTTTCGCAACTGCGTCAGCTAAGTTTTGAACCATAGCCTTCGCTTTGTTAGAACTGATACCCTGACCTTCTAACTGCTTTGTTAACTCTTTCGCTTTGTCACTATTCATGCTGAATTTTTGACCACTATCTACTAATCCACCAACATAGTCTTTCAATTCTCTTTGAACACCTCTTGTAGCCTCAGCTTGTTTATCAAAACCTTTTGACGCTGTTTGAGATGCAGTGAATGAATTTCTTAGAACAGGTGGAAGCCTTGTTAAAGCTTGTCCATATGAAGTTGCTTCTTTCGTAACTTTTTCAGTATGCTCTTCTAATTTGAAACCTTCTTTAGTCCAATCAGCAGATGCGTTTTTAGATTGAATCATTTTTTGAATTAACTTTTCATCTTCTGCTGTCAAATCACGAATTGAGTTTGTTTGGTCTGAATTTTTCTTTTTAGCTCTATCTCTTTCATTTGATAGTTTGACTTGTTCTTTTGTAACACCTAAGATAGCTGTGCCACTTTGTTTAAATGCTTCTTTAACTTTTTTCTCAGATTCGAACAATTTCATGTTGGCTTCGGCAATCTCTAGAGTGTCTTTTTTAACTGTAGCTCCCATTCCCGAACCAATTACCTTGCCTTCTTTTTTGTAATTATAATCTTTCTTTTTCTTATTGTAGTCACCTAAGACATCTGAAAGCTTTTCGTTTGATTTCTTTTGTTTTTGTTGCGCTCTTTCTAATGAGATTTTCTTCTCTTCTTGAGCAAGGGCTTTTGCTAGTGTTAATTCTTCTTTAACAGCCTCAACACTTTTTAGTCGAGCATTACCCTGTGCATCAATCTCTTTTGTTGCTGTTGGAAGCAATTTATTAATTTTATTTTGAGTTTCCTCTAGTTTTTTTGCATCTTTTGGACTCAAAGCTTCTTTTCGACTTCTAGAAAGTAAATCATAATCTTCTACAAGGTCTTCTAATTCAGAGCCATGATTTCCAATTGCATCACTTGCTTCTTCTACACGCTTGTTGAACTCTTCTTGCTCTTTTTTCATTTTGGCGAAGTAATTTATTGTTTTCTCAATAGCAATTCCTAATGCCATAAAAGCAAGAGTTGGAAGAATTGCTGTACTCATAAAGCCTACTAGCCCCATGAATCCTGCTTTCATTAATCCAATACCTTTTGTTGCAATATTCGTTGCCATTGCTACGCCATTGATTTTAGCTGTAGTTGTAGCTAAAGCCACGTTAGCCATGTTCATCTTTGCAACATCTAACATTCCTGCTTTACCATTTTCTACTTTTGCTTGTTTTACTTTTTGAATCGCATCATGATATTTCATCATCTGCTGTGCGCTTTGTTCGTAGTATCTATCAAGTTTTTTAGTTGCTTGTGCGTTAATTGCTTGTCCTAGTTTTGTTTGAGCATCTGCAAGTTGAACAGTTGCTTGTCTCGCTCTTCCTTGAGTAGCCTCAAAACGTTCCATTCTTGTAGTTGCTTGTTCAATTGCTCTATAGTTAAATCCTGTAAATTTATTATCAAGCTTCGGAATACCGTGAATAGCTTTTGCCATTCTTCCAAACGTACCAACAGCCTTTTCACCACGTTGAACCAATTGTGAAGTAGCTTGGTCTCCATAGTTAGCTTTCATTTTATATGCTACTAAACCTGCGCCAACCGCACCTAGTACAACACCTAGTATACCGAAGTTTTGAGCAAGAGCCGATACACCTTGCATTAGGCTTTGTGTCAAGTCTAACGCCAACATGAATCCACCACTTAGAAATGCATCACCGAATGCCAATGCCATCTCAGATAATGAGTTCTTTAATCGGTTAATTCGAGCTTCTAAAGATTTTTGGTACTCAGCATTCTCACGCATTGCTGAACCTTGAGAATTTAATGAATCATTTGTCGCTTTAATCGCTAAATCCCAGTTATTCATCAAAGCTAAGAAACGAGTTAAATGGTTACGTCCTGCTACTTTAACGGCAATGTTTTGTCGTTCCATATCAGTCATGTATTTCCATTTACCTGCTAAATCACCAAATACACTCTCTACTTTACGTGCATCTCCACCTGCTGTACGAATAGAAACACCTACACCTTTAAGTGCTGTTTCTACATCGGGAAGTGTTGTTACACGAGAATAAATTGTTTTAAGAGAGTTACCAATTTGCTTACCTGATTCCATCGTAGTAGCACCAATTGCTGTTACATGTCCAAGTAAACTATCAATATCTACTCCAAACGTCTTAGCTGTTGCCGATGCTTTCATCATTGCCTCTGATAATTGTTGAGTTGAAATCGAGTTATTGTTATCGACTTCATTCATTTTATCTACAAGGTCAATAGATTTTTCTACTTCAAAGTTGTAACCGTTCAGTGTTGCGATTAATGATTTCATCGCATCATCTGCTTTTAGGTCAGATACGTTTGAGGCTATCGTTGCTGTACGAGCTAATGAAATCTGTTGCTGTTCAGATAATTGGTCATAAGAACGACTAATCTCTGAGATTGTGTTTAATACATCTTTCGCACTGTTACCAAGCTCAGATGCCATTTTGATACCGCCCTCGAATAGAGCATTAGTATCTACACCATCACTAGCAACACGACGTAAGTCTGTCATAGCTTTATCTAGTTCTACAATTTCTTTCGTTAAAGTTTTGATACCTTGAACAGAACCATAGAATAATGTTGTACTAGCAAACCAAACTGGTACACGTTCTAAAGCGATTTTTAACTGCTCTAAAACACCCAAGTTTTTGTTTGCATTGTTTCTAAGTTCGCTACCCATACGAGTAAGTTCTCTAGAAGCATGATTTAATACATAGGCAAACTCTTGAACACTCTTTTTACCATCGTCGATACGAACTTTAAACTTAGACATTTGCTGTCCATCTCGACCGATTTCGTTGCTCATGCTAACAATATTAGCTTTAGCTCCATGCATTGTTCTTGATAGATTTTGAACGTCTCTCTCAAAGGATTGAACGTTATTTTTGAAACTACCAAAATTAATCTTATCTCCAACGTTGATTGTTTCTCCTGCTTTTAACGATTTAACAGCACTATTAACCTTCTGTTCTAGTCGTCCCAGTTCACTTTCTAATCGTTTAAGATTTTCAACACTTCTATCCGTCTTCATTGAGTTCGAGATAGAATGAGACATACGAGTAAATTCTTGGTCTACATTTTTCAACTTAGGAGCTAGTGCTTCTAAACGTCTACTCAATGTTTCAAATTTATTCGTTTGACCAATGGAAGTATTCACAGTTTGCAGTGACTTACTTACTTTTAGTAGTTCTCTATCTAATTTATCAAGCTCTTGAACTTGTTTAGAAGTTGTAATACCTTGCAATCTAGATAGATGTTGCAAGTACTTATCTGTGCTATAACTTTCAGTTGAAGCTTTAGCTCTCAATTGTTGAACTTGTTGTTCTAATTGAATCTTACGACGTAAGAATGCTTCTTCTTTCTTTTGCTCAGCGATAGAAGCGGTACGTTGTCTGTTAAGTTCACGTTGTAGTTCAATCTCTCTTTGAATCTCTTGATTGACTCTTGTTAAAGATTTTAGCTTCTTGTCATTGTTATCTAATCCACCAATAGCCTGTAATCTCTTGGTGAACTCTAATTCTTTCTCACGAGATAATGTACCCTTCTCCTGAGCGATGTTAAGCTTTTGTTGTAGTCCAAGCATCTTATTTTGAACAGTATGCATTTGCTCAAGCTTTTGACGACTCTCTTGATATAATGCTTGCTTATTTTTCAATGTCTGTAGAGAGTCCTTATCTAGCTTACCTAGTTGCTGTAACTTCTCTACTTCTTTAATAAGACCTGTATCACCACTTGCTCTTAATTGACGTTTAAATTCAATTACGGACTGTTCTAGTCTCTTTAGAGCTTTCTCAGACTTATCTATGTCTTTATCATTGATTAATGAAACTGTGTGACGTAGTTGGTCTTCGCCTTTTAATTTCTTGTAGAAGCTATCAACTGCGAACGTTAATTTCTTCATCGTTCCGTCAGCTTTTTCACCTGCTACAGTAATTCTCTTTAGATTTCCCTCTGCATCTTTATCGAATGTATATCCAACTTTTGCATTTTTAAAGAAATCACGGTCAACCATACGACTAAGGTTCTGAGCCTTTTTCTTCAATTGGTCTTCACCAAAATCTGCATCTTTAAATGTTCTACTCAGAGAACTTTTAACAGACTTATTTACTTCTTCACCGATTGTCTTACCTGCATTCTTCCCAACTTTTTCAGCCTGTGCCTTATCTGATTCAACTTTAACTTTTACAGATTTATTAGCAATTGAGTCAGAAAGTCTTTTGAAAGAGTCTTGGTCTAGCTTTGTTTTTACTGCTAATGTAACGTGCTTTTTCTCAATGCTACCTTTAAATGTATTCCAAGATTCACCATCAAGCTTTAACTTCGCTTTAATGGAGACCATTTTCTTCTCTAAACTACTCTTAAAATTCTTCCACGCTTCGTTATCTAACTTTAACTTAGAAACCTCAGCATTTAACCCTTTATGACTATTAAGCTTACTCTGTAGGTCTTTGGTGTCCAAGGTAGCTTTAACTTTAATATTTAAATCTCCTGCCATTCTTTCTCACGCTCCTTTGTAGTAGATTGCAGGTTTAAAAAATTTGCAAATTCTTTAACTGTCCTAATTAGTTTTTGGCAATAAAAAAAGCACTTTGTACAAAGTGATTTAAAATGGTAATATATGCATATATTGATTAGTTTTTCTTAGAAAATATCGTCTAAATCTTCACTGTCGTCACGTACAACATAGATTTCTGTCGTCTCACTACTAGCGTGACCTAATAGTTTCTGAGCCGATTTAATGTCTTTCCCGTCTATTGCAACAATGTGTGTCGCTCTTGTAGAACGGATTAAATGGGGATGAACACGAACTCCTAAAATATCTGAGAACAATGCGCTACACCAATGATTAAACATGTTAGCTGAAATTTGTCTGTAGCCTTCTTTGCTACGTGCTACGAATAAATAAGGACAATCATCTTCTCCTCTTAACTCAAGCCAACGCTTCATAGCTTTCATCGCTCGTTCATCAAATGTGAACTTACGAACCTTACCTTCTTTACCTCTACCTTTCGCACGAATAGAATGCGTAATGTAGAACGGTTTATCATTTCCTTCTTTGTCTTTCGCTTTCGAATAATCAACTACTTCTTTTAGTAATTGACGACTCTCTTCTCTTCGACAACCTGTCGCATATGTATAAAGTAAGTATGCAACCTCTTGATATCTTTCACGCTTCTCTAATTCTTTGACTAGAGTTTCAAACTGTTCTTTTGTTAATGGGACTTTCTCATGTTTCTTTACGTTTGGTGGATTGGGAATGTTTTTGTTGTAGATATTGCGGAATGTTTCATATTCATCAAGGTAGTAGATTTCTAGATATCCACATATACTTGATACAGCAGAACGTTTAAATTTAATTGCAGAGGATGATAGTCCTTCTTGAATTAAATAGTTCTGATATCTAAGTGCGTCCCTTGGTTTCAATTTATGTAGTGGTTTGTTCATACAATTGTTTTTCACCCACATGAAGAATTGCATCAATGCAGAGCGATATTGTTTTAATGTTTGCGGAGATAAATGACCTTGAGTCAAGAACTCCTCTGTAAGTTGTCTATTAAATGGGTCGATTTCGTTTTCCCATATGTCTTTGGTTACTTCGGGCAATCTTTTAGCCACGAGTACTCACCTCCTAAGTTACTGTAATTCCTTTATTTCGTAATCCTTTTTTGAGAGCATCAACATGTCGTTTTGATGTCTGCAATTTAATAGCAGTTGGCATTGTAAATTTCCTTGCTATTGGGTCTCCCATGTGTTCTTTTCTGTAATACTCAGAAGTTGTCCATGTGTAGCCTTTACCTGTTTCAACTATGTTTGCTACGTTCTTAAATGACATCGTACTTGCTCTTGTATCGTTCTTTAGGTTAATTGCAACCGAATTAGAACCTCTTGAGACTTTGTACGGCATGTTCTTGTAATCTAATAAACCACCTTGCTCTTTACGTCTTGTGTAACGTGAGCTAGGTGGAAAACTATATACATGAGCTACAATGCTCTCTCGCATGGTATCTCGCACTTCTTTAACTACCTGAGATTCCATCGTTTTTTGTAGCTCACCCATTAGATATCTTTCCAATTCAGCGATACTGTTGAAATCCATAATTATCACTCAGCTTTTTTTGGCGTAACTAACTTTCGAACTTCTTCATTCTTGATATCCATCTCATCTAACTCATTATCAAGAGCATCTAGATTTCGCTTCATTTCATCTAAAGTTTTATCAAGTGTTCCATAGAATTTTTCTAACTCACCTTGAGGTAGGTTATCCATGATTTCACCAACAAGCTCTAAGTCTAATAGGACTTTTAAAGTATCAATCTTGCCATCAATGCTGTCGGGAACATTTAGAGATGTGAATTTCTTGATGATGATTACAAGCATGTATGTTGCCAATACTTCGTCGATAGATTTGCCAGTCTTGAAAGCTTCGTCTCTATCAGAAAGAAACTCAAATACAGCTTCGGAAATAGCACTAGCTTTGAAATGCTTATTCACTTTTAATGAGTACTCGCCTACAGTTACATCAATCATCTCGTCAAGTTCTTTAACGTCCTTCTTGATATTCGTAAGATTTAAGGCTTTTGGTTTAGTAGCCTTAGGCTTAGTCACTACTGGTTTAGTAGCCTTAGCTCCCTTAGTAGTTTTAGTGATTTCTTTTTTAATAGTCTCTTTTGTCATAAAAATTAACTCCTTTTCTCTCATTCATTTAGTACTCTTGTAGAGTAAAATGTGACTTTTATTCAATTTGAGGGTATGAAGAAAATGAGAGATAGGGCTATCCTACCTCTCACTAGATTCATTATTTATTACACTTGTAGTGCAACTTAGTATTTGATGTACTCTACCATGTCACCGTTTTCGTTAGGGAATACCTCTAAGTCAAGGTTGAACACAGATGGTTCACCATCAGCTTTGAACTCTAAGTTGATATCAGATTTCATTTTAGCTTTGTGGATTACGATTTGGAACGCTTCATCTTGACCTGAGTCAGCGTTACGTAATACAGTGTCACCAACAACTTTGTAGTAACCTGCGAACTTGTTAGCACTTACTACGATTTTCTCAGCACCAGTAGCTTTTGCGAACTGATAGAACACACGAGCTTTAACTGTTGAAGCAGGAGCTTGTGCGCCTTCTCCTTTTTGTACAGGAGCTTTAAGAGAAATCTCTTTACCTGTTACAGTAACATCAATTGTGTTACCTTCTTCGTCTAATGCAACTACTGTATCAGCGATTGGTGTTTCAGCTAGAGAAGCCTTTGTAGTTCCTAACACCATTGTCTCTGTTTTGAAGATGTTTGTAGCACCAGTAACAACGCCAGTACCGTTAAGCATAGCTAATGTTTTCATAGATACTAAAGCATCCTGCATTTTCATATTTGCTTCCTTACTGTGAGACCAAGTTAACAGCTTTGAGTTACCTTTTCCACCTTTTGCAGAAGATTCCCCTGCCTTTGTCTCAACACCACTTGTTTTAAGTGTGTCTAGGAAAATTTCTGGTTTTCCTGCATTTGCTCCACCGATTGCGAAGAATGTAACGTCACATACTTCTTTAGCACCGTATTTGTTTAACATAAATTATTTCCTCCTAAAATTTCATTATTTATTACTCTTCAACCACGCTTGACCAATGCTGTAAGTTCTTAATCTCAGCACCTTGAGTCATTGCTAGAATTGAAGTATCATAACCATCAATAAGTTGTAATCTCTCGTACTCGTCATATAGTTGTACAAGAGTTAAATCCCAAACATTTAATTTTGAGATTGTATTAGATTTCGTGCTTACTGCACTTACGATTGAATAGAAATCAATATTCTGAGACGATTGATTCTCTTTTCTTTTGACCTCTTCTACCTTTTTCTTCCCTTTGTTAAGCTTCTCTAAAATCTTTCTTGTCTTCTCATCGACAGGGTTCTCATTTGTCTGCTTGACGGTTTCATCTTGAATCATATTTTGCTGTTTCAATATAAGCACAGCTTCATTGAAAGCGATTTCATCAATGAATAAACCTTCTTCAAAAGCAATGGTATGAGTCTCTAAGTCGATAGCCATGTATGAAGCATTGAAAAAGTACTCTAAAGCCTCTATGTATGTAGCTTGGAACTCGTTATCTTCCTGTGAACCAAGGATAATCTCATAGATTGTAAAGTCTTTAAATTCATGTAAAGTCTCACTATCTATTAAATCTTCTTTAGTAATCAACAATGTTCTTAATAAAGACATGTGGTTCAAATACCCTCTTCGCACTATTTCTCTAAGAGATTTAGGCTTGAGGAGAGCGTTTCCTACATAGAACCCGTCACCCATAAGGCGTCTTAACTTATCATCAAATGGACTTCTAGATGTCATTTGCAACAAAGTCTGTTACCTCAGCAAATAATCTAATTCCCGAAAATTTCTCGTTAACCATTAGGTGAGAAAATTCTATGAAATGAAGTCTACCTACACCAGTGATACTTTTATCTCTGAAATGCTTCATAATCTCATCAGCGATGTCATATGGTCTCAACGATGGTTTCCCATCATTAATAAGCCATAATGATTTAGCCAAGATAATATCAAATACTACTAGCGAATCACGAACAACTGTGTCAGTGTTCATTTCTCCACTGTAATAGAAGACACGGACTTGAGAGCCTTCTTGAAGTGTAGAGTCAACATCAAAAGGAAAAGGGAATACTTTCGTCATAATGAGTTTCGTACAATCGTACTTTTCACTGTCAACAAAGCTCTTACAAGTCAAAGGGTTGGAAACATTATTCTCTAGATATTTCGCTAGTGTCTTATTATCTTTAACAAGACCTTCAATGATTCCAATTAGGTTTGTAGATAATCGGTTTTGCATCAATTCCACCAACCTCCTTTATTCTCATCTTGCTCTTTGTTTTCTGTCTCTTTGTCGGGTGCATTAACAACGATATCCAACGTGTACTTACAAAGTCCGATTCCCTCGATTGTATGAGTAATGTTATCCATACCCGAAATCTCGTATCTCTGACCTTGGATGACGAATGTATCGTCAATTTCTAGCGTTCTCGTATCATCATTAATTTGCATATAAGCGAACATACCACCCTTTGGTACATCCATATCCATTTTGGTTTTTGCTTCGATATCGTACATATCGAGCGTGTAGTACACTTGTACTTTTGCAGGTTGCTTGTACTTAATACCATTCTTTTCCCATTCAAGGTCATAGTTAGCTCTCTTCAACAATGCTTTCGGTAGGATACCAACCTTTTGCGTATTGAAAATAAGCCAAGTAGAATCATCATTAAGTTCTACGACACCACCAAGAGGTAGCTTCGTATTTGGGAGAAACAGTGCTTCCAAATCTTCAATTCTATTACCTTTGGCTACACGAGCTTGATGCTCTTCACCATCAATATGTATAATTTGAGCATTTGAACTCTCCATCAACTTCCTATGATAGAAGTCATCAGCATTTGTTCTTAATCTTCTACCGAACGGTTCACCTGCACGTCTTTTGTATTTCTCAAAGTAATCGCTCATTTTTACTCACCGCTTTGCATAGCGACTTCACGTATTTTCTTAATAAGACCAATACATTTGAATACTTCACGTTTGATTTCACGGTGAGAAATAACATCCTCTTTGATATAAATCTCTAGAGCTTTTAAAGTAGAAACTAACGTAACGTACTCTGCACTCAAGCGAAGTTTATCAATCACACGATGTAAACCAAATACCTCAATAACTAGTGATTCGATGTTAGATGCTAATCCGACATTTTTCTCTTCATATAGAGGGAGTATTTTATAAGTCTTATCAATCAACGATTCGCAATACGAGATGAATACTGGGTCTTTAACATCAATCATTTCGCCTTGTCCTCCGTATTTCTGATAGCGTAACTGTTCATAGCAGTCTGCACACGTCTTTCAATTTGCTTAGATAATTCCATAACTAGCTTTAAGTGATTCGCCTGTGAAGTCATTCGGATGTCCTTATCGGTCAAGGCTTGGATGATAAGCTCATCTGTAGCCATTTTTGGCTTTAGAAATTCGAGTACCATCAACGTTGCCAAGATATCTTTTTCTTTCATCGTTAACTTCTCATTGAATCCTTCATCGGTCATGTCTTCTAAGTCTTTTGTGCATACTATAAAATTGCTAATCGCTAAATCTAAGTAATCTTTTAAATCTTCCTCTAATTCCTCTTTTGTCAGCTTCGCAAAATCATAGCTATCAATTTTACCTAAAAATAGTTTGTAAATCTCTGAGAATGGGGTTGCCATATGTGTTCACCCCTTACTGAATTGTGTCGATGTCAATCGTGATACCTAAAGTGTCTTGAATCGCTTTAATCTTATAGATATCCTTTAATTCACCGCTTTCAAACTTTCTTGTTGACATACCTGCGATTAATTGCGCCATACCAAGTGGAGCTTTCTTCATAATCGCAACCATTTCTTCAACATCTAGTTCGAAGAACTCTTCTAATTGCTTTTCATTTAAAACACGCTTGTACAGCTCTGAATATCCTAAGTAGTTAACAACTTCATCGTCTAACATAATGAACCAGTTATCTCGTAAATATCGTGGGAATTGGTTCTTAACTGTGATTAATTCTCCGACACTCATCTCATTGGTTTGTCCATAATCAGTGAATGCCCAAGTCTCACCAGTTTTAGAAGATGTATACTCAACATGTCCCATAGTTCCATTCATGATAGTAATCATGCGCTCACGGTCAATCTGTCGCATCTTCGGAGCTGAACCTCTCTTAATATCTCTTTCGATTTCTGCCATCTCTGTTTGTGATTCTTGGATAGCCTTAATTAATTTTGGTATTGTGAGAGATTTAACATCTGATTCTTCATAACCAAACTCATCAACCATAAACTGTACGAGTTCAGCTTTTTTCATAGTTTTTAACTCTGTAAGTTCTTTCATAATTCCTTTCCCCTTTTGCCTCATAAGTCTGTAAAATAAAACTACGCCCAACTATTAGCTGAGCGTAGCGTGCCAATCTTTAAGATTAAGCTAGACGGTAGATACCGTAGTGTGTAGAACTCATTACTGAGATACCTTGCTTCATGATGAAGTCGTACTCAGCAGTTTGGTCAGCATTTTTACCTGCTTCTGTTTCCATGATGATTGCTTCACCTTCGTTAACGATTTTAACGAACTTGTCAATGCTTGTTGGAACAACCATTAAGAAGTTATCGTCAATCGCAAATTCGTGAGTACCGATTTTGTGAGATTGTGGAATTTCACGTAATTCGATACCTGCGATACGACCGAAGAAGCCAGTTGCGTTGAACTCATCTTTCATGCGGTCAGATAGTAAAGCAGGAGCAATTTTACTTAATGCTTTCTTAGTACCTAAAACGATAGCTTCAGAGTCAGTAGCAGTTTCAACGTGAGAAACGATGTCTGTTAATGTATCTAACTCAAAGTTACCGCTACGTTGGTAAGGTGCTTTTAATTGGTCGTAAGAATTGTAAACTGCTTCATAAACATCGTTACGTAATTTAACTACGAATGATTTAGAGATTGCGTTTACTAATTCGCTCCAATCTACACGTCCTGCTAAGAAACGGTGAAGTTCTTCGTACACTTTAACTTGGTAAGTTACTGGTGTAACTGTGAACTCGCTGTCGTCGATTAAGCGTTGACGTCTGTGGTTGCCGTGACCGTCAGCAGTTGTACTAATTTTGAACATGTGGTTAGAAGGTACTTTGAATACGTTAGTATCTCCCATTTTTAAGTTACGGATTTCAGCGAAACCTGAGAACTGTTCTTCTAATCCTTCACTTACTAGTACTTCTAAAGTTTCTTCGATTAATTCGAAAAGGTCATTCTTGTTTTTACGGAATTTCTTATAGCTAAATTTGCCATCTTCACACCCGATTTTCTCAAGCATTTCCTTTCGTAATACTTCTTGTGCTTCTGTTGCCGTGTAGTTAGACACACGGTTGTGGTATAAATCAATACCTAATTTTACAATTGCGTTCATTATTAATTTTTCCTCCTAATAATTAATTTCCATTATTTTTTACACTTGACGTGCTAGTGATTAAGCACGTTTTACTTTTAGTACTAAAGCTTCTCCGTCGATTACATCTAAGCTATCTTCTTCGATTACTTCAAATACTAGAGTTGACTTAGCATCTTTACCTGCTTTTGTTAACTTCATAGAACCATCTACAGCAGGGATTACTTCGTCGCCTACTTTAACAGCACCAACGAATAAGTCTTTAGTTAATGTGATTACATCACCTTTAGACATGCGGTAAGCTCGTGCAAGTTGATTTGCAGGGATACGGAAATCACGTAGACGATATTTACGCTCGTCGTACATCACCTCAGGTGCGTGGATTAATAGAACTTCCTCTGTTGCGATATTTTCAGCAGTTGGAACTACAACTTCATGTACCTCACGGCTGTCAGCAACTTTCTTTCCTACTACTGTGAATAAACCATTTGTCATTTCTTTAGTGTGAACAACAGATTCTAAGTTACCGTTGTAACCACTAAGTACCTTATCTTTTCTTACAATTGCCATGTAATTTTTCCTCCTATTATTTTCATTATTTATTACATTTGTAATTATTTAGTTAAATGCTTATCGAACAATCCACCATAAGCAGATTTTGATTCGTTAGCATCTTCTTCTTTGCTAAACTCTAAAGTCACAATCGACTTATCTTTACGAGTTTTATTTTGTAATGAGAACTTGGCTAATTTCTTACCAACTCGCTCATACAGCTTAGATTGAATTTGCTCTAGAGAATACTCATGAACACTATCAATTAAGTCTTGAATATCACCTTGCTCTAAACTAGTGAACTCTTCATTTTTGATTAGTTCTTTAACACTAGTTTCGTGCTTTTCTCTCAATACATTTGCTTTGAAAGTCTCTAACTCAGTATTAGAAGTTAGTAAGCTATCACGTTCTGTTTGAACCCTCTCTAACTCAGCTCGTGCTTCTGTATAAAGAGCTTGATAATCTACTTCTTGAACTTCCTCAACAACTTCCTCTGTAGTTTCCTCTTCTACAGTTTCAGTAATTTCAGTAGTAGCTTCTTCTTGTGTTTCTTCAACTACTTCCTCTTCTACTTCAACTTCTTGAGTTTCCTCAGTTTCAACTTCTTGAACTTCTTCTTGAACTTCTTCTTGAACTTCTTGAGTTTCTTCTACGACTTCTTCTGTCTCAACAGTTTCCTCAGTAACTTCTTCTGTAGCTACTTCCTCAACAACCGTTTCCTCAACAGTTTCGCAAATGCATTCTTCTTGAGTGCATTTCTCACACTTCACTTCTGACACCTCCGTTTCCTCAGACTCAGGTTTCAATGAGAACTTTAACTCGCCTAACATTTCAGCAAGCTCATCCTTAAATCTATCTCGGTCTAGGCTGTAAGCTTTAATATCAGCAGATTCGAAGCACGGTCGAACATCATCACCAAGGATGCATAATGCTTGGAAGTTGAAATTAGTGATGTCATACATATCTTTTTCAGATACATAGTTTCCATCTTTAATATCAATCTCCATTGATTGACCTTTTCCTTCGTCTACTACTTTCTTCGCTTCGGGATAACGTCCCGTCCATAGGTAAATACCTTCGATACATAAGTAATCGTTCTTCTTACCGTTCTTTTCCTCTACTTCTTCCCAGTAAACTTTCGCTGACTCAGGAACAACACCATAAGGAACAGTCGTCTGAACCATTCTGTAATCATCTTCTGTAATTTCGATTTTTCCTCCATGACCTTTGAAATCTTCTTTCTCAGTGGAGAACTCACCAACTACAGGAATGTTATAAATGGAAGGTAGTGCTTTCTCTACAGCATCTTTATTGATAATAGTTTTGTTAAAATTATCACCCGTGTACATTACACGACATTTCGCTCTAGAGAACTGTGGGTTGACTTCCTCAACCTCGTAGAATTTTGCGTTAAATTCCATGCGTTTAATCGTCTTTGTCATCCATTCACCTCCTTTCAAGTGATTGAGTAAAATATGAATTTTATCTAATTTTTAAATCCAGTAACTACATTGATACCCATGTCATGTAATCTGCTTGCATCGACATTCTCATCGACAACAACACCTTTAATTCCTCTTAGATTCATTGAACTACAAGTGACTTTAGCATAATTAAATTTCAATGATAGCTCTCTAGCTATAGTTGCATTGTGAGTCACTACATAATAGTCATGTTTCTTTGCAAACTCTATGAGAGCAGTTGTTTTACCAATTTGTCTCATGTGTTCGTAAACTTGAATTAATTGTTTATTCTTTGAGGCATCTTCTAAAGCTTTAATTAACGCATCTTTGATATAGTCTGCTATATTAATATCAACCTTCAAAGAAATGATGATGTTGTTTCCTTCTTTATGGACACTCTTAATATTTTTGATTTCAATCCTATCGTTAAAGTGTTGAATCAAAAAATCACTCCTTTTATTTCTTGAACTCGTTCGCTTCTCGCTCTTTACTCTTCTCTGCTGACTCAGTTAGGTCACTACCTTCTTTCTCAGGTCGTCCACCTTTATCTGAGGCATCATTTGCAGATTGAGTATGGCTACTAATTAATGGAACAAGTTTTTCATCAAGATTTAGAACTTCATTCTCTAACCATGCCATTGTTAATAATGAACTTGGATTTAGTCCTAATGTACTTGCAATAACATTTCTTAGTGGCATACCATATTGTCCACCCATCAATGCTTTATCAAATACATCGTCTTTGTTGTAATGAGTGATATCTAATAGAGTGATTTTCATATTCTTAGCTCTGTTCTTGAGCTTCCTATTAATCCATCTCTCTACTTGTCTCAGGAAGGCGAATGCAATCATTTCATCCGTCTTAACCGACTTATCTAACGCACCCGATGTCATCTTATCTGCACCGAATAACGTCTGTGGAACACCACTTGTATTCCAAAATCCTGTTTCTGTTTTAGAAACTTTGTCGATATCCATCTTCTCATTGTCAAACTTAAATTCATCTACTTCCATCGGAGTAGTGATTACTCCAACCTGCTCAGGAACAACCTGTGAAATCTGATTGTGGAACAGCATCATTGTGTCGTAATCAATAGCGAAGTCATTGTTTAACTCACTATCTTTTCGGATAGGAAGCTTCTGTACTAAGATTTTGTAGTTTCCTAGTTCGTCCTTCGTATCACGAAGTTTCTTAGCAACATCAATGTCGTAAACGCTTTCAAAAGTAGAAGCGAATGGAGGCATAACAAACTCCAAATCTTCGTTAGCCTTAATACAAATCGTTTGATATGTATCTAACTTTTGCCATCGTAGATTCTTCTTATCTTTTGTATAAGCAACATACTTCTCACGGAACTCATTCGGATATAATCGAATAACTTTCTTTCTACTATCAAAGTAAGAGAAGTCGAAAGCGAATGAATAACATCCATCTTCAATAGCAATAATCTTGCAGTACTTCGGATTCAACTTTTGAATGTAATAAGAATCGCCTATTTCATGTTCGTATCCATAGAATACGTCCTCTCTGAAACACGTCTTAGCAATCTTAGCCATCTCATGTCGGATATTCATATTAGAAAGCATTCTGAGAGCTTTATTGTAGTTCTTCATAATCTTCTCTTTTTGCGAATCAAGCTTATCTACATCAATACCATATGGCTCTACAACGTATGTCCATAGCGGTAATTGTGAGAAGTAATCAATTAATCTCTTATACGGTGAACTAAACGTGTATAAGTAACGTGATACCTCAATTAGCTTGTCTTCATTTTTGTCGGGGTTTTCAATCCACCTACGAATATCATCCTTAGTAAAATTAAGTGATTTAGTTCTAGAACTCTCATTAATATCAATGTATTGTTCTACCAACTTAGCAAAGTTAATAGCTGTCGTATCCATTGCACTAAATCTCTGATTCTTTTCATTTAAGTTAGGACTCTTTCTTTTCACACATCCACCTCCTATCTATGCAATTTGTATTTTGGTGCTTTGAACGCAAACATCTTCGAGATGTCAGTGATTGTCTCTCTTTGTCTCGATTTATTTTTACGTTCCAATAAGTGAATGTAGAATAATCCGTATTCCATCGCTGAGAATTTATCCTTGTTGATTTTCTTTGAAATCTGCTTAACAATCGTGTTATTACCCGACTGTGAATACTCAAGGTTCATAATTTCATCAGCTAATCTGTCTGTCATAACGAATGGTAGTAATTGCTTAGCTACCTGTACTGAATCGCTCTTCTTATGAATATCTAATCGAGCTTGTGACTCAGTGTGTGGAATTTTAATATCATGGTTCGCAATAGAGTTCATGAATACGTTGTGAATGTCACTCGACTTTGTATCTTTGTTTGTAGATTTCAAAGCGAACACCATTGGAATACTGTTCTGACGTTTGAATCGGTCATAACGCTCATCGTTAACAACTGAGTACGGTGGATTTTCATCAACCTCTAATACTAATTGGTCAATTAAACCAGTACCTAAACCGTTGGCATCGACTACTACCATTGATGCTTTGTATTCATTTACTTTCTTCTTGAGGAACAATGCTTGCTCCAAGAAGTGCGTTCCTTCCATGCTAAATACGTTTACTAAGTGCTTGATATATGTACCATCACCACGAGGGGTTATTTTAAATACACATAATGCAGATGTTGCATTGGCATTACCCTCAGAACGGGCAACGTCATAGCTCAGAATGTATTCTGCTGACCTATCCATATTGCGGTACTCTGCTTTAGTTAACGTTCTACATTTTTGTAAATCTTCAATTGTAACCAGTGAGTTATCACTAGTACCTGTCCATATAGATTCGTATTCTCGTGCGAATGACATAGGATTGAATGTAGGCTGTAGCTTTAAGCTCTGAATGAACTCTTCATCTAACTGACCATATAAGCAACCTAATCTGTATCCTGCACCAAGTACGAATGATTTTCCGTAATTTAAATTACTTGGATTCACCATTTCATCTATTACTTCTTGTAGTTTTTCATAAGCGAAACTTTGCTTTGTACCACTCGTTGTAATATAGAACTGGAATTTATGTGGCTCATTCGGGTCTTTACCACCGCATGTTGCGATACGGTCATTTGCCATCATAGGAATTACTACTTCGTTAAGGACGTCTTTCTTCATCGAATCATCGACAATCTCCTCAACTGCTCCACCGTTACGACGACCACCACGAGAACTCTGTGCTACTTGTACTACGTCTAGTGATGAGCCATTATGGAAAATAAGCTTCGTATAATCATTTTGGAAGATAGTTTGCTTTACTTCCTTCTGTAGTAGAGGTAAATGCTCCCAAATCCGCTCAATGTTCTCTTTCGCAATGTTTGACGCCTGCTGTTTCGTTGGTGCGGCGATAAACAAGTGCGTATCAGGGTACATTACGCATTTCAGATACATCGCTAAAATCTGTGTGTATGATTTTGCAGAACCACGGGTTAAAACGAAATAAACCTTCTGATAGCGGAATAGGATTCTAAGCATTATCCTTTGGTAGAAATAAAGCTTAACCTTGCTATTAGGAGGTCTAATGTGGTCTACGAATCTATCGGGATAGCTTCGCCAATATTCACACCACTTACGCCAATCGGGTAAGGTCTCTTTGAATGATTTTACCGATGTTTGCTTTTTACTAGGGTCATTATCAGGAATGCTCCTAGCATCAAAGCCTAATTTCTTATTATTTGTCTTCTTAGAAGCCACTCATTAATCACCTTCCCTAAAATCATCGAGCTGTTTTTCAAGCTCAGCAGGAAGTTCGGTAAGTTGCTCCATACTAAATAAGGTTCTTGAATAATTTAATAGAATTAACAGCGTTTCATCTGCTAAGTCTTTATGTTCTGTAATTGGAGCAGGTTCGATAAATCCTTCACGTTCTACTTCTTCGAAAATCTGACTGAACGTTCGGATACCACTTGCTTCATCTGAACTCTTACGGTCTACTGGTCTGAAACCTGCTGATTTCATTGTTTCATCATAGGTCTTAGACATCTTCGTATACTCTGTAACAGCTCCACGCTCAAGGTATTTATCTAATTCGATATTCATCTTGGACAATTGAATTAATAATCGTCTATGCTGTGGAGTAGACATATCATAGGATTTCTCCATGTCTTTATAGAACTTCTCTAACACAAGCAGTTCATAATCTGTGTACTTTAAGCCCCATTTGAGCTTTAATTCATTTGTAATTTGGATACTGTCATCTGAAATTACTAATTTAGGAGATTCCTGTGTTATAACCTCTACATCCTCAAATGTGCTATCTTCATATGACATCTTCCTATATTGAGGAAGTGAATTAATATTCTTGATATACACTCCAATTGGATTAGTTGGTTCACTCTCCAATGTTGATTCCCATGTATCATGTAAATACGGTTTATCCATCTTCATTAGGATGGATTTTAAGCTTCCTACTAAGTCTCGCTCATCTACTAGAGAGAACAGACATCCTTTACACATAGAAACATATCCATCTGCAAATAACGGACTCTGTGACTTATAGAAGTTACGCACCGCCATCTCATTTGTACATTTAGAACAAGCTTTTTTAGTGGGTTTGTTAACCCCCTTTTTGACTGTGACCTTCGCCATAGTTAATCTTCCTTTCCGTTAAAAGCATTAAAAAAGCACACGAGATAACCTCATGTACTTGAAAATACTTCTAATTCATTTGTAGGTTTACTTCAATTGGAATAATCTTTCCATCACCACGTACAACAATAACTCCTTGAGATGCATCAGACATCCCTTTAAAGTTTCGTGCGTAGTCATTACGCCCCATTAGGCTACCAAAGTAAATCTCTTTCTTAGAGAAGTTACGGTCGATAACTTTGTGACTGTGGAAGTGTCCCATTACAAGAGCTGTTAACTCAACGTTATCCATAGATTCATGCGATGCGATTTTGTTGGCATCAGCTTGCTTCTCTTTGTCTCCATGAACGAATTTGATGTAAGTATCTTTCCCGAATTTCTTCAAGATTGAATAATTGTAATCCGTGTTATCAATTAAACTTAATCGTGGAATATTCGCCATCTCAACAAACGTTTTAATGCTCTCATAAATAACTGCTGTCACATTATCACCTGTGATTACACTGTCTTTGTGTGACTGCATTCTGTCGTGATTACCACTTGTCAAACCAAGCTCTACATTACAGTAAGCTGTTAGAGATACTACGAAATCAATTACTAAGCGTGTTGCTTTATTGATTTGTTCCGCCATATTGAACTCACATTCAAATGGTTGGTTTGTAGGTCTCATTGAGATTTGCTCGATGATATCACCATTATGTATTACTGTTACGTCATTGACATTGAATGTCTTAACGTAGTAAAGCACTTCTTCTTTCATCTTCTCTAAACGCTTCTTAGCGATTTCGAAGTTGTAGTCATTTCCATAAACACCCTCGACAACTGCTCCTACATGCCAATCTTGTAAGCAAACTACTAATTCGTTTTCACGTCTCTCTAATTTACCTTTGTAAGCATATTCGGGAACTTCAATAACACAGTTATCTAACATCGCATCTCGAACTTCTTCTGCAATTGTATGGAAGTCAGCTAGCTCACGCTTAGCCTTATTCAAATCACGAAGAACATGTTGGTTTTCACGTTTCTCTTGATATATTTCACCAACCATATTGCGAATAGATTCTAATTTAGATGTAGAAACCATATCAGCATGTGATTGAGCTTTTGGAAGCTTACCAATCTTGTTTTGATATGATTTAACTAGGCAACGATATGCCTCACTTACATCAGAATTGTCGAATCCTTCTTGTCTCATAAGTTCACGATGTTTTGACCAAACAACACGTCTACTAGGACTCATTTCTTGTAATTGAAGTTTGATTTCCACTGCTGTTTCTAAGTGTTCCTGTGATACTTCAATTACTTCGTCCTTTCTATTCGTGTAGCTTCTCATCTTAGTATTCCGCCTCATCATTTGGCTCATTTAAAACTTTGTCCAATTTTAGAGTTAACGAAATTTCAGCTCCATTAAATTTAGCTAATTCACTATCAATATGAACATCTCCAAGGCAAACACCTTTTTTATCATATTCTGTGATAATGCGATTCTCAGCATCTAGTAAACCTTTTACATTAATTGTATGTGTCTCTTTTGCCATGTCTACATTTCCCCTTTTTCTCATAATCCATTGCGGTAAATGAAATTTTACCGACCTATATACAACAAAAAAGACACCTATCTCGGTGTCGTATAATACAGAAAATATATTATGTTATTGTATATAATATTATATAATGTATTCGTACATTTAAATTCTAATTAAGAGTGCAGGTTAGCGGAGTCGAACCACTATTAAAACCACAACCTACATATTTGGCACGCCCTCTAGGACTCGAACCTAGAATAGAAGTTTTGGAGACTTCTGTGTTGCCAATTACACTAAAGGCGCATGTCACCTTACCGTTTATATTTAGTAGGAACGCTTAGGGTAGAAACCTACATACATTTGAAAAAACTCACATAAGAAGTGCAAGAAACTCATGTGAGGTTGCACTTTTTCATATTTAGTTGTCTATAATGTTCGCATAAACCATCGTCAACGAACTCTATCGCTCCCACACTTGCCTTCAATATGAGAAACAGAGCGACTTTCCAATGTCTACCGTTGTGATATCTTCAACGGTGACTGCGATGATAGCAATCAGATAAGACAATCTCTTATCGGGATAGATAATGGTATTTTTAATCGTCCCCCATTCGGGAATGATGCAGTTGCCTTTGCACCTGACTAATTTGTAGGCTTAGTCCACCTTTAATGGAGAGGGTGGGATTCGAACCCACGCAACGCACAATGCGTCCTACTTCCTTAGCAGGGAAGCCTCTTGAGCCACTTGAGTACCTCTCCAAGATAAAATCCAATCCCGTAAAAACAGAACTGGTCTTGCGTAGGCTGAGATTAAACCTCGCATTGAGTGCCTTTAGAAAGATTATATCTTCCTCTCTTATCCACGTAATCCTCTTTTGGAGCAACTACGTATCACTCACAACCGCACGTTTTAATTAGTCGCTGTGCATTCTGCGACCTGTTACACTACTACTCAATAGTTCCGATTCTGTCAACGTTGCCACGCTATTAATCTCTGCTAAGAGAACCATGCAATTCACTATCAAACAATCAGAGTTTTGCGAACTCATCATGCTCCCCATTCAACTTCTTGTGGGGATTTAGGTTGCCTTCGTAATGTAAGGAGACAGGCTTTCGCTTGTATGTATGAATTTTAATTAGTCATATTTTAATCATCTCTTTGGATTACCATATCTAACATCTTATTAGTCTGTGTGACAGAAGACGTGCTGTCTCAGTGGCTTCGTAATCTTTTGGATTACAAAATACCACACGCCTTCATGTTCTTTCGCCAACTAGCTACTCAAACCGTAATCAAAGTTACTTTGGCTTTCGACCATTTCTCTTTCATTACTGATTGTCGCCCTTGCTTGTTAAACTCGGACTGTACAATCTCTCGATTCACTCTCGCTTCTTCATTACCTTAGCGTGGAGTGTATTGGTGCTAACCAATACTGCTACTACATCGTTGACCTCGTAGCGTTTTCTCCGTAATTTCATGAAACTATCACCATCATAATGATGACTTAGGAGTGTCGATTGTGCTTGGATTGACCGTTTACACGGTGGCAACTTGTCACATTGCCTTTACGCAACTCACGTTACGCTATCAGAGCCAAACCTCGAAGTAAAGATGCACCCTGTGGGGTTCGAACCCACATACAACGGCTTTTAAGCAGTCCGTTTTCACTTTAAACTAAGGATGCATTGAAGGGAGGGAGGAGTTTATCGGACTCGAACCGATTACGCCTTGACTACGCCAAGTGTTTTGCCAGTTAAACTAAAACTCCATATGGTGGCAGGGGTAGGACTCGAACCTACGAACTCGATTGAGGGGAGATTTACAGTCTCCTGTCATTGCCACTAGACTACCCTGCCATATTGCTTAAAGGTTCATTTGGTTTTTTATTCGAACGCCTTTCGAAGATAAAACTTTCACATGGAATATTTGGATTAGGGCATGACCCATGCCTTCCATTAGAAAGAAACTGATTAAGTTCTAACACCCCTAGAGAGATTCGAACTCCCGAATAACGGGATAGAAGCCCGTTGCCTTAATCCACTTGGCGATAGGGGTAAAAAATGATGTGGTATGAGAGAATCGAACTCTCATCTTCTGATTGGAAGTCAGAAATCATAGCCATTAGACCAATACCACATGCTACAAAACTAAGAGAAGAGTGGGATTTGAACCCACGAATAATAGGGTTGCAACCTACCGTGTTAAGCCTCTTCACCATCTCCTCATAAATGATACCGATTAATGGATTTGAACCACTGACCTCCGCCTTATCAAGACGTTACTCTACCTCTGAGCTAAATCGGCATGGTAGCGCATAGGGGATTCGAACCCCTGTATGCTCGATAGAAAGTCGAGTGTGTTAGACCGCTTCACCAATGCGCCATAATGGATGCTTGTTTTGATATCATAGGTCAAGCAGAACCTACCGCTTTGCGTACCGAATCGTAGATTAACGACGTGGACTCGGTAAAAACGTCAATGCCGACTGTAGGAATCGAACCCACGACCTGTTGCTTACAAGGCAACCGCTCTAACCTGCTGAGCTAAGTCGGCTTAAAGGAGCTGTTATGTTTTTTACGTGGCGCTACTCCCCTGCGTCCACATCATTCAAGTTTTTATGTTGCTTGTCAACGTCTAGCTCCTACGTCTAGAATGTGTATTGAGTTTTTATGTTGCTCACCAACAATCAGCATGGAGAGAATCGAACTCTCATTCATGGATTCACAGTCCACTGCGTTACCATTACGCCACACACTGGAAACTAGATACTAATACTAGACTAAACTAAACTAAACTAAACTAATATCTAGTTTCCAAAGCATGGACTTTGGTCGATTTCCAAGGAAGGCTTCGAACCTCCAAACTCTAGCTTCAAAGACTAGTGACTTTACCAGTTCGTCTACTCGGAAATAATGGCGGTGTATACGGGAATCGAACCCGTGCTACTAGCGTGACAGGCTAGCGTGTTAACCGCTACACTAATACACCATAAAAGCATCCACTAAGGATGCGAAATATTAAATACTAACTAAGCCTTGAATATTCTTTCTTAAAACATCATTCTCAGCTTTACTTGTTTTTGCATCTTCTACAAAGGATTGTAGATTAGTAATTTCAGCTTGAGCTTCTTTGATTACTTCATCTAAATGCTCATCAGACGCATCAATATCTTCAATCGCTTTTACAAATACCTCTTGAGCGGATTGCGTTTTAGCTTGAGCTTTTCTGATTCTTTTACCGTGTACATCTTTATTAAACATAATCCCTATCCCCTTTTTCTCTTTTCTCTTTAAAAACAATGACGCACCTAGATGGACTCGAACCACCAACCAAAGAGTTAACAGCTCTCTGCTCTACCATTGGAGCTATAGGTGCAAAAAACGAGATAATAGAGTTATCTCTACTACCTCGTTAACTTGTAATCTCTATGAGATTTAATTGTGAATTAACGTACTGAATCTTTTAAAGCTTGAGAAGCCTTGAACTTAGGTACGTGCTTTTCAGCAACTTGTACTTCTTCACCAGTTTTCGGGTTACGTGCTGTACCTGCTTCTTTGAATTGACGTGTGAACGTTCCTAAACCTGCAACTTTAACTGCACCGTGTTCTTTCATACCTTCAACGATAGCACCTGTTACTGCATCTACTACACGACGAGCGTCAGTTTGATTTAATTTAAGACCCATTTCCTCACGTAAAGTTCCTTGTACCTCTTTAGATAATAATTGTGTATTCATTTTTTTCATTTCTCCTTTTTCTCATTAAAATTTAGTATTTTGTAGTTATTAAAATTCATTATTTATTGCACTTGCGACAAATTAAGAATCAAACTTGTCACTCTCTAAACCGATTGCTGATTTATCAGATTCAGATAGAGTTGAGAAGTTGATGTTTTTATCATCAAACTTATGTAACTTTCTCACTTTGTTGTGAGACATAACTTCTTTATCTTCCTTATTCTTCATATCCTCTTCTTTGTGCCATACAATGTAATTGGATAGGCTGTCTAAGAAGTACTTAACAGGATTACTATTCCAGTTTTTGTTGATTTCAGTTTCATACTTTCCAATCAACTCGTTAACTTTCATCATCTTCTCCTCTAAAGTAATGGAAGTTTTAAGTTCGATAGTTTCTCCAATTGGTGATAAAATCTTCATTTTATTTAACCCTCTCATTTATTATGTCATTTTGTAGGTATGTTTCAGGCAGTTTTTTGTCGCACTTTTTTACACCTCTTACAATCATGCTTAAAACCGTCTTTACTCTTCTTGTCTTTTGCGAAGAAACTTTCTGTAACTGGTAGCTCCTCTTCACACATTCGACACTTCTTTGTAACCGCTTTCAAAATAGTATTGTTAATGTACTTCTTCCACTCTAACTCATTCTCTTTTGCGATTGATTTGTAGATTGTATTTAACATTTTTCTAGCGCTACTCTCATCCACACCTGTTTCCATCCTACCAATGTCAGCGAATGAGTAGCCTCTTGATACCAAGTCGATTAGCATCATTTGACGTTCGTTGAAGTTACACTTCTTAATTAATGTTTCTAATGAAGCATATAGTGCAACTAACTCCTGATTTAGATGTTGTGAATTACCTGCAACATCGAAGTTATCGTCTTTCTCATCATCAAAATACGGATTAACCGTATCCATAAACTCTATTAACCATCTAATTGCATTTTCATCAGAGAGGTTTACTTGTTGAAAGTTACGCTCTCTTGCATGGATATCTATGCTTACCGCACCTATGATAACCCTCTCCCTTCAATCCATAACAAAAAGAGACCGAAATGATATCGCTCTCTTAATGTTTATTATTCGTTTCATTTGTTAAATTAATATTATCATTATTTTTTACACTTGTCAAACGAGCTTTGATTCACAGTGTTTTAAGCCGTTTTTGCCAATGTACCTAATTCTTGTAGTAACTCTCCTAAGAAGCTTTTACGTTTCGTACTAGCCACTTTTCTGATTCCACTGTTCATAGCATCAACCTGTGTGAGTGCAATCAAATACTTCTTAGCTCGTGTCAATCCTGTATATAATAGGTTGGCATTCAATTGGTACGTGTGTGACTTGTCGGCTATTACCATAACAACTGGTGAACCACTTCCTTGCGATTTATGAATGGTCATACAATAAGAATGTACAATCTTAGAGATATCATTGAAGCTGATTGGAACGTTTGAGCAGTCAGCAAAGTCGATGATTACTACTTTATCTTCCTTGTTGATGTCTGCAATCTTTCCTGTATCTCCATTAAAGATATCAACTGTAACACCTTCTGAAATTTCAAGGTCATATGTATTGGCGATATTCATTACGAAATCCCCTACTCGGTACGTGACCTCACCCATTTTAGTATTGACCGTATGTTCTTTCTTATTATTACTCGGAGGATTAGCAAGCTCTTGTAGGTTCTTATTAATCTCAAATACACCTAAGTCACCTTTTCTCGGTGGAGATAGAACCATGATTTCCTCAGCATCGAACCTCTCAAGCATCTTCTTATAATAGAACTTATACCCGTCAGCCATGTGGTTTGGCTTAGCAAGATGGACAATTGCATCCTTACCAAATCGAAGTTTACCACTCTGACCAGTAGATAAGAACTTCTCACCTTCACGTATCTTAGTTGCAATATCTAAGATACCGCCATCTTTTTGACGGAATACTACTGTCAGCTTCGTCACTGGGAATACATCTGAATTGATGCAATCATATAGGAAGTTGCCGATTTGTACAGATGGTAACTGGAAGTCATCACCGATAAATACGATGCGTGCATTCGAGTTATCAATACCTTTTAGCAACTGCTGTACAAGGAAGATGTCACACATAGATGATTCATCTACAATGATTACATCATGTGAAATCATAGATGGTTCGTCACCCATGTCACGTACACCTAATGCTCTATGTATAGTAAAAGCATCTCGACCTGTGTAAGCTGAAAGTACTTTACTTGCCTTCCCAGTTGGTGCAAGAAGTTTAACATTCAACCCTAACTTCTTAGTCATTTCTAATAGGATAGTTTGTAGGAATGATTTACCACAACCTGCGTATCCGATAAGGAAATTGATGTTGTACTTCGTAAAGTTATGGAAGAAACTTCTCTGTTCATCTGTAAGAGAAATATCTTGCTCTTTACAATATCCATCTAAAAATGCATCTACATCGAATCCTTCAATTGCCTTTGATTCAAAATGTCGAGCGGTTAATGACTCTGCAACAAATTGTTCAGCTTCATAGACTCTTCGTAGCGTTACTCTACGTTCATCAATAATCATTACAATACTCTTATCTCCTTCTGAGAAAGAAATAAGGCATTCTTCGATGATTGATTTGTTGATTGAGAGTAGCTTCTGTGCCTCTTGAATGAGTATCTTCCTATTAATATAGGCATTACCTTTTCCATTCTCTTCACCGATACAGTAGACGATACACGCCTTGATACGATGTGGACTTTCAAGGGGAATACCCATTTGTTTAGCTATGGCATCTGCTTTAGTAAATCCAATACCTTGAACCCTAGTTAACATATATGGGTTCTCTTCTAACTTCTGAATTAACAGTGCAGGAGACTCAAACTCCTTAACTAGTTTTGCTACCATGCTGAACTTTATATCATATTTATTGAGCCAAACAAATAACTCTTCTAGCTCTAGATTGTCTTCAATCTTCTTTTTAATCTTCTGATACATCTTCTCGCCTAAGCCTTTAACCTTGTTGAAATCAAATTCATCCTCTTGGATTAGCTTGATTACATCTTGGTCAGGGTAAGCTTTATAGATATTTTCTACCTGCAATGCAGTTAGAACTTGTTTTAAGAAAGCTATCTGCCCTTCTATTGTAGTAGGAAGCTCCTGCTTAATCGACTCTAACTGATACCCAAATCCATACTTAGGGTCTTTGTATTCTGTTAGTCGTGCAGTATAAGATGCTCCTATTTCTAATTCGGGCATTGAACCCTTAGCTGTAATGTTCCCATAAGAGTTTAGTCTTACCTTATGAATATCCTCAAAATCTACTGTGAATGAGTAAATGCCAAATGATGAATCCTCATTGTAATACAATCTCTTTTCGGGTGTTACGGCTAACTCTAACACCTCTTCCATCTAACCTCTCCCTTCAAAATTCCATAATACTACCTTATTTTATCATTATTTTTCACACTTGTCAAAGTGTGGTTTATCCATTATTTATTACACCTATATAAATAGGAAAGGGAAGCAACCCGTCGGCTACTTCCCTCATAAGATGTTTAAAAATGTTAAGTTAAATATATCATTCAAACTGTACAAAGTCAATACATTATAGGAGAAAAGTTATCTTCTTTCATTTTTCGTTATTTTATACATTTAACGCATTGACAATGTATTACATTTGTCCTATAATTAACTTATCAGACATAACGATGACACTTAGACGTAAGTGTAACGGAATAATAACTAGGAAAATGGAGATGTTTAAAAATGACAGCAACAGTATTAGAATTACACACAGGACTTAAATCAGAGAACGAACGTATCACTAACTCAATCGAGACATTCTTAGAAGGTAAAGGCTTAAAGAGTACGAACACGAAGACTACATACACTAAGTCTATTGGTCAGTTCTTTGAAGATACAAGAGGTAAGAAGTTAGATGAACTTGTAATGACTGATTTAGTATTCACATTCGAAGAAGTACAGAACTATCAAATCGCTTTAACTAAAGTAATGAAGGACGATGAAGGTAAAGTAAGAAAGTATAAGAACAAAACGATTAACGGCAAGATTGATGCTGTAAGAAGTTTATATAAATACCTAATGTCTAATGACTATCCTGTTAAACGTGCATGGTTTGACATTGATAATCTAACTGAGTTCGACTCTGATAGCTACTCAGTTATCACTTGGGAGGTTGCAGAGCAATTCATCAATGCCGTTAAAGGACATAAGGATGGAGAAATGAAGTCTCTACTAATCGAATTAGCAGTTGTAACAAGCTACAGATTGGATTCTATGCTTGAAATGACGTGGGATTCCTTCGGTGAGAAAAATGGTGTTAAATGCGTAAAAGTACTAGGAAAAGGACAAAAATGGGACGAAAAACCTATAAAAAATGAACTTTTTGAGCGTTTTATGGAGTTAAAGAAACAGTCTGATTCTGATAGAGTATTCCCTGCAAATCTATACGCTAGAGCTGTAACAAGAATGATGGATAAACTTAAAAAGGAATTGGGTATCGTCGATAAGAACTTAACGTTCCATAGCTTTAAGAAGTGTGGAATGTATGAGGTAAATGTTATTACTGGCGGAGACATCAAAGAGATTCAACGTCAAGGTAATCACTCTTCTGAATTGACGCCTCTTAAATTCTATATGGAACAGAGTAAAGACTTATCTCAGATGCCATGTCTACAAATTGGTGAGCAAGTTGATTTATCACCATTAGAGAGTTTAGATAAGGACGAATTAATTAAGTTAATCATGAGTAGCGGTCGTGATGTGCAAACAAAGTTAATGCAGACTTTTGAGGCAACAGAGCAAAATTAAAGGGAGCTAATATCAGCTCCCCTTACCCTTTTATATGATAGAATCCACGTCTTGCTTTCTTTATTCTCTTGTCTTTAGTTAATACATTTAATAGACTATCTCTCAATGAAGCTTGGTCTACGCCTTTATACTGCTCATTCAATACATTAGATATGTCATCAAGTAAAACAGCTTCCCCACCGTTTAACGTTAATATGATTTGATACACTGATTCCGCAATTTCCTTTGGAGTTATTGTAGGACGCACTTCTTCTTTTACTTGCTCTACTACAACTTTAGCATCCTCTTCATCTATCTCTCTTAATCGTTCTATCATTTCTTTTCTACGGTCATCTAATCTCATCTTTTCTTTTTCTATGGCAATTAAACTCATCTTTATAGCCATTCTTTCATCAAATACTTCACTCATGTTGTCACCTCTGTTCATTATTACTAACACTTGTCATGTGTGAGAACGTCAAATATACCCCTCAGACTCGTCAGATTTATTCCTAAGAGGCGTTTTCCTTCTCTGAATATATTTAGGTACAAATATAACATTAGCTCTCTATGAGGCTAATATACACTCCATGCGGAGGTGGAGTTGTTAGTATGTGTACCCGTCAGTTCTTGACAAGCTTATTTTAACGCATCTATGACCCTGCGTAACACACATCCATATGCACGAATAGTTTTGCACTCACTCCTACAAGAATCGACATTACACGCCATTCTCATACGTCTGAGGAACACTCTGTAAGGGTTTACACCGTACAGGGTTGCAAATCCTATCACCCACAGACTCTATTATATTAAAAACCGACAATTTGAACAAGTCGTACCAGTTATTTTTTTAATAGGTTAACATTTGAGAACGACTATTAATAAATAGATATACTTTATATATTATTATTAGTTATATATATAATATATATTAAATAATTAATAGTAATATATATACATCTCTCTTTATTATATGTCAGTCTCAAATGTTAACCTATTGGATTTTAAATCTCTAAAAACAAAAATAAAGCAAGGGAAACCCTCACTTTATTACGAGATAGATATTTGGACAATGACGATTACTGTCAGCGATTGTCTCTCTTTTAACAGCTAAGTACCCTTTCGTTTCTAGCAGTGCAGTATATTTTCTAATCGTCCTCCTGCTCATTTTTAAAACCCCTGTCATGTAATCGTATGTACTTTGCATGTATCCTTTTCTGATACCATTTTGATATTTTATAAATCCGTAAATTAAGAAGCCTACACAGCCTAAATCCTCGTCTTGGACGATGGACTTGAACACTTCAAAATCAACAGAATGGGTATACTCTACTTGGTAGAAAGTACCGTCCAGTACCCCCTCTTCATACCGTGTATGTGCGAGTAAAGGCGATTTGACTTTTATGCCTCGATATGATATAATATTCTTATTCGGAATATTCTTACGAATGTCACTAGCAGTTTCGAAGTCAAAGAGATTACCTTCCTCGTCGAAGATAGCTCTGACGGGATACTCACTAGTGCTTTTTGTGTATCCGATACTATCAAGAACACCATTATCCTTAATAATACTGTTTACAGTTTTGTTGTCAGGGTTGTAGCCTAAAAACTCCTTAATCCTCCGTTGGCTTACAAACTCGTTGTTATCATCAAAATGCAAGCAATACTTATACAGGAAATTAATATACGTATAATATGAATAAGCAAATCCGAACTTACTAGCGTTCGTGAAATGACTCGAAAAGTCCTTAAAAACTTCATTAGGTAAATACACAATCATGTTGACTGACACCAATCCTCTCGTTGTAATAGGTTAACATTTTGTACTTTTATACTAATGTAAAAAATAATGAATGTCAATATTTATTAATATAAAAATTAATGATATAATGTTATTGCAATACATTGCGTCGTTAGAAAGGATATTACACTATGAAATACATAAAACGAGACACTGGTAAATCAGTGCATTTACACGAAGAATTAGGAATCGACATGTTGCAAGTAACGGACACTTCGCTAACATTCCACGAGTTTAGTGAACTTGCTAGCCTAATATTCGTTGGAATCCTGAGTAAAATGCATAAGCTACAATGCAAGGCTCAAATGGAGAATAACGGTTCTTTATATGAGGATACATTCTTCAAAGCCACAGGAGTAGAAGGTGGCATATTTCTACGAATCGGCGAGTCTGTGTTCAATATCACTACTATTGATTCAATGGAACTGTTATTCAACGAACATAAGCAACTAGTAATTAAGCTGTATCACTTCCAGAACAGTGTCAGAAGTGCTGTTGCATTGAAATTCATACGTCTTAGTCCGATGCATTTCAAGAAGCCTGATTCGTTGGATGTACAAACCGACAATAGAGCTTTAGATTTGTCGAAGTCAACCAATCAGCCGTTGAGAAGAATAGCTCGTGAGGTTCAGATTGATGCAATTATCAAGCCACAGCCAAAGTTAGATGGGAGTCGCAGAATGCCCGTTATGTTTAGAGGCTACTGGGCTACCGAACCTGAGCAGTTGAAGCCAAATAATTTTGAGCTAGATAAGGATACGTGCATCGCAGAAGCGTTGATGCAGTAACGGAAATTGTTTATCGCACCCCCACCCCTCGTCGATTTAGGCGTGGGGCATTGCTGTATCTACGGATAATTGAATCAGCTAATCGGGGAAATTTTTGAGTTTGCGAAATTAATAAAATGAAACTATAAGATTATTAACGATTTGGTTATCGAGTTGGCTAACAGTTGAAGCCAAAATTGAAGGGAATCAAAGATTAATAGATTCGAAATTAATGCCTGTGAGAGCTGAGAAATAAAATGTAAGCCAAAATGATAGAATTGAATACGGAATTTAGCTAACGATGAATCCTAAAATAAGGGAAAATTTAAGGAGTCATCGTTTTTATTTATGGATTATAAGATTGATAGATTTGAATCGGTTGGTTATCGGACAAAATCGAGGTTTGAGTTGAGAGCAAAATAATAGGAAAATAAGTGGTTTAGCGATAGCGTTTCGATAGCATCTAAATATAGGGTAAAATCGGACAAAGTAATAGGAAATGCAACAAAGTTGGCTGACATCGAGTCCCCACAGAAAAGTGGGTCTAGGTGATGTACAGTTGCGTGGCTGTTCTATTGTTGGTGGCGGTTCGAGATTGTAAACTATCCCCGTCCTATAACTTTACTTGTGGGACACTTGCCTTTATGGGTGTCGTGGTTCGGCTCGGTTGCACTTGTTGGCGTCGCTCGTCTCCGTGGTCGTCGGCTCGTCGGCTCGGCTCGGCTTCGTGCGGATTCGCCACGAGATGGCAAGCGAATTTGCCACGGTTTGCGGTTGGGTTTGAGATTCGCCACGGGTTGCCGTTCCGTGTCGGTTATCGGTTGCACTATAACATATGTCTATCCGTCGAACACTATATCAACCAAATTTGCCACCAAACACCACTCCCTGTGGCGCTCTCTGAGGCGATTATCTTTCATTTCACGTACTACCACCTTGCTAACTCTCTCAGAATTGCCCATAGGGAATAGCGAAACCGCTTGAAATTTACCACATAATACCATCACTACAATTATACGTGTCGTGTGCATGGTTGGGTTGGTCGGCTCTGCCTTGCCTCGGTTGGGTTGGCTCGTCTCACCTGTTATGTGTATGTGTCTTGTCATGTCTCTTGTGTCTGTCACTCTCTCTTGTCGTGTCGTGCCTTGTGCTGTTGGCTCGCTTGCTTGTGCGTGTGGTGTGTGTGCGTGTGTGCGTCACGCTGTCATGTGTTGGTGTGGTCGTCTTGGTGTGTGTGTGTGTGTGTCATGTACATGTAGTGTTATACATGTGGTGTTATGATGTGGTCATGTGGTATGGTTCTCCTGTTGGTTTCTATATGGGTAATAGGGTAGGTTATACAGTGGGTTTATATGATGGGCTTATATGGGGATGCATCAATACAACAACGATAGATAAGAGGCAACAGTCTAACTCTATTCCCTTCCATTATCTCGGTTGTTATTCTCTCTCTCATTCAATCTATCTACATGCATAGCAAAAGAGACAGTGACATCTATATCACTATCCCTTTCCGATTCCTCTTATTCTCTTGTTAATCGCTCGTGTGGTGTCAGACACATGTTAATGAATGTTCTGTCACTGTATGATATGGAAACATCTACCCACATAGCAGAGGATATATAAACCTTTATTCTTGGTTGGTCTTTCAACACTATATTGTGATTGTTCCCGATAAATACTATTTGCTCCATTCTGCAATACTTGAAACCCTTCTCTTCATACACTACTGTAAACCCGTTCGTTAAATATGCCGTTCCTTTCACTGCATTAAATAACCTATTATCTTTTAACACGTCTAACACCTTGTATAACGTTCTTTCACTTACTTCTATACCATCGGCTTCCAACTTGGCTAAAGTGATGTTGTCATGTCCTTCTAGTGCGTCTGTCACTGCCTTGATTGCTTGTGATGTTGTTGTGATTGTTGTCATGTTGTTTGTCTCCTTTTATTTCCATCTGTTTATTTTCCTACTTTTTAATTATCAGATATTTCATAAATCAAGAATGATTTATAACTTTATGTAATTCTTTGCTATACAGTTCTTTTCCAATCCATCAAGGAAATCAATTTGCTTTTTCGTTTGGCTGATTTTACGATTAATTTTATAATTGGTTATCAATCTTTTAATTCTAGAAATCATTTTTCAATTCTCCTTTTAGTTGGTCGGGACTCGTGAGAGTCCCAGTTTTCACTTTTTATTTTCCGTTTAAATTACTTGACTTTTTGAACATCTATTATTTCATCAGTTGCGCTTATGATACTTGTTGCAACGTTTACCTTTTCGCCTTGCTTGTAACTTCCATCATTTTCTAAAACAAAAGTGTCGTTCGGATTAAATTCATTTACTAAGAAGATATATTTTTCATTATCAAAATTCTCGATTCCCTTTTCTTTTGCATCCGTTACAATGAAAGTATTCTGAATTGTTTCTTTGTTTTGAACATATACAATTTCAATATCATCATGATTAAATTGTACTGTTACGTTTTGTCCAACCATCGGAATATGATAATCCATTTCCTCAGCGTTCGCATAAACAAAGTCAGTGTTATCATGAATGTTATCCAGTTTGTAATATCCGTCTTCTGTTCTTTCTCCGTTGTATTTAAATTCTTGCATGAAAATGAAATCCTTATTTGAATCATGAGTAGAACGTGCAACCGTATTTTCTTCTGCTTTTGCGTTACCAATAATTTCTAAATCCATTGCAAGAAAACCTAATCCTAAAACCGCTCCGATAATTCCAATTCCAACCATTTTTTTGATAAACTTTTTCATTTTAATTTGCTCCATTCATTTTTAGTTTTAGTTTTAATTTTAATTTCATTATTTTTTACACTTGTAATATTTTTAGAAACAATAAACAATTTGAACCTTTTTGTAATGGATGAAGATAACCTCTTCCATTGTTACGATTACCATTTTCATTTCAACTTTTCTAATTCTCAACATTTTTAAACATCTCCATTTTTTGTTATTTGTAAGTGTTGTTCGTCTCAACTACCTTACATTTAATATCTTATCAAATTATCAATCCACTGTCAATGCACTTTGTGAATCTTTTTAAATTCATTTCAATTTCACTTTGTTATCATTTATATATACGTGAGAAGACTCAGATTCCCTTGTATGGGCTTTTTGTCCTTCTACGTGTAATCACATTAGATAACACTCTAGAACAAAAAGCATACATCCTACAGGAAATCAAGAGCAATTTTCATTATTTTTTACATTTGTAAAGTGTTTCTTTGGCGTGGTCAATCCACTCCGCTAAACACTCACAAGAAATATTATCAATTTCAGAAAATTCAGCTTTGTTCTTTTTGTAAGATGTCTGAATATTACTAAAGTGAATCATTACTAAATTTTTATCCATCAATGACAATTTGCTCATGTGGTACATTCTGACATCGACTATCTTTTGTAAAGTCCAAACCACATCTAATTTGTTACTTGTTAATTGCTCTCTCACTTGATACAATCCATTTGCAAATTCTCCAAGTTCGAAAATTTCATTGTTATGTCGAACCGCTAAACGGTTTTCAAATTTGATAATTTTGCGCTTGTAAATCTTTCCATTAATTAGGACGTTTATTACCATGTTACTGAAAATATTATTATTTACATATTTTGTAACGAAAGAATAAATTCCATCTTTCTTTGTTTCGTCTACAATCGCAATTGCACGGAAAGAAGTTTCAAAAAGTACTACACGACATTTGTTATCAAGGTTATAAGCGTTTCCGCCTTTTTGTTCGCCTGTGATATCATCTTTGATTAGAATAAATTCATTTCTTAAAACTGGTTTTTCGATTGCTACTGTTAAATTGTCTGTCATTTTTAAACATCCTATTCTATAAGTTATTTTTGGTTTGTCTCATCAGCATGTAAAGAACCACTTTACATGGACGGGACTCGAAAGTCCCGTTTCGACTTGTGGGAACGTCTTCCCTACATTTGTTATTATAAATGATAACAAATGTATATGTCAATCATTATTTTTTTCACTTGTATCAATCGGGAAAAATTCACCAGTTCTTATTTTATTTCTAATTATTTCAACTAATCCTACTGTAATAAGTGGAGCGAACAATCCTGATAAAATAAGTAAATTCCCGAAAAAATCTTCATTCATTTTTAAACACCTTTTTCCTTTAGATTTTTGTAAGGCGTTTATTCAACTACCTTACATTTAATATTTTACTAAAAATATAGTCCACTGTCAATGCATTATGTGAAAATAGTTTATTATTTTTGATTTTCATATAATTTTCACTTTGTTATCACTTCGAACCATTACACATAGCCATCAGACGCCTTATTTTGCCTTGTATGGGCTTTTACCTCTTGTTATGTGTTATCATATTAGATAACGAATTCATGAACGGAGCATACAAACTACAAGAAATCAATAGTTAATTTCATTATTTTTTACATTTGTATTTAAAATTTAAATACACTTTTTCTCTTTCCATTCTTTAAATGGTGTTATTGTATTTTCGAAAATTATATCCTCTGTTGAATATTCATTTCTTACAATCACAGTTCCATCAAGTTGAAAAAATACTTTTCCATCCAATCCCCAATTATTGATTATATCTTTATTTTTACGAATTTCATTTCCTACAATTTTTTTCCATTCTACAATTTGCTCTTTGAAAGTCATTTCCCTACCTCCATTTGTTAAAAGAATTATTTCATTTGTTATGAATCTTTAATTGTAACACTTTTTCCACTTTTTTCTAGAAAGTCGATAGATTCCCTCAGAGCGGTTTCCGCACTTCCATAGACCACGCTTCCCAAAACAAGGCTTATGTATCCATCATGAGCATCGCCACCAATCCAATTTTCAGCATCGGAAATTTCATAATCATGACCGTCACACTCAAGAACAACCTCCATTCCATCTTCTAGCATTTCCACGGCTTCTTTAAATTCAATTACCATTTTTATTCTCCTTTCATCAACCTAATGTTATTATAAATGATAACATATATTTTTGTCAATAATTATTTTTTACACTTATTATTAATACGTACCGATGGTTAGTGTTAGCGTTTTTTTCTCTATATCAATTTCATATTCGCTATAACAAATCTCAGCCGTTAAATGATTGTCAAGAACAAAATCCTCGTCTAAATCTTCATCATGTTCCCTAACCAGTTCTATATAATCCCTTTCCATTCTCTCCGCACTTCTAGTTGTATCCAAATCACCAAGCGAAATACTTCCACATACAGACGCTAACTCTCCGTAACTAGTTTCCAATTGTTCACCGTTGATAATTACAGTCCCGTCTATAATCCCTTTGATTGCATTTCCGCCAATTAAATGTGCTACTATCATTTTCATTTCCTCTTTTCTGTATAATAGTTGTTTTTTTACCTAATGTTATTATAAATGATAACTAATTCAAAAGTCAATCATTATTTTTTACACCTGTTATTTAAATTTCAAAACTCAATTGTTCCAAGTCTCTTGCATACATTCGAGCCGTTTGTTTTAGCACACATACCGCCTGTGACAATGAAATACTTTTAACGCCAATTCTACCAATATAGAATTTTAATTCTGTTGCTCGTTCATCCCAGTATTTCAATTTAATTCCATTTAAACTTTCGTCTCTTTCAAGACATAATTTAATTTCTTCTTTCGTAGCAGGTAGTAAACCAATTAAATTCTGTAAACCAATTCCATTTACAACATTTGTGTAAAATTCCTCGTGGCTCATGATTTCCCCAGTTTCTTTAACTCTCAAAGAATCGACTTTGTTAAATTCGTTTAAATTCATTTTAATTTCCACCTTTTTATTTTTTTGAATCTACAGTTATTATAAATGATAACAATTGCAGATGTCAATCATTATTTTTTACATTTGTGAAATCACTTTCTTTTCGGCTTGTCTCATCAGTATGAATAGAGCCACTATTTCACAGACTGGGAATTATTCCCCAGTTTCGACAGTTGATTTATGAATTTTGTACTTTGTAATATCTATCACTTTGTAGCCTAACTCTTCTAATCTCTCGCCTAAAGACTCCGACAGAGGGTAAACGGTTAATATATCACCTTGAACCTCGTCTGTGAAGTTCTCAGCGCTCACAAAGCCTTGTATGTCGTTTTCATCAGGATTTATATAATCATATCCCGCCACCAAATCCAAATCATATGTAAAACCTAGTTCACTACTTTGTAGTTCACGAAACTGTGAAATTTTGTAAATAAATTTTTCGTCGTTAATTACATGCACTTGAGTTCTTAATTGTATCATTTTCGGTTTCCTCCTATTCGTGTGTCTCCGTGTATTTTACTTCCATCCAAGTATAATGTTCGGATAATTTTTTATGAATCTTTTTCGCTTCGGCTTGTGCCTGTTTTTCTTCCTCTTGCTTGTATTCAATTACAACCATATCTTTAATTAAATCCCCATCACTGTCCAAAAGGTTTACCATCAAATCAAAACCGCTTTCGTCTTCGTCTCCATTCCAATTGAAAAGTTCGACTTGTAATTTACTCACTCTTGATTCATTAATCTTTTTCTTTACTTCTCTTAAATCCATTTGACGTTCCACTTTTAAACATCTCCTCTGTTGTGCCTATAGTTATCATAAATGATAACTAATAGTTATGTCAATACTTATTTTTTGTAGTTGAGAAAAGGTGCACTTCCCTCAACTACATTTAAAATTCTATCAAATAACAAATCCACTGTCAATGGATTATATGAAATTTGTTCATTTATTTTTCAATGTAGTAATGAACACTTTTTCCAACCTCAGCAGAGCAATTATAATAAGAAAATTCATTTATTTTCCGCTCCATGTTAGTTGGTTCGCCTTCCTTTTCGTTCCCTAACACGTCAACGGGTTTCAAGTCGTCTTGTGTCCATTCTACAGGCATTGCCACATTGAAAGGATGTCCCACGTTTGGGAAGCTTTTAGAAGGACATAGGAAGCCTTTGAAAGCACCTTCCTTTTTAATGATAGATTTCACTTGTGATTTTGTAATTTTAGTTAACATTTTCAAACATCTCCTTTTGTTGTGTTTTTCGTTATCATAAATGATAACAAATTGATATGTCAATACATTATTTGTAATAAGCGAATAAGATTTCTCCGTTATAGTCTAATTGGTATTCTTCCCCGTTTTCCTTGTTGAGAAAATGCCCATGTCCATCACTATGAATTGCATTTTCTATAAATGTGTCAATATCAATCATACTTTTAATTACAACGTTACAACCTTCACACATTTTTTCTTGCATATCCTTAATACTATCCCTTAATTGCTCCAATTCATATGAGGATAACTCATCACAAATTTCATCTTTTAAATTTTCAGTAACAAAAGTAGGATTGAAAGCCCATACAGATTGTAAAATTTCTTCTTTGACCATTGCAGAACGTTGTTCTTCGTCAACTACTAAAATTTCATTTGATTCATTTACATCTTGTTCTTCCAATAATGATACTACCTTTTCTTCACATACTTCTAAACCGTCTACTACTTTAATTTCTAATTTCATTTATAAACATCTCCTTTGTTGTGTCTGTTGTTATTATAAATGATAACAAAACAATATGTCAACAACTAATTTCATTATTTGTTTCACTTGTTTTCCGTTTGTTTACTACGTCCCTAATACTACAGGAAAAAGAAACCACTGTCAATGGATTTCATAAATTATTTTTAGTTTGCGGTTTTCAATCACGCATATATATAGAAGAAACTCGAAACTACTATTTAAAGAGCATTTTGACCAACAGCGTACTAACTATTTATAATTATCTGACTATGAATATAACAAAAAACCAGTAAACAAAATCGGAACGGAGACAACAGGAAGAATGATAGACAAAGCGACGACATAGGCAGGCTGTACGGCTCGTTCATTTTTGGCGCTCGGTTCGTATCCATTTCTATGATTTACAATGAAAACGCATTAAGTAATAGACACTCATATATTCCCACCAATATATGCACCACAATGCACACAAGTATAGGCGCAGGCACATATATGCACTAACGCTAGCGCACACTATGTATTGTGCATCTATTATAGGAGTTACACACCTATATTTTTAGTGTGCATTAGGCATCCATTTTTACAGTTTAAAATGAAATCACATTAAGTAATAGGCGCTCAAATATTGCCACCAATATAATATATAATAGGCACATACATAACATATCATTATAGTAGCTATGTATATATTACATAATAAGACATAGCATTATATAATGTAATATATTATAAGGTTATTTTATATAAGAGTATACTACTTTATAAGATATATAATATTGTAAAGTAGATTGATAGAAGAAACAGAAAGAATAATAGAAATATACATATGCGAAGTGATGCATAATGACGCATGTGTACGTTACACACATGGTGATGTATAGACGTTTGTGTAGTGTCTTGGCTAGGCATGGCGCATATCGTATGCAAGGACATGCGAATCAGCTATGGAATGGTATATAACTATATATAGAGCGCTTAGAATGTAAATCAAATCAATAGATTAATATAGAGAGAATCAAATATGCGTGTGTTTGCGGTGCAGGTGCGAAGACACATGGAATCGCTGAGGTAAAAATCACTTAGTTGCGAAGCATTTACAAGCCTCCCTAAGCCTCCCTAAACGTTGATGTTTTGCGACGTGTCGTTGACGTATTCTGTCATGTCCTATCGAGCTGTATGGAGTCACTATGATTGTATAAAAGAGTGATTTTACCTCAACATAGCATGGAAACCGCAAATCAAAATCCATTAGTTCGCAACGGATTCTGAACTCAGAAATCAAATTCAGATTGCGAAATCAAAAAGAAATTTCGAAATCAGTTTCCGAAACCGAAATCAAAAACCAAATTCAAAAATGAGTCTCCAAGAATAATAGCAAAACTCAAATGATTTTTAGACCTGTCCCCCACTTCTTCACGGCAAATCCATGAATCAAAACACATCTTGTAAATAATTTTCGTTTTATACAATCCACAAATCACAAAAGAAATCGAGAAATCACAAAAGAAATCGAGAAAGAAAATCAATTTTAGAATCCCGAAAAGAAAATCATTCTCTATACTTTTACATACCTTTTAGCTCTATGAATCTAGTTTCTTCTATAATAGGACTCCGTTGGAATCCATAAACCAAAAATGAATTATATAATATTATATAATGTAATATAAAATATTATAATATATCCATTGACAGTGGATAATTAGAAATGTATACTAATCCATGTAATCAACAAACGGGAGCTGATAAACAACAAGAAACCCGAAAGCATAATTAATTTATTACTTGTCTTTAACTAGGCAAATCTCAAAACGGAAATGAAAAATGATTTTAGGGATTAAGGGGATGTTTAAAAATGAAATTAGAATTTTCACGTCACGCACAGGAACGTATCACAGAGCGTCATATTACAAGAGGAGAAATTGTTTGCGCTGTATTATATGGAAATCGAGAAAAGGCAAACAAACGTTGGACATTCGAATATACATATAAAGATTTTGTTGTTGTGGTTGCAGAACATGAAAATGGGAAAATGGTTGTGGTATCATGTGAATATACACAAAAATTTACCAAATACGCTAAAAAATTTGCAAAACAACACGGAATCGGATTCTATAAAGCTCTTAGACGTTTGAGAGAATCCAACTTTACATTAGCATCATAAGAAAAGAGGAAACTACATTGGAAACTAATATGAAAACCATTGATTCTAGTCTTTTGTTTGACTGTGAAATGATGATGATTGTTACAGGAAAAGACTTCACTCAACTAGAAGAGCAATATAAGAATGATATAGACACTCATAAGCAGTGTTTAGAAAGAAACGTTGATACAGATGGAAACCTACTTACTCAGGAGCTTAGAGAATTATACGTATCCGCAATAGAAAACTTTAATATACCTTTGAAAACAGTGCAAAGCTATATCGCATTTTTAAATAACGAAATAGATGTTTCTATCTCTGAAAACGAAAGATTTAGAGGTGTTGACTACAAACGTATACCTTTTTCTTATCACCAAGCACAGGCTTCAAAATTAATAGCGCTAGATATCCGTGATAGTGTCGAAGCTATTAAAAGGCATTTCCCAAGCGAATATACTAAACATAAAGTATTGCTTAAATCATAAATAATAATATTTAGAGGTGTTTAAAAATGTTAACGAAGAAATACGACAAGTATGACCGTATAGTAGTAGAAGAAAAAGATTTTGAAAGAATCTCAAATTGGGTTCATAACAATTATGAAACAGAGAATGGAGCTTTCCCACTAGAGAAAGGCATCCTACAAATGAACGCACAATTTAACGGGTTGGACGCAACTTCGTTTAATGTGTTCGAATTACATAAGAACTATATCAACATTGAAATATATGATAGTAAAGAAGACAAGCTATTAGAATTTGAAATTCGAAACACCAATGGTGAATTGAAGTATAAAATTAAAGACTCATTTAAAATGAAGAGTCCATCATTACAAGCTCAGGCGGATTTTAGGAACAATCGTATGATGAGCTTTACAGCTAAGATGTTCATGCAAATCATGTACTTTATGGCTAACTTCATAGAAGAGAAGAGAATTGTTCGTGAGATAAGACCCCAATACCAACCATCTAATCTATTAGAAGTTAAACCTAAAGCAACACCTATTAAAAGGTCTATAAGAACTATCGGACGAACAACATATAAACTCACAGCTAATCGTGAAGTATTAGAAAAACGCCCTTACGAGCGTCATACAGATGCTTGGACTCGTCGAGGTCACTTTAGATACCTCAAGAACGGCAATCGTGTTTGGATTGAACCAACCGTTGTCAAAGCAAAAGGCGTTAAAGAAGCAGAGATTGAATCAGCTACTTATAAATTGTAGTCGCATAGTATCTTTGAATACTATTTCTATAAAGGATTCCAAAATAATATTTAAAGATATTATGTCAGTGTAGTACATTGACAGTGGATTGATAATGTTATAGTATGTTATTAGATGTTATATATCATTATATAATCGTATATAACATAATATACAATAATGAATTAGGGGATGTTAAAGATGAAAACTCGCATCATCAAACTCATCGAGAACGAACGACCAGTAGTCGCAGAAATCGAAGACAGCTCAGAGGTTATTAATGGAAGTATAGAAGGTGCTATTGTCATGGACGATATTCATCTATGGTACAAGAACGAAAAAGATGAAGAAGATGATTTTGAAGATAACTTTATCTTAGCGTATAAAGACCAAGAATGGGAAGTAATCGGCGGTAATGCATTTTTCGCATCATACAGCAAAGAAAAAGACATCCACTCTTTGACTGACAAACAAATCACAGAAGTACAGAACAGAATAACACCCGTGATAACACGCACAGGCGAAACGTTATTCGCAATCCATTTAGACCAATAAAACATAATAGGAGATGTTTAAAAATGAAAATACGTGTCGTAAAAGTTAATATGGGCGAGAAGCCAAGAATCACAGAAATCGAAGATACTCTAGAGGCTTCAAAGGAAGTCGTCGGTGGCTACATAGAACGTGTTGCAATCGGAACTGAGATTGATTTATGGATTAACGAAGAAGGAAAGCTAGATGACGAGTTAAAGGAAACTATCGTTCTAGTTACTAAAGGTCGTCCATATGATGTCGTTCACGGTAACGTATTCTTCGCATCACATGATGATGAAGGAAATACCGTATCTTTAACCGATGAGCAGATTGAAGACTTAAAGAAAAGAACAATGTCAGCAGTCACACCAACAGGTGAAGAACTAATGGCAATCATCGTAGACTAATAGCAATTTGAAATAGGAGATGAACAACTTATGTTAAAAGAGACTCAATCATTCAACGATACACGAACAAAAGATTTCCGACACATTTCTGATAGAGATTTCAAATATCTTCAGTCGTTAATTCCTGCTATGGGTAAGACAACACCTGTAGTAGATGGAACTGACTATGAATTAGAGATGATGGGGATTTCTCCAACAAAATTGATTAACTACTTCGAAACAGATGAATTTGCTGACTTGATTTTCCGATGCTTAGTAGGCGAGTTGGACACAGGTAGTGACGATTTAATAATTAAGCACACTCAGGACGAAGAATTTGTTGTAGGTGGAGTGCAGTATGAAATTACTGTCAAATATGTAGATAGTGACGTCGTATTCGGATACTATCTCAATAAAGGTGAAAAACATTACTTTTTAAGCAAATCTCTCAAGAGACGTGGAGAAATCCAATTCTTAGAAAAGTTCTTATTCCTCAACGATACATACGTAGAGACTGAATTTTAAACCATCGAAGAGCTTCGGCTCTTCTTTTTTATTGAAAAAGTTTTAAAAAGTCCATTGACAGTGTACTTATAATGTATTATATTATAAGAGTAAGTTATGTGATGTTACGTTATTAGCGGTTATATTATATAATATTATATAATGTTATATAATATATAGTCATGTAATGTAACATAAAATAAAGTTATAGGAGATGTTATAAAAATGGCTACTCTAAGAGTGAAATTGATTGATTCATTACAAATCTCAGAAGACCATCCAAAAGTGGACGCACTAATATTTACAAGATTGGTCGGTATTGAATGTGCTGACTGCTGTACACGATGTGGCGGTACTGGCAACTATTCATACAATCCAATGCACGGTTCTACTTGTTTCAAATGTGAAGGTAGAAAATATCAGATGCCAAAAATTACGAAAAAACTTCTAGCGAAAGTCGAAGAGGCAATCGCAGAAGGGAAGCTACAGCGCTACTTTGAAGAAACACAGAAGAGACAGAAAATCCAATTATTCATTAAAGAGATAACAAGCTACCAAGTGTATTCAGATACAATGTTCAAGGATGACGATTTCGGTAAACACTATGACGCAGGAAAGAAAAAAGACAACTCTTTTGAACACCATGTATATGAACTATGGAAGAGTCACGGTAAGTTCATTGAAAGTGTTAGAGAGAAGTGTTCATACTTCGGTAAAAATGTCCATCCAAGACTAGCTCAAAAGAAAGCTGAGATGGAGAAGGATATCTTAGATAATTACCAAGAGTATTTCGAGCAAATCAGAGAGAATTATAGTATTCTAACTGATAAGAATAGATTAGTTACATACGCAACAAAGAAACAAGAGCAAACAACACTTGAGAAAAAGGAATCCATTGTAAAGCTGTTGAAGGAGTCCACAGAAGCAGAGGATTGGAAGTTGGTACACTTTTGCTCAGAAATGCTAATGAAACTAGAGAAGGGCGGAAAGCCCCTCTAGGCTTCGCTCTACTAACAAACAGGAGGATAAAGCAATGACAGAATATAGAGTTACATATACAGCAACGAAACACAGAACTACATATGAAGGTGTGAAATTCATTAATACAGAACGTCCAACAGATGCTATTACACGTCTTATCTCATGGTATCCCGAACATGATTTTAGTGAAATCAAAGCAGAAGTGTTCAATGGTGTATTAAGCTTAGACGATATCAAGAGTAGCTTTATGTTTGATGGTGCGCTTACGTATCATGGTTACACTGTAAAGCCACATTCACGAGGATGGGTTTCATTCTACAAGGGTGAGGAGTTCCTAACAGCAAAGCGAATTGAGGAATCAGCAGATTACTTGCAATCATTGGTAGGTATAGTATAAGATAACAATACAAAAAAGAAAAATAATGAATAAGGGGATACGGCTATGTATATTAAAGAGGTTAAAGTAACAGGGGATGCATTATATGGACGTCGTTGGGAGTTATACGGCTACCAAAAAGAGCTTATCGGTGACATCAAGAATATTGATGCGATGGTTATTGAATCAGGTAATCAATTCTTATTTGATGGTGCGTTGTTTACCGTTGTGAACATTGAGGAATTAGAAGGCGAAACTCATTACCGTTTAGATGAAGTACGACCTGCACCAATCAAATTGGAAGTTTAATTACAACTGTAAAAAATAATAAAAAGCAACATTCTACATGTTGCTTTTCCTAACTTTCTATGTTATCATTAATAGTAACAATATGAGGAGTTGACATTATGGAAAATCAAACAAATCAAGAGCAAATGATTGCAGAGCAAAAAGAGCAATTTGCAAAAATTATTAAACAGCAAATGAAAAACCGTAATCTAACTGTAAGAGGTGTTGCAGAGCTAATTGAAAATTTCAGCTTCCCTCAATTAACTCGAATCACAGGCGGAAAGAACTACAACATTGACACTCTAATTAAAGTTCTAGATGTACTTGGACTTGAATTAAACGTCACGTTGAAAGACATTAACAGTAAAGATAGTAAGTAAGAAGGAGATATAAGATGTTTAAATGTTGTGAATGTGAAAGAAATCTCGATACAATCGCTTTTGCAGAGATTGGCAACCTCAAATTCTGCTTACCATGCTACTCGAAAGGGATTCCTCAAGCTCCAAAGAGAAGTGACTTTGACTGGGAGAGGAAATCGAAAGAGCATAAAGAAGCAATCAGAAATCGCAATGCGGAGCTTCTGAGAAAGTACAGCTAAGATATAAAGGGATATGGGAGATGTTTAAGATGTTAGAATCACGTTATGACAAAACCGACGGGTTTTGGAAATACCATGATGAGAATGGTGGCTTTCAAGTTAGACATGCCACTAAGAATCAATTTGAAGATGAAAAATCAGCTTTACACAAGTTGTGTAAGCCTCTGTCAGAGGAATATGTTAGACACTATGGTCTTACAGAGTATCATGTATCTACTGATAGAGATAAAATTGTATCACTCATTAAAGAAGTACAAAAACGTGGCTATGTATTCTCTATGAATGATGAAGAGCGTCAGACTATTGTACTAGAGCGTACAGCTTATTCTCATGCTATGCGTTGCAGATACTATCATCAATTAAAAGTGAAATACGCCCAACCGTGGGGACAATATCAATTCTTATGGGAATCAAGCTTTTATTTCCCTAAGAACAGACGTGTAAAATTCGGTTCAAAGTACCTGCCTCTGCGGAGATATACAGAGTCTCCATTTGGGTTAAAAAGTACATGCAAATTATAAAATAAGATGTTTAAAAATGTTAGAGAGGAAGATTAAAGTGAAATCAGCATTGATATCATTCAGAGCAGATAATAAAATTTACATCATGTCAGACGGAGGAATGCTTTCGGGATTTGAGAACAAGCAGAAAGCATTAGATTTCTTCCAAAAGGGTTACAACCAGTCTCATAGAAGAGGGTATGAAGCTAGTATGTCAGCATGTATGAATTACATAACATTCCAACCTGCAATCCATGAGATTAACGAGGATGAACTAGAAGGATTGATAGAGCAGGGAGTCATAGTACCCGAAACATTCAAGAGCTACACTTTAAATCACGTATCAGGAATGATGACAGGTGCGCTATGTACAGGCGAAAACGCTGAGAAATGGCATGAGAGCGGAACGTCGCCACGCTTGATTGAGGAGCGATTCTAATGGGTGGATACGTTATTTATCTTTCAAGTGAACGAGACCCAAAAGATGTACATAATTCATATGGCTACTGGGGTGGAAAGACATATACTGTAGATGGTTTGAATTTCCCAACAATAGGGATTGACCTTGAAGTAGATGTAAAGATATACAAATCAGAGAAGAGAGCAGAAACAATGGCTGAGAAGTTAGCTGATAGATGTCCTTATGTTTTATCTTACTTAGTCGAAGAAGTTGAATAGAGGAGGGATTCGGATGAATCCAATGATAAAAGATTATATTGAAAAAATGAATTTCGAACAAATCGAAACTGCTTCACTAACAGCGGAGAACATCGAGAACTTAAAGACTAAAAGTGGAATCGTATGCCCTACAAGAACGACTGACTTATGGATATCACGTAATTTAGCAGTAATGGACGTTTTAGGCATCCCAACAGTAATGGAAAGCACGACAGAATTTGCGATTATTGATTCTCTAGGTGTACTGCTGTGGACAGATAATGCTGAAGGTACACTAGAGTACATCCAAGGATTTGTTGGATAAAATATTTATTTGATTGAAAGGAGTGGTTTGTGGTGATTAGAGACAAACTTCTAAAAAAAGAAAGACAAATGAAAGCTTATCTGAAACATTTTTATCCAAATCATAAGATACAAAATATTGATATTGCACATTTACGAAAGATTGCTTATGCAATTGGTATAGGTACTAGATACGGTAAAAGAGAGCTTATTGACATGATTTATTCTATGCAAGATGATTCTAATCCTATAATCGGAGTAGATTGTGACGGCAACTATGGCATATTTGAAGATGTGAAATTGATGAAGTATATCGTTAGAGCGTGCGAATCGACAAAAAAAGGAACTGATTGAAGGTGAAGAGATGCAGGTATACAAAGGAAGTGCTTTAAAAGCTTGGTTTTTGAGCAAACCGAATGTCAGAAGAATTTTGATTCCAAGTGGCGATAGTTTTCACATCATGAACCTAGATGAAATCATTGATACGGACTACTATTTGATTACACACAAAGACTTCAACTCTATCACGATTGAAGAAGTCGAACTAATAACAGATTAAAAAGATAATTAAAGGGGAGATAATCTTGGAGAAACATATCATCATTGAATTAAAAGATAAAACAAGATACACAAACTTCGAAGGCTTAGGTAACAACCTAGAAACAATCGAGGAAATCAAAGAACAATTAGAGAAAACAGGGGAATATGTATTCCAACCATTTGTAGGTGAACAAATCACTCTTAAAAAATCAAACATCAGAGCAGTCCGTCACACTACAGGTTATACAGCTACTTCTTACAGTCTTTTTGATAATCCATACAAGATTAGAACTCATTTCTTACCCGATGGAACAGTAAATATTCATAAAAAGAACTCAGAGGGTAGAGTTGAATCAACTCTAACACTCGATAGTAAGACTGCTCTACAATTGGCTAGAGATATCTTAGAAAAAGAAGAAGAAAGAGAAAAGGATTACAATATAAATCAGGATAAACATGAGAATCTTCGTGATATTGATGAAATCTTGTCAATCGCTATTAGTCAAGATTGGGAAGTTGATGCTACGAAGGCATATACAATGATTGGTTTCCGAAAAAATAAACTTAGAGTAATGCTTAGCACCGTGGAAGGGCATTACTCAATTCAAGATAACGAGGCTAATGAGAGAATTGTACACGATGTGAATAGCATAGATGATAATGGTTATCCCGAAATCTATAAAATGTTTTATAAGTAAATTGCACTAAAGATAGAAGTAAAATTCTATCTTTTATTTTTCTGAAATAGTCCATTGACAGTGGACTTTATGTGATGCTATAATGAGTACATAAGATGAAGAGGAGATGTTTAAAAATGAAAAACGAAATCAAAGCAGTAGAAGAAAGAATCCAATTAGTAGATATGTTAAATGGAGTATTTAATGTTAGAATGAAAGGTAATTGGAGACCTCAAATAGAAGGCACAAGCGTTATGACAGCAGAGAGTGTTGTTGAAGAGTTCTACGTTGAATCAATCCGAACAGGAGAATACCAAGGGAATAAAACAACACTTCTAATCGGAACAGATTACCACAACAGAGAGTTATCACTTCCTGTGAGCAGAGTTATTGATGCTAGCAAAGTAGATACGGATGACCAAACTAAATTAAAAACATTCAATATAGCTTTAGATATACTAAAGGAAACTAGCACTGAGGACGATGCGAATTATGCATTAGTTTTAAAAATGGCTAAAGAGCTAGAAGAGAAAGGGATTAAAGAGTATATTCCTGTAAGAGCTTCATAAATACAATAATTAGAATAGAGGAGGGGAGACGTTCCCCTCTTAATATAAATAATAAACAGCACTAAGGAGCATATACGATGGACGATATTATTATGATGGCGAATCAGCAGATAACAAAAGATGACCTATACCCTCTAACAGAGGAAAACATAGCACTATTCAATGAAAAAGGATATAAATTACCGACTCGTGAGGAATTGAAACGAGATGCAGAAAGTCAAGATTTATCAATTGATGATTTCTATTTATGTGATAAGATTTTCGAGCCGTTCTGCTACTGCAAGTTTCCTGTATACTTCGGCACAACATCTGTAAAAGAAATATTTGGTCTTCATGGCATGACGCCACTGAAAAAGCATGTTGAATGGCTTGAGGCACATGCAAATAAACTGCTTCATGAGAAGAAGGATTACTTTGGATTCCTAACATTCACTAATACGCATGTTAAATTCATGTTCATGAACAAAATGTACTGGGATGTCCCAGTAGAAGACCGATACGAGTTATTCATCGAGTTTTACACTCATGAAGACTATGGACATCATTTAATTGATAGAGAGTTAATACAGGATGCAGTTAAGCACCAACAAACAGCATACAAAGACGAAATGCTATCTCGATTAAATGACACTCTATCAAATGTCGGTACAGATGAAATGATTACTATCTACCGAGGATGCGGTGACAAATCAACTGCTCCTACAGAATCAATGAGTTGGACACTAAACCTTGATACAGCAATATTCTTCGCAATGCGTCGAGGATTAGATGGTGATATCTATGAAGCAAAAGTGAAGAAAGAACACGTTATCGACTATCTACAAGGAAGAAACGAAGAGGAGATTCTAGCATTCCCTCAACATGTAGAAGATATCAAACCTTATAATATGATTAAAACAAATGAAGAGATTCGAGCAATGCTAGATGATGAATATGCAGAAGAGTATCACTTATACAAGAATACATTCATCTTAGATAAATACTTTGACAATCCTGAGGGTATTCATGGCACTCTACATTGTAAACGTGTATTATTCCATGCATTATCGTTGTCACGAGCGCTGAATCTAAACATGAGAGACAGAGGAATCCTATGCAATGTAGCTTGCTTCCATGATATCGGTCGTGAGAATGATGATGAAGACAGAGAACACGGAAAGCTAAGCGTATTAAAGCACCATGAAGAAATCTCAGGTAGTTTCCCGTATACGTGTATTGACGTAGTAAATAGAGAAGATACAAGTGAAGAATATGAATTACATCATATGACGGACGATGAGGTTGATATCATCGAATTTATCATGGAGTATCATTGTATTGGCGATGCAGAATCAAAAGATGCTTTATACAATCTAAACTGGGACAGTGAGAAGACTGAGAGAACATGGAATCTATATGTGATTTTCAAAGATGCTGACGGGCTAGACAGAGTTCGTATCAAGGATTTAGATACTAAATATCTAAGAACAACAGAAGCAAAGAATCGTGTACTATTTGCATATGGATTGTTAAAAGGAGTTAAATAATACAAGTACCTTCAAAAGAAAAGATAACCAGTCCATTGACAATGTTTATTATGTAAAAATTATATACTTAAAAGAAAATAATTCCTCTTATGAGGTTTTATTTTTATTAGACAGTCCATTGACAGTGGACTATTAAAATGTTATACTAAATATAGAAATTGAGGAGGGGAAATGACATGGCTAGAAACAGATTAAAAGAGCTTGCTAAAGACCTAGTATTCGTAAATGATAACCTAGAGAAAGAAAACGTTAATGAATTAGATATTACAGAGTTAAAAGCGCATCAAAATCAAATCATGGACGAGCTTATAAAGGGTGGATACAATACCGATTTATTAGTTCAATACATGAAAGAATATAGAGAAGTTCCTGTTGGTGAATATAACAATTGGATTAACAGTTAGATGGATATTTCGGATTAAGTGAGCAATGAAAGGATTGTTTTAAATGGTATTGTGGGGATTTCAAGAAGTAGATGGATGGCACTTTTCAAAAAAGTGGAATTACTATCAAAAAACAGAGGGGAGAGTAGTAGCTTACATACAGCAATACATTGGTTTCTACTGCCTTCAAGTGTATGAACGTGGGCAGTTAGGTATTTGTGATATTGAATATCGTACTGAGAACTTCCAAGAAGCTGTAGATAAGGCTTTAGAGTTCTTAGAAGTGTATAAAGACAAGAATAAGCATGATATGGCGAAAGACTATTGGAGTCCTCACAATATCGAAGGTTATTGGCAAACAAAATACTAAAGGTAGGGATTACGATGGGAATGCGTAAATGTAAATGGTGTCATGATTGGTATAATCAGAAAGAAACAGAAGTTTATTGTTGGTCATGCAGAGAACTAGGTAATGACAAAAAAGATAGAGAACTAGAAGCCGAATACAACGAAAAAGAAGGAGATAAGTTATATGAAGTTAACAGCTAAAGGTAGCTTTGAAGAAGTAAATGAGATTATGGGTATGGTAGGGGAAAATAAAATTCTAAAGCCGAAGAACGTGATACTTGAGCCAAGCGAAGATGGAGATGCATTCACATTAGAAATTACTTTTCAAGGTGAAGAAGCAGAAAACAACGATAATCTAAGTGATAACTCTATTAGATATGCTATTAAATGTTATGAAGACGGTGAGTTCAAAGGATACTACATGCAATTCAATACCAAAGGCATTGATGTTGTACCAATGAGAGAATTAGCTGTAATAGAAGATAAAGCCATTGCAGAGGAAAGAATTAAAACATTAACTGAAATACATAAAATTAGACCAAACCACACGCATCATTTCGAAATTGAAGAATTTTAATACAATAAGAGTTTTAGACAAAGGGGGATTATGGTGAGTGTAAACCTAAATATCCAAGATGTCAGTGTAGATATGAGAGATAACGGTGTTTTTTGGAACCCAGGTGAGATTGCTGAAATGATAGTAACTACAAAATCAGCACACTCTCTTTCTATTATTGCATGGATTAATTTAAAACAAAAAACTATTAGGATGATGGAAATCAAAGAGAAAAATGGAATCTGTCCTCTGTGCAATAAGTTAGCAGAATCCTGTGGAGAACTCAACGAGTCACAAAACAGAATGGATATTTTAGAAGAAGTATATAATTGGCTGAAAAAGTGTGAAAAATATCGTATTCACTTGGCTTTTTATGGATACGATAAATTTACAGTAGTAGCATAAAATTCTCATTTTATTTAGATTTCAAAAGAGGTGATGTTATTTTGTCTAAAACAAAAGCTGAATTAATACATGAAGCAAGTGAATCGGCTGAAAAATGGTTGGATGCTGAAGAGGGAGTAGGTGGAGGATATGATATACAACCTATGGATTTCATAAGGTTCGTAAACAGGGAGCTTACCCCACATATGACAAAAGAAGCTTTACAAAAATTAATACGTGAGTATAAAAGTTGGATTAATGATTAAATAAAAGTGCATTATTAGATAAAAGTCTGATTTCATATAAAGGGAAGACATAGCAATAGCAAGTCAAAAGATTTCAACGCAGTTTTCTTTGCAGTTCTATCAAAATATGAGATTATAGGAATCTACAGAATTAAATAAACATGTATTAGAGGAGAATACAGGATGTATGGTCAAGTAGCTGAGGTTTTCTATAAGGGTAAAGTGTTCGACTTGTTTATCACTTGCACATATCGTGATACACCTGAGGATTTAAGTAGAATGGGATTATATCGACTTACAACATTAGAAAAAGAACATCCTGAACTTACATTAGAAGAAATAGTTGAACTAGTTAACACTGAAAAACTATAATAATTTTAGAAAGGAAATGATACAAATGATTAAAGAAGCAAGAGATGTAGTAGCTTATATAGTAGGACGATACATCAGTAAATTAAATAAAAGCAGTGTCTATTCTTATGAAGACAATAATTACATTAGTATTAGTGGTGATGTGAAAGATAATCAAATAAATGTTTTCGACCACAGAACCAATAAACATATGAGTGGAAACGGTCGGAGTGGAGACTTCTCACTTTTCAACTACGCTACTTCAAAACATGTCAATATTAAATTTAATGGCGATAAGTTTTCGGGATACGATTACGATTCTTGCCAACATTTTAGTGGTGCAGTGAGAAAGAACTCTATTTCACTTTATGATTACGAAACTTCTAGTTATTACGATTATTCTCTATAAGGAGCTATAAATGGATTTTCAACAGAACATCAAGAAGGCATTCTACAACAAGCCATTCAATAGAGAAGCTGTACTCACTCACTTTAGAGACTTCGGATATAATGAGGTCTCTAATGAGGACAGAGAGGGTTATCATCGCTTTCTCTTCACACAGAGTGGCAAACAGAAGACACTATTCATGAAATCAAATGATAAAGGTGTCGTTAAATACATAAAGGTACAAGAGGGTAGAGGTCATCTACCTAAAACTGATTCCAAAATATTTAGTAATCTAATTAAATTGATATTCGTATTCATGATAATAGGTTGTGGATACTGGTTTGTTTCTCACTTAGACTCAGATACTACCACGAAAGAAGATAATCCTTATAATCGAGATTATGATGGAGATGGAATCAAAGGAACGAAGAGTGATAATGATATCTATCGCAAACATTTTAAATAAGAGGAGAGAGAATATGAGTTACGTGTTAAAAGTTTTTGGTAAATATGTAGCAGAAGGTGTTGGATTCAACAAAGAGCAAGGTGTATGGGACGTTACTCTAATCAGTAGCGAAGTAGATGCACAATCCTACAGAACAAAAGAACAAGCAGAAACAGTAGCAAGATTTGTAGAGCAACACTATTTTGAAGAGGACGGGACACAGGTTACATGTATTGTTGAAGAAAACTATGCTAAACATCACGTCACGGCTTTGAAATGGTCGCTAGAGCAAGCTCAGATGCAGTTAAACCGTGCAGAGAGTGATTACAAAACTGGAACAAATACAAAAGCAGATGAAGACGAAATTGTGAAGCTGAGACTAGTTGTAGGCTCTCTAAAAGAATTAATGGACAAGGAATACTAATTAGGTATTCTTTGTCTATTTGAAATAAATGCAAAAAATAATGAAAAATGTATTGAATGAAGTCTAGTATGATGATAGGATTATAGAGTCAATTAAGAATGGAGGAGTTAATATGGATTATATGAAAGCCGATGAATTAAACAAGAAATGGAAAGAGGAGAACCCTAATAAAGAGTGTCCGCATCCTAGTTTCCAAAAAGAAGTCTTATTCGGTACAAGTACTGGCGACAAGATTTGTAATGAATGCTATGAGGTTTTTAGTCCTAATAGATTAGCCGAACTAAGAGGTAAGTGAGCTACTAGAGTATCTGATTAATTCAGATGCTCTTTTCTTTTATATCAACAAATAAATGTAAAAAATATCGAATAAGTACATTGACAGTGGATTATATTACTGGTATACTAAGAGTATCCTAAAGAGAGGAGGTAATAGAGTGACTAAAGTTGCTATAATACTAGGGATTATTGCTACTGCTCTTACGATTATCGAAAAGAGCATGACAATAATCGAAAAAGTAAAAAAGCCCAAAATCAATGCTACCGACCGCCAAGACGAGAGCCAAGACGTTAATAAACGTCAGTGATTTTGAGCCAAGGGGAGTTTACCTCCCCTTGTTTATACAAGTATAGCAACTTATCACTCAAGATACAATATGAAGACTTTCAAGAGGTATTCAGATGCATTGTTAACATCGTTTATTCTTTCTTACTTCTTGTTTTTCGAGAAGTTCTTTCAAGATGACTGGTTAAAAACAGTACTCAATATAGGATTAATTATTGTCTTGGTGCTAATCATCATAAATACTCTAATCAGCATTTATAAAGGAACAGGGAACTTTAAGCGATGAGAGTTTTTAATTGGATGTCTCAGGGCATTTCCTGCTCTGAGGTATCCAAATTTCAATCAACCTGTTAAATAAAATGGGGATTTTAAATCACGAAGATGTTTAAAAATGGTGAATTAAGCATTATATAATATTATATAATGTAATATAATATAAAATAACTTTATATTATATTAAAAATCTATTGACTATGCACTCTAGTTTGATATAATTGGAGTTGTAGTTAACACATATACATAGGAGATGTTTAAAAATGGTGAAAATGTACTTTAAAGGTTCAAACGACAACGGTAATAGTGAACAAGCATTAAAAATAAATGGCGAGTTATTCACTCAACCAAATATCTACTCTATCGACCGTCCAAAAACAGTAGTTGAAGGAGACCCTTCATTATTCATTCCTACTTTACTGGACAACTTATACGTAACAATCACATCAAGTGCGATTGAACGCAATGGAGATTACTTCATCGGGAAACGTGCTTACAATTCAGATTACGCACACTCTCTAACAATCACGAAGAGTGAGAAACATACATCAGATTTACCTATTATTAATACTCTAGGCTTCCTAGCAGGTTTGGCAGTTAAACAACGCTACGAAGAAAAGCAAGTCCTTCCTAAGAGCATTGAACTTAGCGTAGATATGGTAACAGCTCTACCTATTAAAGAATACGACGCTACTACGGCAAAAGCCTTTGAAGAGCGTTTCATGAATAATACACACGAAGTAATGGTTCATGTTGGTACAACATTCGTAAAAGTATCAATCACTTTTGAATTTGTTTATGCATTACAAGAGGGTGCATGTGCAAACTACGCACTTATCCTTGATAACAAAGGACAATGGAGAAATGATGATATTTTTGAAGAATTAAAATGGGAATATCAATTAGATAGCTTTACAGGTGAAGATGTGTTCAACATGAAAATGACTTGTGGAACTGATATCGGAGAGGGAACAACTGACGTTGGAATCTTAAAAGGCTATAAGCAAATTGATGATTTAAGTGGTGGAGACGACTTAGGAGTTGGCTATGCAATCACTAAAGCTCTTCCAGTGTTCAAGAAGGCAATGAGATTCCCTGCATTAACACGACATGAATACATGGAAATCGTAAAAGATTCAGATGATGCATTCCATGTAGAAGCAGTTGCTACACTGAAAGACAATTCATCAGACCAAGCAACACTAATTCACAAATTTGTTGAGCAATTAGTTGTTCATGGAGCTAGAAAACAACCTCGTTTAATCTCTGTATTCGGTGGTGGCTCTATCACGCTTAAAGACAAGCTATATAACCCGCTTAAAGCAGTTGCAGATGATTGCCGTGGAAAGCTCCTATGGATTCCTGAGAAGTACGCTACAACAATCAACGTAGAAGGCATGGATGTATTCTTAAATGTATTACTTCCACAATTAAAAGAACAATACATGGCTAAGAAAGAGAAGCAGAAGGCGTAAATTACGTCTTTTGCTTTTGACTAACAGGAGGGTATTACAATTATGAGTGCAACTAAAAAGGATAAACAAGTCGGTTCAACTATTATCTATAAGTTTGGAGTAGACGACCAAAAATTCGTTGATTGGTATAATAACCAAGATAACTTCTCAGATTCATTCCGATTTGTTTTAGATTATTTCATGCAAAAATTCGGGGATATAGACGTTAAAAAACTTAAACTTCTGATAGAGATGGGAATGGTCGATTTGGACAATCCTACACCTGTGCAAATACCAACTCCTGTCGCTAAAACACAAGCAACACCAATACAAACACAATCTGAACCTGTTCAAGAGGTTGCAGAGGAAGTTGTAGAAGAAATAGCATCAACAGTTGAAGAAAAGACTGTGGAAGTAACAGATACTCCTCAAGAGCCTGTACAAGAGGTCGTAGAGGAAGTAGTAAATGAAGTAGAAGAACCTGTTGTAGAAGAGGTTAGTAGTTTAGATGTGCCAAAAGTTATTAAAGAGAAACGCCAAGAAGCTCAACCTAAGCGAATGCTTGGAGAAGAAAAACCAGTTGAAGTGAAGAAGGAAGAACCAGTAAGTAAGCCTGCTGTAATGCCTTCTCTTGGTGATTTGAATAGATAAGAGGGAGATTATTATAATCTCTCTTTTTTTATACACAAATCCATTGACAGTGGATTTCAAGGGTGCTATACTATGAAAGTGCTAGAGATACAGTTTGACACGTAAAATCAAATGGTTACAAATTTCATTATGATTCTACAATTCTTCCATTGCACAAATGTAATAAATAATGTAAGATTGAAATACACCATATTTTTTTGTTGAATAGGTGCATCAAATTCACTTATTAAAGAAGGTTGAGGTGAGATACATGACACACATTGCAAACAATATTATTCGAACAGAAGAGTTGACTGCTAACGAAAAGCTAGTTTTATTGACTCTATGTGTGGAAGGCAATGGAAGCAGTATCGAAATGGCATATGAAGAAATCGCTCATAAATGCTCTTTAACTCGCAGAAGCGTCATTAAATTCATTAAATCACTAGAAGAAAAGGGTTTTTTGAAAGTTATGCGTTACTATGGTAGACAGAATTTCAACGTTTATGAGTTGAATATAGCATCATGATTGATTTAAGAGGTAAAAAAGAGCATGAAAAAACCCACTCTCAAAGTTGAAATGGCGACCAACCAAAACTTTATGAATGGGCATTGGAGAGATTGTATCTACGAAGTATCCCAAAAATGGAGCTTCACTCAAATGAGTAGATGCAAGTCTCGTTAACATTAGATTTGTATGTTTATAATATCATAAACAATGGGATAAGTAAATATGAGTGAAGCTCCTAAACAGCGCATTTAGGAGGAAACACAAATGGAAAATAACAAAGATTTATATGCAGGATATAAAAATGAACGATATCTTCACTATAGAGAGGTTCATACAGGAAAATTCACAACTCAAAATACTAGAAATGGCTCAAGACGTGTACCAATTAGAGAGCAACGTATTGTAGAGTTCGAAGAGATTAAAGCATTGAATCTTAACTCGATTGGTGAATGTGTTCCTACATTGGACGCAGAAGACTTCACTATGATTCAAAACTATCTACTAGACTTTTGGGGAGCTGTATTAGGTTCAGAATGCATTCAAGTGTATATCCATCTAAGACGTCATGCTTACGGCAAAAAAGACTTCTGCTTCCCTGACATAGACACTATCGCATTGAAGATGAAGAAGAGTAAGAACTTTGTAAAAGGATGTCTAAAGACATTAGAAGAGCATAACTTTATTGTCATCTTCAACAGACGTGATACAAAGGATAACAACCGCTCTGTGAGTCCTCTGTTTAAGATTAGAAGGTTTGTACCTCTATTAACTAATGAACTCTATGAAGAGCTACCTGCTAAACTAAAAAAAGACCATGATACATATATGGAAGATTATAAGGATATTGACATTGCGACTAATGAGCTAAAAAACAGCAAAGTAATCGAAGGGTTAATTGAAAACGCTGAGTTATTTAGAAGCAAATCTCAGATTCGTGAAGCCAAAGAAAAGATTGAAGAAGAAAATAAAGCAACATACATAAGAGAAAAAATCGCTCCTGAGTGCATCGAAGCAGGAGAGAAGATTCTCACATCTCTTCAAGAGAGAATTGCTAAGCCATCATTCGATGTTTGGTTTAAGGACGCTGTACTTGCCTTAGATTCAGAGAAAAATTCAGTCTACGTGTTATGCGCTCATGACTTTGCTAAAACACACGTTCAAGATAAGTTTAAAACAATTATCGCAGAAGAGGTCGGAAAGCAAATCGGATTCAACGTAGAAGATACAACATACATATTCAAAACACACGATGAATATATCGTAGAAATTTAAGCAAGGGGATTTTCCTCTTGCTTTTTTATTTTTTCAGAAAAATAATCCTTCCGCCTATCACGGTATGATACACTGCCTATCACCACATGATACACGAAACGATTCCCGCCTATCACCGTGTGATACACTGCCTATCACCACATGATAGGCGACGCCTATCACCATATGATAGGCGACTTATCCACAGATTTTTTGAAATTATCCACAATTTCCGCCTATCATGAAATGATACACGGGATTTCCGCCTATCACAGCATGATAGTACCCACCTATCACCACATGATACACGACCGCCTATCACACGGTGATAGTATAATAAGACAATATTCTTTTAAAAAAACAAATCTTTTAAAAAGACCTTAATAATTAATTAATATATAGGCTTCGCCTGCATCTAAAAATAATCATCAAAGGATTCATTCAAAAAACAATAAACCGAATCTCATTTACTCAGATTGACTGTAAACTTTATTGATTGCTATAATGTATTTAACAAATATTACATTACAACAGGAGAATTAAACTAATGAAGAAGTACTTACACCTTATATTTATAGCAATCGGGATTATTTCATGCCTAATAATGATGAATGTTGGAAACGCTAATTTAAACGTAGCAAACGAAATGAAGGAATCTTACTATGAGCTAGAGTTCTATAACGAAGTTTATAAAGGAATAGCAAGGTCATATAGTTTATACGGATATACAATGATATTCTCAGGATTGCTTGTAGGAGCATTATTCTTAGCTCTAGGGCTTATTCTAAAGAAACTAAATGAAATTATAGCTTTAAAAAAATCAGACGCTCAAACGGCTTCTCAGACACCTCAAACGGAATCGACATCTGACTCTCTAAAATAAAGGTTAATATTTACTGAAATGTTTCAAATGTAAAGGCAATTATTAAGACAGTATTACACTGTCTTATTTTTTTTGTTAATTTGAATTTTTATTACTTGAATGCGAAGGTCTCATATGTTATATATATCTAAGTCGGAGATATAAAAAATAATTAAAATCTAGCATATAGTGTAAATAATAATAAATCGAACTTAAAAACCGACAATAATGCATTGACAGTGTACATATTATGATTGTATACTATTTGTATGCAGTAAACATAGGATGTTAAGGTAGCACACACACAATATATATCGTTAAATTAACATCTATAATATACGTTGAATATACATTTAATGTATAAATTCTCTGTTAATATCTAGACAAATGGAAAAAATAAGGAAATTTGGTATTGGCAATGGATTTTATATATGGTATAATTTGACTGCTGGCAATAGTCAGCGAACATACACACACATACACATACATAGACTACGAACATAGTCAACTTAAACCAATTTAAACAGTTGAGTTACAGGTAAAGTAGAAATTACAAAGTTACAGAGGTATAAAGGAGAAGTGGTAAGAAATGACTCACGGAATGGATGAGCTAAAGAACGGTGAAACTGCAAAAGACTTATTTTTAACTAACTATACTAACGATACAACTAAATCATACTACAATAGAATATTCACCAAAGCTGAACAAATGGAAGAAACTCTAAATAAAGATTTATATGATTTTACATTAGAAGAAATTGAAGAGCTTTTAATTCAATTACGTGGAAGCGCACAGGCAACAGAAGTTTACGGTCGTGTAATTTCAGCGTATATGAAATGGGCAGTAGAAAATAACTACAAAAAAACTAATAATCCTCTACTAGATGTTAGCGCTAAATGGTTTGAAAATATCAGTGAAAATGTAAAAAATCTATATATAACTAAAAAACAACTACTAAAAATCGAATCAGATTGTTATAACTATCAAGACTCAACAATAATTAGATTATTATTTGAAGGAATTTGTGGAGAAAAAGCTATAGAAATTAGAGAACTGAAAAAGTCAGACGTAGAACAGGCTCTAGAATTTATGCAAGAAAAAGGACTTAATAGTGATATAGAAGATACAAAAGTGCCTTTAAATATTGGTGGAGCTTTCACAGAAGTTGATGCTCGTACTGTACTTATGCTAGAACAAGCTATGCAAGAGAAGAGATACTGGAAGAAAAACGGAGACATGGAGCAAAGGGAAAATATCCGTGCCGTTACTGAATTGGTTGATAATGAATATGTATTCCGTCCTTCTATAACAAGAACAGGAAGTTATCATCAAGCTATTAAAGAATCTGTTATCTATAGACGTGTTAATTTAATCGGTGAAGTTTTAGGATATCCTCAATTAAAAACTAAAAGCATCATAAAAAGTGGACAATTATATATGGCTAAGAAAATAATGGAAGAAAAAGGCGAGTACTACCTAAGCACAGAAGATTATAAAAATATAGCAATTAGATTTGATATTAATAATTTCTATCCAATGAAAAAATATTGTAATGTTAAAAATATAAAAGAATTATATGGTGACTTTTTAGGACAAGACAATTAAGGAGCGATTTGAATTATGGGTTATAAAGTTGAGCATAAACTCGAAGCAAGGATGAATAAAGATAAATTCAAAATGTATCTAGAAAGAAAAGATATGAATGCGAAACAACTATGGGAGAAGATTGTTGATGAATACGGTATCCATATCAAGTATAGGGGGTTCATTGCTCTAATTAATAAACAAAACCTGTGGAAGCTAACTTATGCATATGTAATTTGTGAAGCTTTAGAGATAGATATTAAAGATATCTTCGAATTAAAGCCAACAGCGGAAGAAGGTGAGGAATGATGGAGCAACCATGTCGAACCACTGTTATTGCTGAGACACCTTTAGCAAAAGTATAGCTAAGGGTGTCTCGTCTTGCAACAGAAGTTATAAATAATGAAAAAGTATTTAATAAATGGATAAAATATGCATAAAATCGTTGCAAAATCCTTCATTGAATGTTAATATCATTAAGGTCTATATAAGGTTTTTAACAAATGTTGTTATATTTGGTCGATGTCGGACGTCGTTCATCTCAGATTCAAAGGAACGATGAGTGCATCTTTATGCCAAAGTACATAATCTAGCTGTTGGGTTACAGCTATAAAAATTGTTATACGTACATATTAGGTAATAATGTTTTATTATTTGACTTAGTAAACGTAGCGGTCAGAAAATTTAATAATGGAAGGAAGTCGATACAATGCAGGATTTGAAAGGATTTTCGCTCATCTTAGGACTAACTCACACAGAGGAGAAAGATTTTTCAGTCTTGTTTGATGACGAAGATGATATAAAATATTTCACTAATGAAGTATTAAACATTGAAAAACAAAAATGGGAACATCTCTTCGACATGCGAATGTATAAACTACGCAACACAAGCATTGCTATAGAGGATTTTGAAGTCCTTTATGGTGAAGACCCTCACATCTCTCTTGTAAAATTATTCCGATTTGACTTGAATGCAGATGATTTCGCTTTGTTCCAAAGCATAGTAAAGAAGAACAGCCTATCTCCAAAGGATATCTTCTTATTACATAAGAAAGACATTCATGCGAGAGCAATGAAATTGGCAAAAATGTTGCCGTAAGATAAAAGCCAATTTGACAATGCTTACAAATGAATGATATAATGAATGCAGTTGTTAAGGAAAAGCCCTTTAAACGTAATAAATAATGAAAAGTTATTTATTGTGTGGAGGGCTTCTTTCAACCTCTAATAAATAAATTAGGGGTTTTTGTTTTCTTTACAAGTATAAAAAATAATGAATTTTAAGGAGTGCAGTAAATGGCGAAGAAGAAGGAAGAAGTAGTATTAGAACAAACTAAGAGTGCAATCAAATTACAAGGTGTTGTATCTCGTATGGATAGCGACCATGCTTTTAAAGAGGGAGAAACAGGCTCAGGAAAGCCTTATAAGAGCTTACGTTTCACAGTAATCACAAATGATGCTGAGGGCGAAAAGAATGAAGTACCTGTTGAACTATTCGGTATGGAGCAAGATGAAGTATACGCTTACAATATGAAGAAGAAAGAAGGTAAGCGCTTCCCATTTGAAAGCCGTGACAACTTACCTGACGGTTATCACCTATTCGGTGTTCGAGTTGGCTTACAACGTGACGAAGAAGGAAAGATTATCACTGAAAATCTACATCCTTATGATGCAGTTGAAGAAATCTTCAATGAGCTTCAAGATGGAATGCACATCTACTTAAACGGTGAGGTTGAAATCTCTGAGTACGAGAAAGATGGCGAGAAGAAAGAGCAAAAACGTTTTGTCATGAAATCTCTAGGTTTACTAAAGAAAGACATTGATTTCGAGGCAGAAAATTTCGAAGAGACAGCAGTATTTGAACAAGAAATGGTATTCGTAGGCATGGAAGTAGACCGTGAAACGAAGAAAGCCAAAGTACTTGGTCGTACAATTGGATATGGCGGTAAATTTGCTAACGGTTCATTCATCATTGATGGCAACGACAAGGACTTAGAAGGTCTTATCAAGGCGTTCAAGAAGCTTAAATTCGGTGCATTCATGAAAGTTTACGGTAAAGTAGTAAACCGAGTGGAGTTCGTAGAGGCTGAGGAAACAGATGCAAAACCAGTAGATAAGAAGAACCCGTTTGCTACAGTAGGTAAAGAGAAGCATAAATCTCTTGAGAAACGTACTTCACGAGAGTACACAAACGAACTTCAAATTGAAGGTGTAGAAGCTGAGTCATTTGTTACTGCTAAGTACAAAGAAGAAGACTTCGTTCTACCAGTAGAAGAAGAAAAGGCTGAGGACACTGGCGATGACAATCCATTTGCTGACACTGGTGACAGTGAAGAAGGGGACGACCTGTGGTAAGCCGTTAACTTATACTTACAAGTGTAAAAAATAATGAATTACATACATGGAGGGGAGAAGTATATCCTTTTCTTCTCCACAAATATAAAAAATAATTGAAAAGAGAGCGTGATTGAATGTCATTTTTACATGCATTAAACCCGAATAAAGTAAAAGCAGAATTAGAACAGTATCTTATGTGTCTGTTTGCACCAAGTAAATTTGGTAAAACAACATTTCTATATGATTTAGCTATGAAGTATTACGGTGGAGATTTAAGCAAGATGTTACTACTTGGTACAGAAGTAGGTTACAAAGCTTTAAATGGAATCCACGCACTTCCAATCTCTGTTTTCGAGTATGTAGAAGAAGATGATGAGGACGAAGATGAAGAAGTAAAAGAAGAGAAGACTGACAATGACGCAAGAGGATTCGTTGAGGTTATTGATGAGTTAATCGAGAACCGTAAGACAATTCCATACAAGTTAATTGTTATTGATACAATTACAGCACTTGAGGACTTAGCGGAGAAACACATCATTAAAAAACAGAAGATTAAGTCTACTGCGAAAATTGAAGATATTTCTGATATCGCATACGGTAAAGGTTACAACCTAGTTGCAGATGTAATCTATGAGCAAATCGACCGTTTAAAGAAAGCAGGATTTGGAGTATTCATCATTGGTCACAGTAAGACAAAGAAGGTTGAGCAACGTGATGGTTCTTCTTATGATTTAACTACGCTTAACTGCTTAGGTAAAACATCGGATATCGTTCTTCGTGAAAGTGACTTAATCATCTATGGTGACTTAGTAACGACAGCTAAAAAGGGTGTCGCTAAATCAGAACGTTTCCTACGATTCCGTTCAGAAGGTAATGTAATCTGTGGTTCACGTTTCCGTCATATGCCTGACAAAATCAACAACAGTGTTGATGAGTTCTTAGAAGCATTTGAGAATGCAGTTCTAAAAGAATATGACAACGATGAAAAAGCTGTAGAGAAAGCAAAAGCTGAGCAAAAAGTAGAGACTGAGCGTCAAGCTGAGAAGTTTGCTAAAACTCAAAAGGCTGAAATGACAGCAGAAGAAATGCACGCTTGGTTGAAAGAAAGCATTGGTACTCTGAAACCAGTTCAAAAGCGTAAATTAAAAGGAATCTTTGAGAAGACTCTAGGTACTACTGACTACACAAGTGTAGAAGATGTAGACGTATTAAAACAAGGTGTGGAAGCTGTTAAGGAATTAATCGGCTGATAATGCCCACCTTTAGCAAGAAAAAGCTCTTTATTATTTTAACTACTCTGCTAGCAGTTGTCGTAATTGGCACTGCTAGCAAACTTTCATATGATTACTATAATTCCACACAGCAACAGATTCAATCATATCAAGAGAAGTTAACTGAGGGTGATTCCAAAATTCAAAAAATCGAGGGAGAACTATCGTCTTCAAAAGAGAAGGTTGAAGGGTTAGAGAAGGAAAAAACAGACTTAGACAACATGAAGAATGACCTAGAACAGCAAAAGTCTAACCTTGAAGAAGAAATCAAGCAGAGAGATGCTAAGATTTCTGAGCTCGAATCGGACAAGCAGAAATTACAGGAGAAAGTTAGCTCACTAGAAAAAGTGAGCTATACTCCTATTCAGAAGAAATCCGAAGAGAAACCAAAAGAAGTAAAGAAGGAAGAAGCGAAAAAAGAACCTGCACAAACTCCCGTGATGCAGTCAGCTCCAACACCTCAAAAAGAGGAGAGTGAGTCTAGTGGTAGTTGGATGAATTTCGTTATCACAGCTTACACAAATCATCCGTCAGAGAACGGTGGGACATATGGTGGTAAAGTATTGACGAAAAGCGGTCACGACATCACGAATACGATTCATCACAATGGACAGCGAATCATTGCTGTAGACCCATCTGTAATCCCATTGGGTTCAACCGTAGAAATCGAAGGATATGGACGCTTCGTGGCGATTGATACAGGCGGAGCTATCAAAGGGAATAGAATTGATATTCTAGTCGGTAGTGCAAGTGAAATGAATAGCATCGGTAAACGTGGTGCGAAGGTTCGTATTATTAAATAGAGAAAAAGGGGAATACATATGCTTATTATTTTAGAAGGAAATGAGCTGAATTTTAAAACAACCGTTGCTCAGAAGTTAGCTGAGAGACTAAAATACGGTGTCATCAAGGGTAACTCATTCCAAATTGCACAGCTTCCTACTACGGATTTATTCCAGTATGTAAAAGGAATCGCTGACCATGCTGACAATCTAATTGTAGATAGATATTACATGTCAAATCTCGTGTATACAGAGTTATACGATGGTTACTCACGATTAGATGAAGAGCAAGTCAAATACCTTGAAGAACAACTGAAAGAGAAGGCTCTAGTGGTTTACCTTTATGCAAGCCCCGAAACGCTTATTAAGCGCAAACAGGAGCGTGAAGAGAAAGAGATAGCGGACAATATGTTTGATACGATTAACAAAGGATTTGAGCGTATTATCGTGGGTTCTGAGCTAGATGTGTTGAGCCTAAGTACAGAAGAGCTTACAAGTGACTACATTGTAGATATCATCATTGCAAATATCCGTCACAAAGAGGCTTACCAATTGAATAAATAATAAGTACCAAGGAGATAAGTGTAAAAAATAATGAACTTATCTCCTTTTTCTATGCATTGGTAGTTGACATGCTATTCCCCATTTGATATGATACAAATGTAAAAAATAATGAATCGGAGAAAATAACAATGCAAATAGATGAATTACAAGCTATAGAAGAAAAAGATTTAACATTGCCCGAAAACGGATATAAATTAGTAGCTGATACGATACGTAAATATTTTACTTACTATTCTTATTATGAAAAGACACATGGTTATACATTTGATGATTTAGCGCAATTTGGAATCATTGGGTGGATGAAGTCATTAGATGCTTATGATGAATCAAAAGGCAAACTCTCAACGATAGCCGTTAGATATATCCGAACGGAAATCTATAATGCAATACGAAGTACATACAAAGGTGTTCGAGTAAGCTATGAGGTTACACGGATTGCGAAATACATGCGTAAGCATCGAGGGAAGAAAACTCTAGAAGAGATTCAAAAGACATTTGATGCGTCAGATGAGGTTATGAAAAGAGCTTTGTCATTTATGGACATGACAGTAATGAGCATTGAGACAACAGTTGGTAACAGTAAAGAAGGAGAGAACTTGAAGCTAATTGATACACTGAGTGATGAGAGCGCTCATCATGATATGGAATTAGCAGGTCTCAAAACAGGGCTTTCCCAACGATTAGCTGTAGTATCTGAAACGCAAAGAACCTGCATTGAACTTCGATTGCAAGGATATACTCCAACAGAAATTGGAGAGATGCTAGGGAAGAGCAGGGCAACTATCTCAATGCAAATACATCATGGCATGACGAAGATTAATAAAGTGTTCAATCACTCGATTGAAAATGTCGCATAAAGAGGTGTTAACGTGAGGATATCAGATAGCTGTGTAAGTGCAGAAGATATAAAGCGAGAATGTGATGCAGATAGTTTATTTGCTTACTTACAAATGGGATTAGGAGTCATGATTGTAAAAAATAAAGAATGGATTGGTTACATAGATTGGCACTCAGTATATCTAGGTGACGATTTATTGATTACCAAAGTAGTTATCTATGGTGACGAAGAAGAATCAAGGAGACTCACAGAGAAGTTTCGAAGCAAAATCTTGATTTATTCATACAGAGACAACATCACGTAGGAGAGGTGAAGTAGATGCAAGTGAAAATAGAGATAGAGAACTGTGACCAGTGTCCTTTAGCTCAGGTGTCAAAGGTATACACACGGGATTCATGGGATGATGTTAGAAAAATCCATTGCACTAAGCTAAATAAGGATGTGCATGAATATCTAGATTGGTACGATAAGTCACCAATTCCAAATGAATGTCCTATTAAATGTTAGTCATGTTAAGGAGAAACGCTATGGAAGAGAAATTAAAGGATATAAATTTAGATATAGTCATCCTAGAGTCTGACCTAGCCAATGTGTGTCAGGATGATGTTGTAGAGTTTATAGAATCTAAATTAGCGACGCTCTATCTAAAGAAGGCTGAGCTAGAGTTGAAATTAAGAACAGGCACTAAATGATGAGGTGATTGTATGTGGGATTTAGATGATTATAGATGCAATATTTGCGCTAGCTCAAGTGAAATATGTCGCTGTGGCGATGAATATGAGTATGAATATGTAGGATGCATCGACGATGACTAAGGATATGTTTTATTGCAAATTTATACATACTGACAAGTGTATTGATAAGGAAGGCATAGACTGTGGAAACTGTAGATTAAAAGAATGTAAATCTTGTGATAACAGTTGGAGTAACAATGTGTGCAGTCAGTGCAGATTCAATAAGTAAGAAGGAGTATTAACATTGGAACAATTTAAGATTATAGATGAACATGAAAAGGTTTTAGCTGTAGGTGTAACGCTGAAATCAAACATCACATTGTTAGAGTGGACTAGCGCTATAAAGACATTATCATTCTATGACAATATCGAACAAGTGAAAGAGTTCGTTTGTAATAGAGATAAAGGTACAAAGTTAGTGCCGTTAAAATCAAAGGGCAAGGATAGATTGCGAGAATACTATCTGCAAAGAAATGAAGATTTCAGTGGAGTGAGTGGTACTGGAATTGTAGCCGAAGGTGTTGTTATGCCTAGTGGTAAATGCATTCATGAGTGGTCACAGTCTTATGTTATTTCTCATAACATTTATCCTAATGTGCAGTCAGTACAGCATATTCATGGTCACGAAGGTAGAACAATCATTAAGTTCGTTGGAGAGGAAGAGTGATTGTATGACAGAGTTACTTAATCAATGGCACTGTGATGAAGATGATTGCGAAAAAGTCTTCTATACGATTTTAGGAGATGTTGCTGAGCATTGCCCTTTCTGTGAGAGCTATGATATATCGGACGGACGAGTGTTCAAAGTAGAGCCTTTAATTAAATAAAAGAGATATTTTACTTAATAAATCAGGAAAAATCAGATCCAAAAATAGCAGTAAATCAAAGGCTTTTGAGGGGTGTCTAATATGAATATTTTCGGTTTTATCAATTTTTCCTTACTAATTGTTCTCATCGTTTTGATAGTGAAGTTATTTAAGGAGAAACGAGATGCGTAAGAAAGATATTCTATTTAAATTAAAGAAGGAAATCAAGAAAGCTGAGCAAAGACAGAAACCTAATGCCATAAAAGGCAGTGGGCATATCAGAGGTTTAAAGAATGCTATCAGGGTAATCCAAGAACATAAATAAGAGGGATGGTCAAATGAACATAATTCAAAAAGAGTTTGATTCATACGGGAAAATGATAGAATACCTGTCCATGATAGAAGAATTAGATGGTGCTAGTTTCAAGTTTAAAAATGGATTATGGGTATTGGACATTATTAAGTTTGACAGAGCATTGGGATACTTAATAAGAGGTGAATAAAGTGTTGATACCATATACTCTTGTAGCAATTATAGCAATCGCAGGCTCGCTATGGTTGAGCATGTTTGCATACCTTATGTATGTTGCCTTCAAAGAGACGAAAGAGATGGAATACAGATTGAATCAGTGGTTAAACAAACAGTATTAAAGGAGAGAAGAACATGAAACGATTATATGCAGAAGAGTTTTATACATCAACATCAGAAGATGCAGTAAATCGAATTAAATGGTTACGTGAAAAACAAGAAGGATTAGATGAAGAAAAAGCTCTTCAACTACAGAAGATTGTATATAATGCTATTCGCTTAGAGTTAGGGACTACGAAGTTGATTGGTGCTTTATTACATAAGGATGGAAATGAAATTGGTATTCCAGTGTACAATGTAGAAGCTACAGGAGATAATGCATATACTCATCATTTTGATGAAGAACGTCAAGAGTTCTATATCGAAGTAGAATAACAGGGAGAGGTTAAGATGTTTGAAAACTTAACAACGAGACAAACTTGGATGTTAATTAATGATAAAAATGCAGTAGTTCATACTTTTAGCAACTTCAATCTATTGGAAATTCTTGAAATAAAGAAAAGCAAAGAGAAAGAAAAGAAAGAAAAGCTAGAGCTATTTATGCGAGTGAAATTATAAGAATAACAAATAACATAACAAGGTGGACACTATGACAATTAAAAACAACGAATCATACAAATGCAAAGAATGTGGGAAAGACTTCACGCTTGAGAATTTGGAGAAACATAGTTGCGTACCATTAAACGAAATGCCTTCATATGAAGATATAAAGGATGATATTAAAACAGAAACATATCGTAAGAAGTAGGTGAGAAGATGAAAATCGAAGCAAGCGTCAAAGTTGAATTGGATTGGTATAGAGATAGACGTTGTATGAATATACAAATTCGATTCATCAATCCGTTAAAGAGACGATTTACACCTCTAGGACTCAGACAAAGATTTTGTGAAATATTTGATGTTTCTTTGTTTCCTCAGCGTCTACTAGGAGAGGAAGAGATTGTTTACAAAATAGGACAGAACTACAAGGAAGCTGAATCGAAATTTTTTGATAGAGTTGCAGAACTTCTGCAAACAAAACATCTGAACAGACTTGTAGAAAACGAAGTTCGTAATTTTATGGGTGATTATATGGAGAAGCATCAGCTAGAGTCGATTATGAAACAGGTTAATCAGGGACACAAGGTTATTGTGACCATAAAAGAGGAGAAAGAACAGGATGAATACAGTCAAAGTTAAAGTGCGAATAAAGCGTATGAAAATTGATGACTATCGTATCAGTGAATGGCTTCGCATTAGAATGTGGTTCACTAATCCATTTGAACCCAATTTATTTAAGAAGTTTGTTATGTTGGAGGCGTCATTCGATAGTTATGATTACAGAGGTAATTTTGAGGAGAATGCCATGATATATCTTAAAGAAAAGTTGGCGAATGTGGTGAAAGTCAAGGTAATGGAATACTTAAAGAAAAGCCATAAAAAGAACAATCTTGATGGTCTAATTTCGGATTTCAACCAAAGTTTAAAAATCGAAATCACTTCAAAAGAACTAAAGGAGTACATGAATGCTTAAATCATACGAATACCATTCGAGTATAGATGATATTGTCATAGCAACAGGGTTATGTCATTTTGAGAATCAAGAGCAAGCAGAAGAATATGCATTCCAATTAGCTTGCTTAGAGTATTCCGAGAAGGCGAGTGACGGGAAATATCCTACGATATTTGACTTCTACAAGCAAGGATATACGCCTAGTGAAGCTATTGATAAATACTATGAGGAACAATTAAATCACATTAAATTTAGTGTGAAATTGCTTTCCTGACAAGTGTAAAAAATAATGCAAAATACATAAATCAGTGGATGTTTATTATGGTGAGATAACATCCACTGCAAAGAGGAGGAGTAGCATGGCAAGACCGTTGATGTGTCAGATTTGCAAAGAAAAGTCACCGAGAGAAGAAATGGAAGTGGATGAAAAGATATCTCCAAAGTCAGGTAAGGTTTCCCGAAAGTATTACCACGAAGGAGAGTGTTGGGAAACATTCCAAGAACAGAGAGCGTTCACCGATAAGGAGAATGAAGAATGGGATTACCTTTGGAATGTGTTCGAAGAGGTTTATGGATTCCCAGTACCATCGAGATTCGTTCCATTCTTACAGGATTTACGAAACGGCACTATCCGAGTAGGGAAAGTGAGACGTCGTACTAAGCGTGGCTATCCATTCAAATTGATTGCTGAGACATATAAAGCTTGTGAATCAGATATTGAGTGGGCAAAGAAGACCAAGGATTTCAAAGGGACTCTACAGGAGTGTCAGTATGGATTGGCAATTATCGCTAACAGCATCGTGAAAGTGAGAAATAAAGCTGAACGTGAGGAACGACAAAGAAAAGCAATCCGAGAGCAGGTACAGGAAGAAATGCAGTCTGAGACCTTCTTTACAAATGTTAAATACGATAAGAGCAAGCAAACGAAGAGAGTAGATATCTCAGATTTGTTGTAATTAGAAATGGAGTTGTAGCTATTGACTAAAAAGAATACAGCAGAAGAAGTCGCAAAAAAGTTGGCTAAAGAAGCCGAAATCTCCGAGGCTCTGTTGACGGGTTTGTTTTGGCATAACCCCGAAGAGTATTACAATTTATACAGCAAAGAAAAGCTGAATCATTCAACATTCAGAAATCCACACTGGGGATTCTTTTTTGAGTTAGGAAGAACAATGTTTGATGCGGATATCCGTGTATTTGACGATATCGTAACTCAAAAGACGTTGAATGATTTAAGTAAGAAGCACGTTAAGCTTTACGATAGCTTTGGTGGATTCGATACGATGAAGCAGGTCATGGTGGAAGTGAAACAGCGTGCAGAGAACTTCGAAGCCTATTATGAAGAGGTTCAGAAATATAACACAGTCAAGGAATTATACGACTTGTTTGGTGATAAGGTCGTTACCAAAGATGGAAACTATGACTATAAGCTACTAGACAGTGAGACTGTGTGGAATTACTGGGTAGATAAGGTTAGTAACGTAAGCACCACACAAGGTGAGAAATTCGATGAGTGTAGCTTATTAGAAGGAATGGATGAAGCAATTGATATTTGGGATAAAAATGTCGATGCAGGAATGCCTTTCTATCGTAGTCCACAGTTAACAAAGATATTTAGTGGATTTGCACGAGGAACTACATACATATTAGCCAACTATTCGGGTGGTGGTAAAACATCTTTCACTATCAGTAAAGTTATTATGTCTCACATTGAACAGAAAGAGAAGTTACTTATCATTGCGAATGAGCAGGATGAAATGGAATGGAAGAAGATGCTACTCATCACAGCAATGGGACAGAGTGGTAATATAATTGACCGTCAAAGGTTGAATGAGGGTGAATTTACAGCAGAAGAGAAGAAGAAACTTAAAGATGCTTCTGCATGGTTGAAGCAATTCACAGAGGGTAACGATAAACTTATTACTCTTGTATTCTTAGAGAACTACACAACAAAAAATGTTGAACGTGTAATGCGTAGACATGCTCGAAGAGGGACAGGAAGTGTCATTGTCGATACAGCTAAGCCACCTGAGGATGATATGTATTCTTCTCGTTGGGAGAGCTTCTACGAATCTATCAAGAAGATGTATCAACTTTCACGTAAAAATGCGAATGGTCTCAACATGAGATGTTGGATTAATGTCCAATTAGGAGACAATACGATTGGTCGTAGATACCTAGATGAAACGTGTCTTGGTGAATCTAAGAAAATTAAGAACGAAGCAGGGCAACTATTACTGGCTCGTTGGGCTTATCAATCTGAGTATGAAGGTGGTAAGAACGAATTACTGTGCTATCACTATGTGAAAAATGAAAGCAATCCTTTTGCTAAGAATGGATGGGTAAAAGAAGAGTTTACATTAGACCCTAAGAAGAAGTATCAGATTCTCTTTGTTCCTAAGAACCGACGAGGGAAAGCAAATAACACAGGCTTGAATATGTTGGTGTTTGAAGTCAATATGGCAACAAATACTTGGATTGAAAGAGGATTCACAATGGTAGATGACGATAGAAACAGTAAGTAGGAAGTTGGTATTGCGGTGTCTGATTTAAAAAAGATTAAACAGTTTATCTTAGAAAAAGAAAAGATAGATTTCGTCCTTGAGGAGCTTGGATGTAGTCATATTGAATTACGAAACAACCGCTATGAGGCTCAATTACCTGATAAGTTTAATAGTAACAATAGGCGAAGTGTTCAAATCCGTGTCAATGACAATCTATCTGCTCATATACGCTCTAGAGGTATGACAGGGGATATTTATTCATTGGTATCTTACATCAAACATGACTGCAAAACAGAAGATGAGATGCAAAATGACCTCTACAGAGCAAAGGAATGGTTAGTCGATATTCTTGATTGTCATCACTTGCTAAGCAAGGACAAGAAAAAGAGAGCAGACTTATTACATTGGTTGAAACCAATTAAAAAGAAGCGTACAAGAGTCGTAGACTTAGCTGAGATAACGCCTAATGATGTATTAGATGTAGAGGAAACCTACAAATACTACGACATGTATCCTGCTAAATGGTGGATAGATGAAGGGTTATCATGGGAAACACAGTGTGAATTTGAAGTAGGATTCGATATTTTAAGTGAACGCATTGTATTTGCCATTAGAGATGTAAGAGGAGAATTAGTTGGAGTCAAAGGAAGAACAGTGGTGAATGATTCAAGAAAATACCTTTATTTATATCCATGTAATAAGAGTATTGAACTGTTCAATCTATATCGTGCAACGCCAATAATCAAAGACATTAAGAGAGTTATCATCTTTGAATCTGAGAAGAGTGTAATGTTTGCTCATCAATATGGATACGGAGAGTGCATAGCAATCTGTGGTGATGAATTAAGTGATGTGCAGGCTCAATTAATTAAGAATCTTGGTCACGATGTACAAATAATCTTTGCGATGGACAAAGATAAGGATGCTGAATTTGTATACAGCCAAGCTGAGAAGATTACAAATCGTGAAATACATGCAATTTTCGATGTAGAAGACTTGCTACAAGGTAAGGAAGCACCAGTGGATAAAGGACAAGAAGTCTTTGAGAAATTACTTGAAGAGAACTGTTTCTTTGTACGTGGAAAGGAGCTATAGGCTCTAATAAATGTCTTACAAGTGTAAAAAATAATGAATAGGCGAGCTTCGGCTCGTCTTTAAATAAGGAGAGTGTTTGATGGATTGGATTAAAAGAAAACCAACTAAGAGAATCTTGAAAGCGGATTCGCTTACGAAGAGGATTGCAAAGATAAGAGGTATTGAGAACATTGAGGATTTTCTAGACCCACCAGTAAATGTTTTACATGACCCGTATTTGTTGGATAACATTCGTGAAGTCGCAGAGAGAATTAAAGAAGCTGTATTAAAAGGAGAGAGAATTGCGGTCAGTGCTGACGTAGATGCCGATGGCGTAACATCCACTGCAATCCTCGTCGATTATCTTTCCCAGTTCACAGACAATGTATACTACGTTTACCATCAGCGTGCAGAAGGTCACGGTGTCGAGTATCAAGTGGATAAGATTGATGATGAGACAAAGCTAGTTGTTGTACTAGATTCATCTACAAACTCAGTAGAGGGATGTAAAAAGCTTGTAGAACGTGGCATGGACGTACTCGTAGTTGACCACCATGACTTTGAAGTAGAGAATCCATATGCAACGATTGTAAATCCGCAAATGGACGATTACCCGAATAAAGCAATCAGTGGTGCAGGAGTTACATATAAAGTAGTTCAAGTGCTTGATGATAGTTTTGGTACTGGAATGATTGAAGATTACTTAGATTTAGTTGCAGTTGGTATTGTAGCCGATGTAATGAATCTCTCTGTAATGGAGAATCGACGCCTGATTATGGATGGTATCACAAACATTCAAAATGAAGGGCTAAAAGCAATCTTAGACAATGCCAACGTGAAGTTTGATGAAGTATCATCTACTACTATTGGATTCAGTATTGCGCCTCTAATTAATGGTGTAGCTCGAATGGATAAGATTGAATTAGCAATCGAACTTCTATTAGAACGTGACCCATTGGAGTGTAAGAAGATTGTAAAACAGATGGCTAAGCTAAATGATGACCGTAAGAAGAAGGAAATCGAGCTTATGAAGATGTACGAAGAGCAAGTTAATCCGAATGACAAGATTATCATTGCGATTGGTAATGACCCGTCAAAATCATTTAATGGATTAGTAGCTAATAAGATTGCTCAGAAATATAAGCGACCTGCTATTGTAGCTCGTGATTTTGGAGATAAGATTGCAGGAAGTTTCCGAAGTATGGGAGATTTCAACATGAACAGTTATCTAAAACGAACTGGACTTGTAAAGAAATCTGTTGGTCATCCATTTGCAGGTGGTGTAGAGGTTGTAGCTGAGAATGTAGAAGAGCTACGAGACTACTTCAATGAACACATCAATATGGATATCTTCTTAGATGACATCGAATACGACTTAGAAATGAAAGGTCGAGATGTAACGATGGGATTCGTAGAGGAACTGCAAGAGATTAACCGTATTGCAGGTAACGGATTCGAGAAAGTCAAAGTCCGAGTAACCGATTTAATGGTTGATGAGCGCAAAGTAATGGGTAAAAACAAGGATACAGTCAAGCTTGTTACAAACTGCTTAGATGCGATTCGATTCCGTGAGAACAGTGAATATGCAGATGATGTAGATACATTCGATGATATCGAGATTGTTGGAGAATTAAACATCAATGAGTTCTTCCATTGGGGACATCGAAAAAATATCGTAACGATTCAAGTAATCTTAGACGATTACAGACATATGTAAGATTTGCCGAACAAGGGTTAACAGTAGGCGAGCTATAGACCTGTAACCCTGCTCTTCCATGAAGAAAGACCCACAACCTTGCATAAGGTGGTTGAAGCAGTTAGATAGCTCAGTATTTGAAAGGAAAGGTGATTACAATCGAAGGTTTAGTAGGTATAAATGAATTGTTTGCTAAGATTGATAAGGTTCAAGAAGGTCAAGATTTAGCTTGCAGTTGTACAGAATGTTATTGGAATTTGTACTTTCCTAATCGTTCTGATTCTAAAGTATGTGTTTCTGAAAGTTTAACTGATTTTAAAATGACACCAAGTTCAACAGAGTGCAGAGGCTATTGGAGTTATGAAGAGGCATGTGGTCATCCAAAGAGATAGGAGTGAATACTTTGCATTGGGATAGTCATACAAATATGTTTTGGTTTGGAGCGAATGGCAATGAATATATGGCATGGAAAGGTTCACATCAGGTTCTTATTTATCCATGCGATAAGCATCCAAATCCTCCAAGTGGAGTAATTCAACATAATAAAAGAATTGAAACACTAAAGGATTTTGAAGAAGCACTGAATACGGGACATGAATTTGACTGTGTTTATGTTAAAAGTGGCATTCTTGGATAGAGAGGAGATTAATATTATGAAAGAACAATTGAAAAATAACTTCACACATCACCCACCAAAAGAGGGGCAAGTGGAGAAGTATGTAGATATTAGAAATGAAGGTTTGCATTTTGCTAACTTAATTGATGGCTTATGTCCTAATAGCCGTGAGAAGTCATTAGCTATTACAAAAATTGAGGAAGCGGTGTTTTGGGCTAATGCAAGTATCGCACGAAATTAATGTCAGTGTATTGAGCAGTGTCTTAGTTACTGCAATTAAAGAAGAGAACCCTATTCATTTAGGGATGACAGAAGAGGAGAGAAAAGGGTATGTATCAATTTTTAACGTTTGAAATCTTTGGAATGCAATGGTGGTTGTTCTTATTATGGATTGTCTATGTGATTTTCACATTAGTAAATGCATTCGGACTATACAGTAAGTATCACTACTATACGAAGCGACAACCGTTTCCGATGACAAGTGCAATCAGACAGACTTTCTTCGAGCGTGAATACTTTACTTTGTATGATTTACTTCGCACACCGTTAGTATTACCTGCAATTGTATTAGGTGTATTTGTACTGTTCTTGCAAGGATGTTTGAAGAAGTTCTTGAAGGTAAAACTATTTAAATTTAAGAGTTAGGAGAGGGAAAGAATGCTTAGAGCCAAGATTGTCGAATCTCATACAGATTTAGGATTAGAACGTGACTTAAACAAAGTACTAGAAACATTAGGAGACCAAGTAGTTAAAGTAAGTTATCAAATGTCTTCTAATCAGCGATATAGTGCGATGGTCTTGTACAATCATACGATGACGTATGGAGATGTAATGAGGCAGGTAGAAGACAAAGGTTTGCTGTACGCACACTAATATAAAAAATAATTAATTTTATGGTTTACAAGTGTTTAAAATAATGATAATATATATCTTGTAAGCAAAACAAATCAAAGCTTACACAGAACATAAGTTGAATTACTTTTTTATACTATTTCCTATTATTTTTCGAGTTTGGATTCAAAAGTTTGTCTCATGAAGAAAGAAATTACTACCAACCAACTACGACACACACAACAAAACACCTGCTAGTGGCGTTAGCAGGTGAGGGAAGGAGCTTTGCGAAAGCGAAGCTCTTTTTCGTTATTTAAAGAGAGGGCGATATATATGAGCAAGATAGCAAAAGCTTTATCTCATTTATCTAGTCATGGAGCAAAGCTGTCAGTAGATAAGATAGTGGAAGACTCTACAGTAAGAGATATCAAAGAATACATTACTTATCTTCAAAATGAGGTTAAGCGCAAAGAAGAGTCAAATAAAGAGTTGATTATAGAGAATGTTACGATGAAAGTGAAATTGGAAAAATATGAAGAGTCAGCTTAGATTGACTTGATGGGTTACATCTAATATAATAAGAAACCATAGGCGTGTATTGCAAAATACACAGAAGAAGAACCTTCCATTAGGAGGGTTCTTTTTTTATGCCTGCTTCTCATTCCACTCTTCATTTGTTTCCTCAATTGACTGGCGGAGTCTGATTAGAAAGTCCATCATCTCTATCTGCTCTTTCTCAGCATTAATAACCTTTGTTCGGTTTTTTATTTCCTCTTTTTCATCGGGATTATTTTTTATCCATTCTTGATGATGCCTGATAACACTCATGTGCTTTGCAATATGCGGAATGAGTTTCAACATAGTATCATTTGTACTCATATATTACACCTCTTTTATGTATGTTTCTCTTAGTATGGATATAGTTGGAAACAAATATACCTTGTGTAAAAGATGAGTTTTATGCAAAAAAATAACCCACCGTGCGCCAACACGATAGGTTTGTGATGACTGTAAATACAATCATCCTTATTGCATTTTTGCTCGTGGCTGTTATGGGAAGAACACGAACAAGAGAAAAATAGATAGTTTATCAGAGCAAAAATAAGCTCAACTACTATAGTAAGGAAAATTAAAGGTGAGGTCAATAAGTGTAAAAAATAATGAAATATATTGTTGACTTATGCTTTTGTGTGAAATATAATGAATATATACCTTTTAGGAGGGACTAAATATGTGCTTAGTAATCGTAGGAATCATATTGATTATAGCTCTTCTACTTGGTATAGTGAGTTTGTTCAAGAGCATGTTTTGGGGAGTAGTTACTCTTCTATTACTTGCTGTTTGTGCATATTACACTTTCTTTAAACAATACTGAGGGAGAGCTATCTTCCTTCATTGCAAGTATAAAAAATAATGAAACGAGGGGTAAACAATGAACGTAACAAAACATTGCAAAAGACGATATGCTCAACGTATCAAGGGCATCAAAGGTAAAGAGGAAATCAATGTCTTCGTAACTGCAAATCATGACAAGATTACAGAGGACGCCAAAAAGATGATGGAACATGCCATCTTCATTTGGAAGGGACAGTTGGGTGAGTCAAATATCACTCGAAATTTCTATATTAACGGTGACATCATTTTAGTAGCCGATACTGACAACACAGCGTTAGTTACATTATATAAAACGGATTACGGTTATTCTGACAAGACAAACCGCAAGATTGCAAAAGATTTACTTGAAGATATTCAAGGTTTAAATACAGAGTTAGAAGTTGCTGAGTTAGCAATGCAAGAAGAAGTAAATAAGGTTGATATCGAGCTTGATGGATTAGATGCTCAATTGAAGTCTTTAAAAGCTCAAGTAGAAGTAGTAGAGAGCCGAAAGAAAGCGAAAGCGAGTGAGCGCAAGTCATTATTCACTAAAACTCGTACTGTCAAAGAAGAGATTGAGAAGTTCGCTAAGATGCTATGTAACTCAATTGAGTACAAAGTTGACGTAAAAGAGATGTAATTAGATGTTCAAGTGGTTAAGCAACTTGTTTAAGAGATGTGAACATGAATGGAAATATCTCGACGAAAGAACAGAGACCATCGGTAGCTATGGGAAGTACAAAAGAATCGTTATGGTTACTTGCTTCTGTCCTAAATGCAAAGCTGTTGACGAGATAGGTTCTAAAGCATGGTACAGGTATTTGAAGAAATGTCAAATTATCAAAGAGTACGAAAAACAGAATAAAGAATAGAGGTGCTAGAATGCAGTTCACTTTAGCGGACTATAAGAAGTTCCAACTTGAAAAGGAAGAGGGCTACATTGCTGAAAAACGACATCCTTGGTTTAAGAATCTAGTAATTCTCAATTATACAAACCGAGCTGTTGTTGACCGTCGATGGAATAATGAAACAATGATGGCACGAGGATTAATCCTTGATACGAATACATTAGAAGTCGTTGCTAAGCCGTTTCCAAAGTTCTTCAATGTAGATGAGAATTTAGAGTATCAGCGTGATATTCCACGATGTGATTGTAATCCGCCGACATTAACAGTGAAGCACGATGGCTCATTAGGCATTAGTTATATGATGGGTAATGCTTTATTTTGGGCTACTAGAGGCTCTTTCGAATCTAAGCAGGCATTTATTGCGAATGAAATTTGGGATAGAAAGTATGCTACCAAAATAATTAAAGATGAGAAGCTTCGTGAAACACTACGAGGAATTACTCTTTTAGTTGAAATCATCGACCCTAAGACAAGAATCGTCGTGGATTACGAAGGAATGTCTGACTTAGTTCTTATCGGAGCTATCGACATCCGAGGTAAGTTTCCAATTGATTTAACAATGGATTCGTTGAAAGCTGTCGGTCAAATGTTAGATATGCCCGTGACTGAGCAAGTAGATTTAACCATTGATGAAGCAATCAAAATGAAGAGTGAAATCCCTGCCAATGAAGAAGGTTGGGTATTGCAGTGGGATAGTGGTAAGCGATTAAAGGTAAAAGGCGATGATTATATGGCTGTACACCGTGTAGCTTACGGATTATCACTCAAGCGAAAACTAGAAGCTTGGCATACTGGCAAAATGAAAGAATTAATCGAGCAAGTTCCCGAAGAGTTCCGCAAGGAAGTGGAATCATTCCAAGAGCAATGGGATGCACTTGCTGTGACGATTACTACGAATCTTCAATACATATTAGAAGAGTGTCTTGCTAATGCAGAGACTCGTAAAGATTTCGCTACAAATGTAAAAAATAATGAATCTCTAGAGAAGAAATATCAATCTCTAATCTTCACAGGCTACGACAGCAAGGAGATTAACATTGATGTAATCAAGATGTATATCTACAAAAACTACAGAGAGTTCATCAAAGAGGGAGAGGAAGAAGATGCTTAAATTTATGATGATGGTAGGCATCCCTGCAAGCGGAAAAACATCATTCGCAGAGCTTCTAGCAGAAAGAGATAATGCAGTTCTGCTTTCCTCTGACGTGATTGGTAAAGAGTTAAATGGTGAAGACCATGAGCGCAATAGTCAGGATGTGTTTGCTCTAATGTTTGAGCGAACCGTGGAAGCTCTAATGCAAGGAAAAAGTGTTGTATATGATGCAACAAATATCAATCGTAACCGTAGAATCGGATTACTTCAACGACTTAATAAGACTTTTAAAGCGACTGGTGCTATGAAGTTTGTGTATTACATTAATACGGCTGTTGAAGTAGCTCTTTTAGATAATGGATTAAGAGGAAAACCAGTACCACCTTTCGTGATTGAGCGCTCATACAAGAGCTTAAATGTACCAATCAAAGAGGAAGGTTGGGATGATGTATATATCATTCAACGTCAAGAGGGTGTATTTGATATTGAAGACCGCAGAAACATTATGAAGATTGTTCAAAGTGGCGGAACTCATGAAGAAATCATGACAGGTCTTATGGGGTATTTCCCTGAGTTCTTAGCCATGTATAACATGCCACAGGATTCGAAATACCATTCATTCTCTGTGAGTCGCCATGTATACCATGTATACAAATATGTCTTTGACAACTTTGATAATGGAAGTGAATATGACCGATTAGTGATGCTGTGGACTGCACTGCTTCATGATATTGGCAAACCATACTGTAAGAATTTTGAGAGCCGTGACGGTGAGGAAACACGCTATGCAAACTTCATCTCACATGAGAATGTAGGAGCGCAAATGGCTAGCTCAATTCTTGCTAAAGCAGTACATAATGATGATTTTATCCTTCAAGTCACTAAACTGATTCAGTTCCACATGGTTCTGCTTAATGCAGGTGAAAAAGGTCAGAAGAGACTAAGACGACTTGTAGGAGATGAAACATACGAGATGTTAGAAATCTTGCGAGATGCGGATACTCTAGCACACTAAGGAGCGAATGAAATGGGAAGTATTACATATAACGGTAACACGTATTACGGTAATAGCATTCAAATCAGCAATGGAGCAGTTTTCATTGATGGTGTCCTTCAAACAGAAGGGCTAAAAGGAAACTTAAACATTAAGGTTGAAGGAGACATCGGTCAGTTAATCACGGATGCTCCAACAACTATTGATGGAAATGTATTAGGAAATCTACGAAGCAGAGGCTCTGTTACCTGTCGTAATGTACAAGGTTATGTAGATGCAGGCGGTAGCGTAACAGCTCATGATGTAGGCGGAGATGTAGATGCAGGTGGTTCAGTTCGATGTGGTAAAGTTGGAGGCTCTATAGATGCAGGAGGAAGCGTCAGACACGGTTAAGGAGGAAAAACAATGGGTTTTGTAATGGGATTCATTATAATCACAGGATGGTTAGCTGTTCTTGGATGCGGAATAGGTTATTTCATCCATTGGATGGAAACTAAGAATAGGAAAAAAAGATAGCAGGAGGATTTACATGGGCTTTGTAGGCGGATTCGTTGTAATTACAGGATGGCTAGCTCTCATTGGGACGTCAGTGGTTTGTGCCATTAAATACTTTTGGGAATGGTGTGACGAACGCTTTTAGAGGAGTGTATTAGATGAAGTTTATCGAGTTTTTAAAAAGAAATCGCACCTTTATGATTGCTCTATGCATTTGCAATTTCGTGTTGGCATTTGCAACGAGTTTCGATATAATTTACTCCATTTTTTCAACTATATTTTCAATGAGTTTTACGTCAATAGTCTTATATTTCTTTGATAGAAAGTTTGGTGCAAAATGAATTTTTTAGCTTTTGTGGAAAGAAACTGGATTACTGTTATATGGGTAAGTGTTCTGAGTTTTGGTTTAAGCTTTGCGGATAGTAGTGATGCAATGGAATCAATTATGTCAACCTGTTTTTCAATGACTTGTACACTGCTACTTATGTATGCAGTGGACGATAAAATCCATGAGTGGTTGGATAAGAAGTAATGAGAAAGATTGAACCGATGACAATAACCGAGGAGCAAGCAGAGTGGCTTCAACAGTATTTAGAGAAGCCACCTAAGCTGAATCCGAAGCTTAAAGTAAAGTTGACGAAATTTATGAAGAGGAGGCGTAATCAAAGTGGAGAAACAGGAGATATTCGATAAGATAGTTGAATGGGAATCCGAAGCAGGTGAAGACTTCTTGGATTATTTCGATGGCTATCTGAGGGCTAATAATTTCATGTTTTGGTGTATGGGTAGAAGATATATCAGCAAAGAGAATTTTGGACTATGGGAAGCTGAATGGCGAAAAAGTAAGCTTGAGGCTGAATGTGCAAATTATTATGTTTGCAGTGAGGACACTCCATACGCAATCGTCAAAACGGACGATAGATATCTTGAAGATGATTGGAAGAAGGCTTACATGATTGTAGCTGAGTTCATTTCTGAGAGTCCTACATATATTCGAAGATTTACAAAGTTCCTAGAAGAAGGTGAGTAAATGTTATTACCAAAGAAAGTAACCTTCTATTGTAAGTCTGAGAGTGCAGATGATGTTCTTCATGCGTTCCCTATTGATTCAGAGGCGACTAATCATGATACAGCAGAGAAGTGGGCTACTGAGAATAAATTTGATTACAATTATGAAACTCATAGCCGAGAAAATGAGCGGACTATTCCACCGACTGTGTTCGAATTAGAAAACAAAGCTTTTGATAATGTTGCTATCACAGACCTCAAGCAACGTGGAAACGGTGGAAGAGCTTATCAAGTAGTCTTAGACCTTGGAGAACATAAGGTACGTGTAGATTTACGTGAGAAGGCGTTAATGGATGTAATTAATAATGCAGGTATTTTAGCAGGCGGAAAACTCAATGGAACGTTTTGCTTCATTAAAGATGGCGCACAGACTAACCTTGTACGAGAAGGTTCAAAAGACCATCAAGAAGCTGTTAAAGATACTGATAAGAAAGAAACTTTCACAAAGAATATCAAGAAGAGTGACTTGAAGGTGGGTTATGAATATGAAACTCTAAGCGGAAGTAAAAGTATTTTCTTAGGATTCGTATACACTGCTGACGTGGATATTCATACAGGAGAATTATCTAAGCCGTACAAAGCTATGTTATTTGTGAAAAGTGGTCACAACTTCGAAGAGATGAGCAAAGATTTGAGAAGCGATGACAAGGATGCTCTAGCGAAGAAAGAAAATCTGTATTTATGGGATTTCAAAATATTAAAAACTCATTCATTTAAAATCGAGAATGGGAGACACGTAGATATTGAGACAAGTAAAGTATTAGAGAAGATAAATGCTTTCGGTGAAGCTAAGCGTCAAAGATATCTAAAAACGACATACCATAGTGATGCTCTTGAAGGTCACAGATTAGGATGCCTTGTCACTAATAAGAAAGACATGAATATAGGTAATGAAGGTCTGTCGGAAGTTGTTAAGGCACAACGAGATTATGAAGATAGACGCAGGCATTATTGGCGTGGATGGTAATGGTGCAAGGAGCATGATTATCAAATAAAAGGATGTTTTTATTCTAAGAAGAGAAGGAGATTTATATGGGTACATATGTTGAATTACATAAGATTCCTTTCACGAAGTTCGTAAATGAATTAGTGGAGAAATATAGAATCGAAGACCGAGACTTCCTAGAAAAGATTATTACGACATTTGGAGAAGTTGTTGGAGATACATTTATCATCTTAAACAATGAAAAGCAAGAAGAATACAATAGCTACTATAATCTTAGTCGCTTCTTAGACAGGTACTATCACATTGAGGGTTCATTTGATGTAATGTTAGAACTGGAAAAAGAGATGGTGACGAATGTCTCTATATATGAAGCGGAAGAGAATCTAGATGTTGAACTAGATGATGAAGAGGAAGAAGAGTAAATATGGAAAGACCATTATATTTAGAATCTCTAAATGCAAAATGCTTTAGATATGGTGAAGAGAATCCGAGAGTAATTAGGCTTGTGAACTTTACACCAAAAGGGTATGAAGAAAGACCGTGTTTCAAAGTAATGTATGATAGCGATGGATACATAGATTATGTCCCGTATAGCGAAATTGCAGACAACGTTTGGAGATTGATTTAGTAAATTATCCTCTTACTTTAAGGAGGTGTGTAAGGCATGTATTCACTAGGCGAAGACTGGAATGAGCTTCATGAGGTTTGTAGGAGAAGATTGAATGACAATCCGAATAGCACATTACTAAAAGATGTAATGGAAGTGTTAAATGAGTTTAGTAGGAAGCATAGTATTGATTATAAGATTACTACTAATACTATTTACGCTCCAAATCTAAGAATTGATAGCTCAACAGATTACGAGAAACAGTTGCACAAAGAGTTTTGTAAAGATGATAACTTTGTGCTGAAAAATTACATTGTCATTTATTATAATCGCTTTGTAAATGAGATTCAAACGTACAAGGTCATGGCAATTAATAGATTCCGTGCAGGTAGAGAATTTTATAGAGCGCACAATAGAAAGATGTATCACGACTGTATAGAGCAGATTGTAGGAGGCAAACCCTCTCTATGAATTAAACGAAGTCACACCTTTTTGAAGGAGGTGAGTAATACATGGAAAAGTTATTACTAGAATTGGTGCCGATTATTGCAACGGTATTCCTATCAATCTGTTATATTCCTCAGATTGTTAAAAACTATAAGACTAAAGATGTTAGTAGTATCTCATTATGGTTTTGGGTATTGTTAAACATTGCATTAACTCTTATGTTCACAAATGCATTTATGATTTATAACAAATTTGGAACATATGGCTATCTGATTACAGAGACATTTAATTTAGGTCTAGCAATGATAGTGTTGGTTCAAGTGTTTATTTATCGAAAGAAGTAAATTATCTTAAACACAGGTGTAAAAATTATTTTTAATACAAGTGTGAAAAATAATTAAAAAGGTATTGCCAAAGATATTCTTATGTTGTACAATAGCTATTGTAAGTGAGTTAAGACATTGCAGACACGGTTTACAAGTGAGAAAAATAATAACATCACTAACTTGCTTATAATATTACAGACATAGGGATGGTACTACAAATGGAAAAACAAATTATAGAATCAGCAAAACAAAACATTATAAAAATAGTAGACTCTTTAGAAGTTGCAAATATAGACCAAGTTTATAGTGATGTTGTGAAATACTTAGACTTTGCAAAAGCTTATAGCCAATTGCCTCATATTATTAATGGGATAAATGAAGTGAGCGAAGAAGCGAATGAGCCTAATCAATCAAATGTCGTTAGTTTAAGTGGAGATACAATTCAGTTACATACAGAGAACAAAGCTGAGGGTTACGAGTTTAGGAGAAATATCAAAGGTGGATTTTTAGAAGGAACGGACATATATGTTCCCGAAAGATTTATCAGAGAGCTTGGACTACAGCATGGAGACATCGTTAAAGCCGAGAAGATTGGTGACAAGCGATATAAGTACACAGTATTAGATGATTGCGGTTGTGATAGTCTATCCGATGTAATTTCAATTAAAATGGCTGTTGTAGAACTTGACCCTGCAAGCAATCATTATAAGGCTAGTAAGGATTGGATGGATAATCCCATTATAGTCAATGGTAATGAAACGGAGATTATTATCTCAGACAGTGATTTTAGAAGTTTTAACATCATGACAGGAGATATTGTTGATATCAGCGTAGATAAAAATGACCTTGATTTCAGCCGTGTTGTTTGGAAACATGCAACAGCAGATGAATACAAAAGACAGTACACATCAAACATCAGGAAAGAACCTAAGAAGCCTATCATAGAGAAGAAGAAGTACGAACAATTCCTTGCAGGTAAAAAGGTTGTTATGGTTGGATTCGATGTAGAAAAGGCTAGCTTCAAGGATGCAGTTGAAAGACATGGTGGACAATTCGAATGTCTTCATGGAATGGAAGATGAGTCAAGATTTGAAGCAACTATGAAAGATGCAGACGCAGTTGTGTTAATGCTGAGCTACGTCAAGCATAGAGGTACTATCTTAGCAAATCAGCTTTGTAAGGATAATGATATCCCATGTGATTCTTTACACACTAAAGGTAAGAGTGGGTTTGTGAGAATGGCAAAAGAACTAATAGACAAGAAGGCTAAAGAGGTACATGTTAGCTTAAAATAATTATTACAAGTGTAAATAATAATAAATAATGCAATAAATAATGAGTTAATCCTGTATTGTTGGTGGTTAGAAGATGCTTTGCTTCTATTGTAAGGAAGGTATCTTCTAACCACCAACCACAGGTGATAAAAATAATGATTTGAGGTAGGTGTTTGAATTGCCTGTAGTTGCAGGTTTCATCTTAATTGGCGTTGTTCTTGTAATCATTGCAATGATTCTTGGAAAGTTAGGAATCTTAGACAAGGTTGAAAAGGCGTCAGAGAAAGCAAAAAACACATTAAAAAAAGAAGAGAAAAAGGAGAGTATTTAACAATGGTAATGAAAAAAGGTGCAGTAATTTTCTTAGCAGGTAGTATTTTAGTGGGTTCAGTTGTAGGTATGTGTACGACTAAGATTTCACAAGGTCAAGCAGGTGTTGTTTACAGTGCAAGCGGTGGTGTTAAAGGTGAAACATTATCTCAAGGTTGGCAAACAGTATCTCCATTTAGCCGAGTTACGGAATATCCGATTTCTACATCTACAGTTAATTACAAAGATTTAGCAATCGCTACGAAAGACGGTAAGCCGTTAACAATGGAAATTACATACGACTACTTCAATGATGTAGAGAAATTACCTCATATCTTCAACAAGTTCAAAGGTGCAAAGCCTGAGGCGATTGAAGATTCATGGTTAAAATCACGTCTAAAAGAGAGTGCTTTATCGGTAACATCTAAGTACACAATTCTTGAAGTATTCCAAAACCGAGAAAATATCCGTACTGAGATTCAAAAGAATTTCCAATCTGACGTTAAGAAGCATGGTTTCATCGTTGAGAACGTTACATTAGGAAATCCAAAAGCTGACGGTCAAACTGAGCAAGCACTGCAAAAGGTAATCGACCGACAACAAGAATTAGAAGCTTTAGAAATTGAGAAGAAACAAGCTGTTGTAAGAGCTGAGAAAGCGGTTGAAGAAGCAAAAGGTGAAGCAGAATCTAAGCGCATTAAATCAGAAGCAGAAGCAAAAGCTAACGAAACTGTTAAGCAATCATTATCTGCTGAGATTGTGAACTACGAATCTATCAAGAAATGGGACGGTAAATTACCAAGCGTTACAGGTGGTTCAACACCTATGGTAACAATTCCTCAAGGAAAATAAGCAATAAAACTACTATGGAGTGGATACTCTGCTCCATAGTTTAACTTACAAGTGTAAAAAATAATGAATTGGAGTTGGCTGAGTTGCTTATTGTATATGACTCAAAGACGAAAAACGTTGAGAGATTCGTACAAAAGCTAGACATGCCCAACATGAAGATTCATAGAGACTTAGAGATTAGCGAGAAGTTCGTCTTGATTACATATACGACGGGCTTTGGTGCTGTCCCTAAGTCTACTATGGATTTTTTGAGAAAGAACCCCAAGCACGCTGAGAACATCATAGGTGTTTGTGCTAGTGGCAACAAGAATTGGGGCATGAGATTCGCTTTTAGTGCCGACAGAATCTCAGAGGAGTTTGAAGTAAATATATTGCACAAATTCGAGATGTCGGGGCTAGACAGCGACGTTGAAAAAGTTAAATCAGAGGTGAAACGAATTTGGCAAAATATTATGAACTGAATAATGAAGTAAAGATTGAGAAAGATGGAAGATTCCAATTCGAGAAAGACTTGGAAGCAGTAAAGAGTTACTTTGTAGACCATGTTAATCAGAACATGCAATACTTCCACACTATCAATGAGCAATTAGAGTACATGTTTGGCGAGAACTCAACTGAATCAATCTACTATGACAAGAAAATCTTTGACATGTATACATTCGAAGAAGTAGAAGAAATCTTCAAATATGTGTATGACAAGAAATTTAGATTCGCATCATTCATGTCAGCATTTAAATTCTACAACAATTACTCGTTGAAGACAGATGATGGCACACGTTACCTAGAGCGATACGAAGACCGAGTAGCTGTAAATGCATTGTTCTTTGGTAAAGGCGATGTAGAGAAGGCTAAGCGATTTGCGACTGTATTAATCCAACAAGATTATCAGCCTGCAACACCAACATTCTTGAATGTAGGACGCTATCGTGGTGGTAAATACGTATCATGCTTCCTATTAGATACACAGGATACAACGGAAAGTATCTTCTATGCACTACAATCAGCAGGTCACTTGTCACGTATGGGTGGAGGAGTTGCAATCAACTTATCTAAACTACGTAGCGCAGGGGAAGACATTAGTGGAACTGAGAATGCTTCTAAGAGTGTTGTCGGTGTAGCTAAATTATTTGAAGGTGTATTCAACCAGTTCGACCAAAAAGGTCAACGTAAAGGTGCAGGTGCGGTTTATTTAAACATTTTTCATCCTGATATCATCGAGTTCCTGTCTACGAAAAAGATTAATGCCGATGAGAATATCCGATTAAAAACACTTTCTCTTGGTCTTATTATCCCAAACAAGTTCTACGAGCTTGCTGAGAAGAATGAGCCGTACTTCACATTCTATCCTAATTCAGTACGAAAAGAGTACGATATGTACCTTGATGACATGGATATGGATGAATGGTATGAGAAGTTACTTAATAATCCACGAGTACGTAAGAAGCAAATGATTCCTGCTCGTAAAATGCTTACAGACATCGCTAAAACTCAGATTGAGAGTGGTTATCCATACCTAATCAACATTGATAATGCGAATGAACAACACACACTTAAAGGGTTAGGTAAAGTCAAAATGTCTAATCTGTGTGTCGAAATTTTCCAACTACAAACCGAGTCTGATATCCAAGGATACAAAGGCGAAGATAAGTTTGGGTACGATGTTAACTGTAATTTAGGTTCTATCAACATCGTAAATGTCATGGAACACAAGAATATTAAAGAGGCTGTACGATTAGCGACTAACGCTTTAACGACAGTATCTATCGAATCTGCAATTGATGAAGTACCAACTGTTAAGAAAGCAAATGAAGCACTTCACTCTGTTGGTCTTGGAGCGATGAACCTGCATGGATATTTAGCTAAGAATAAAATCCTATACAGTAGCGAATCTGCAAGAGACTTTGCTGACACATTCTTTATGATGATGCGTTTCTATGCATTAGAAGAAAGTAATGACATAGCCAAAGAGACGGGCGAAACATTTACAGGATTCGAGAAGAGTGAGTACGCAAACGGAAATGCTCTCAAGAAATACTTGGAAAAGAGTTTTGCTCCGAAGACTGAGAAAGTACAGAAATTATTTGAGGGAATTTATATTCCAACTCAAGAGGACTGGGCTGAATTAAATGAAAAGATTCAGAGACACGGACTGTTCAATGCTTACAACATGGCAATTGCTCCGACTCAATCTATCTCATATGTTCAGAACGCTACTCAAAGTGTACTTCCTGTCATCGAACAAATCGAGACTCGTACATATGAAGATAGTACAACGCATTATCCAATGCCGTACATCTCAAATGAGAATTTCTTCTTCTACCAATCAGCATATGACGTTGATATGTATAAGCTGATTGACTTAATGGCTGTAATTCAAGGTCACGTTGACCAAGGAATTTCAACAACATTATATGTAGATGGAATGACAACGACGACACGAGATTTAGCTAGATACTTTATCTATGCACAGAAAAAAGGACTGAAATCTCTGTACTACACACGTACAAAGAAATCAGATATCAGCGAATGTAGTTCATGTTCAGTTTAACGGGTTTCCGTTAGGCTGAACTTATATTAAACAGAGGTGAATTTATGCATAAAGCAGTTAATTGGAACATTGAAGAAGATAGTTTTACACAGATGTTTTGGCAACAAAACGTTGCTCAATTTTGGCTAGATACGGAAATTCCTATTTCCAATGATTTAAAGTCTTGGAGACTACTATTTCCCGAACAGCAAGAGACTTATAAGAAAGTATTAGGTGGTTTAACACTGCTAGATACCAAGCAATCTATCGCAGGGATGCCTAAGATTTCCGAACATATTCCCGATTTACAGCGTAAAGCAGTTCTATCATTCATGGGAACTATGGAAGCAGTACATGCAAAATCTTATTCTACTATTTTTACAACACTTATCAGTCCACAAGAAATTGATGAAGTGTTCGAATGGGTAAATGCACATCCACGACTGCAACAGAAAGCAGACCGCATTGATAGCTTGTATCAGAATATCAATGATGAGCTAAGCCTGTATATGGCTATGGTAGCGAGTGTATTCCTAGAAAGTTACTTATTCTATAGTGGATTCTTCTATCCTCTGTATCTTGCAGGTCAAGGAAAGATGGTTGCTAGTGGTGAGATTATCAATCTAATTTTACGTGATGAAAGTATTCACGGAGTTTATGTTGGTCTTCTAGCTCAGGAAGTATTCGAAGAGCTAACAGAAGAAGAGAAGCAACATGCACACAATATGGTAATCGAGCTGTTAGAAGAGTTGATGGAAATTGAGTTCCGCTACACTGAGGAAATCTATGCTCCAATTGGATTAGACCATGAAGTAAAGAATTTCCTACTCTACAACGCTAACAAAGCGATGATGAATTTAGGTCTTGAGCCAATCTATGAAGAGAAGAAGATTAACCCTATCGTTGAGAATGGATTGAAGACAGATACGAAGAATCATGATTTCTTCTCAACTAAAGGTAATGGATATTTAAAAGCCATTTACGAAGATTTAAATGACGATGATTTCTACTTCCCACAATTGGAAGCTGAAAATAAATAAACAAAACGAAAGGAAGTACAGTAATGAAAGTAATGAAGTTTTATCAAACACCATGTACACCATGTAACATGCTTGTTGACACTATGAGCCGTTTAGGTGTGACAGCAGATGAGGAATACAACGTAAAAGAAGAAAAAGGTATGGAAATGGCAGGAGAGTTTGGAGTTGTAAAAACACCAGTACTAATTCTGTTAGACGATACTGGTGCAGAAGTACAACGTTATCAAGGTGTAGGTCAATCAAAAGTGACTGAAATCTTTACAAAACGTGGATTATTGTAAGCAATGATTGATGTACAAGAAAATGAAGAACTCAAGGAATTGATAGAGAAGAATCCTGACTGGGAGATTGTACCTGTTAGTGAAGATATGGTACTTGTTCTACCACGTCAAGAAAAGATGATAAAGGTTGTTTTTGAGCCACCTGACGTTAGTGATTGGAGGATATTATGATTAATGAATTTGGTTTTAATTGGCGTGAAATTAGCGTTGATTACGTTAAGAAGTGTGTAGGTAAAGAGGATTTGATGTGCAAGTATGGCAAAGAGTTCTTTTTCATTGAAAAGACAGATGTTCCGCCCGATTATATCAGATTCGATTTTCTAATCAATGGTTCTTGGTACATCCGAGTCAATTAAATTAAGGAGATGGGAATATGGAAAGCAATCCTTTGAAAAGTTGGATGGAACAATGCTTAGCAGAGTTCGAAAGAAAGCATAAGGTCAAGTTATCACAGACTGAAAGAGAAGTATTTCTCTTTGCTTTTGCTGAGGGAATCAAGGTTGGAGAAGATTGCGGATTCCTATTGTAATTAAGTTAAAATGACAATTTTATTTAAGGGAGGGAGCTTCATGAATATCAAAAAAGAGCTTGAAAACACTCTTGAAGAAATCAAAGAGGAGTTACAACAACGCACTTACAACCACGAACAATACGGAATCCTTCTGATTGCTAAGGCAAAGGTATTAGTAGCTCTGCAAAAATACGAAAACTAGTGAGGAGAAAATAGAGTGAGTAATTATAGTTTAGTTAAGAAATCTGCTGTTGAAGGGTTTAAAGTAACAATTGTTGCTGATTCAAATGACGCTGATTACATCACAACAATCAATACATACACAAAGAAGGAATTTGAAGACGGTATTATTGGTGAGTTAATTGATTTGCAGGAAAACCATAGCGGTCACTATCAATTAGAAGGCTTTGATTATGGCTACCTAGACATGCCATTTTGTGAGCATGGCTGTCACTCATTAGAGAGTATTGAAGTAGAGTACACGGATGCAGAAGGTAACGTGTGGGACGTATCGTTTTAAAAAACATCACAAGTGTAAAAAATAATGAATTTACCCCTCGTAATGAGGGGAAGCGGAGGGAAATACAATGACAAAATTAAAGAAGAAGAAAAATTATTACAAAGCAGGCGAGTTAGTAACCCTAAAGGAAACTAAGGAGATTGTGAAAGTTAAAGATGTAAATCTTACTAGCTATGAAGCTACTGTTACATACAAAGATGGTAAAGAGAAAGTTATTAAGTTATGGGACATCCGTAAGTTACCAATTCGCAAAGACTCTCACAAAGATACAGTGTTATTTGCACGAGTTCGTGAGGATGCAATTATCCCGACTAAACGTGATGAGGATGCAGGTTTTGATTTATATGCAAACTTAGAGACTGCACGGGTGGTTCAAGAAGGAGAAGAGCAAGTTCATGTACGTGAGCTGTTACTTCCAAAGGGTAAACCGACGTTAGTACCAACAGGTATTGCAACATCTATGCTTCCTAAGTACTACATGAATCTGAAACATGAGCGTGGTTCTACTGGGAAAGTAGGCATGAACATTTTAAGTGGTGTCGTGGATAGCGGATATCGTGGAGAAATCTTCATTAACATTGTACCTCTTTATAAAGACATCGTTCTTACATCCGCTGTAACAGAAGTTGAAGAGCATGAGAATATGATTCTTTACCCATACAATAAGGCAATTGCTCAAGCAACAATTGAGTATGTGCCACCAGTACGAGTGAAGGAAATTTCATTTGAAGAATTAAAAGCGATTCCGTCTGAGCGTGGTGAAGGCAAGTTAGGTTCAAGCGGTAAATAAAACTAGAGGAGCAATTATATATGGCATACGAAAATACAGGCGCAAAGAAAATTTATTTAGCATCACCTTTCTTCTGTGAGGAAGAAATTGAAAGAGTAGCATTCATGGAGAAAGTATTGCGTGAGCAAGGATTTGATGTATTCTCTCCACGAGAACATCAATTTGACCAGTACGAGCTTTTCTCTAAAGAATGGCGTGAAGTAGTGTACTTAAATGACATGAAGCACTTAATGGAAGCTGACATGGTAGTAGCTATTTACGATGGCGAAGGTGAAGGTTCTGACCAAGGAACAATCTTTGAAGTTGGAGCAGGTATCGTAGCAGGTAAATTTGTGATTGTATTCACAGAGAAACATGATGGCATCAACTTAATGCTTACTGATTCTTGTCACGCATTCCTAAAAGGTCGTCAAGAAGCTCTAGATTATGACTGGAAGAACCTACCGACTAACTACTGGCATGGCGGAGTTCGCTAATTACTGTTAATTGCTGTGGGGCTTTATGCTCCATGGCTAATAAATAACTAACATTAAGGAAGTGGGCGATGGCTATTATCTGTGTAGGCGGAATGATTTCTTTAGGGAAATCTAGCATGGCTAAATTATTAGGCGAAACATTAGAAAGTGAAGTGTTCTACGAATCAGTAGACAACAACCCTGTATTGGAGCGATTCTATACAGCAAGTAAAGAGGAAGCAGAAGCAGAGCGCTTAACATTCCTACTGCAACTGTGGTTCTTAAATACGAGATTTGATTCTATTAAGAGAGCCTTGATACACTCTCACAACGTATTAGACCGCAGTATCTATGAAGATATCTATTTCATGAAGCGTAATCAGCAATACGGACGATTAATTGGAGAAAACCGAATTACTGATTTAGAGGAAACAATCTACATGGGACTCTTTGAAAACATGATGGAGGAACTTGAGGAATTACCGAAGAAATCTCCTGACCTTATGGTTTATCTAAAAGGAAGTTTTGAAACGGTAATAAAGCGAATCAAGCAACGTGGACGTGAGTTTGAATTAGATGAAAAACTAGTCGAGTACTACAGATTCCTATGGGAAAAGTACGACGAGTGGGTAATGAAACACTATAAAGCTAGCGAAGTCTTAATCATTGAAGTGGACAATCTAGACTATGTTCATAACGAATCGGACAAAGAGTATGTAGTTAAGCTTGTAAAAGAGAAATTAGAGGAATTAGGTATCTAGGAGGAAATTAGAAGTGCAGATTTTAATATCAGTATTAGGTCTTATTGGTCTAATGGGATTAGCATTCTTGCTATCTGAAAATAAGAAGAAAATTAAGTGGCGAACGATTGGAACGGCTTTAGCTATGCAATTCCTATTAGCTTACTTATTAGTAACAAGCGCAGGTCAACAAGCAATGAAATGGTTATCGGATGGTTATACAAAAATCTCAAGCTATGCAACAGATGGAATCATGTTCGTATTTGGCGGATTCTTTAATGAGCATACAACATTTGTATTTGCAATCAATGTATTGATGGTAATCGTATTCTTTGGAGCGTTATTCGCTGTGTTATTCTATCTGAATGTCATTCAGTTCTTTGTTAAATATGTGGGTGGTGCATTATCTAAACTACTTGGTACTACACGAGTAGAAACATTTAGTGCAGTTATGAATATCTTTGCATCACAAAACGAAGTTCCGACATTCATTAAACCATATCTAAAACATCTGACGAAAGCAGAGCTGTTTGCGGTAATGGTTGCAGGAACAGGTTCTATGGCAGGTTCAATCTTAATCGGATACAACTTAATGGGTATCCCGTTAGAATGGTTACTTGTGGCGTGTTTCATGGTTACAGGTTCTAGTTTATTGGTAGCAAAACTAATTGTTCCCGAAACAGAAGAGAGCCAAACGAACGGCAAGATTGAACTTGACCGTAAGCAAGGTTCGGCTAATATTTTCGAAGCAATTTCAAATGGTGCAATGAGTGGTATGCAAATCGCTTGTGCTACAGCTACAATGTTAATTGCTTTCGTAGCATTAATTGCATTAGTAAATGGTATCTTAGGAAACTTTGGTGTATCACTTGAACAGTTGCTTGGATACTTATTCTATCCACTCGCATTCCTAATGAATGTAAGCCATGACCAAGTAATGACAGCAAGTCAATTATTAGGTCAGAAGTTCGCAACGAATGAGTTTATTGCTTATTCTGCAATGGCAAAAGAGATGGCACAAATGGATACTCGTACAATTGCTATGCTGACTATTGGTATCGGTGGCTTCGCAAACTTCTCATCTATTGGTATTTTATTGGGAAGTCTTGGTGTTCTCGCTCCTGAGAAACGAGGTATTGTTGCTAAGTACGGACTTCGTGCAATTGTAGCAGGACTTTTAGCAAATTTAATCAGTGCAACTATCGTTGGTATTTGGTTGCTGTAACATGGAGAGAGGGAGAAATCCTCTCTCTTTTTATTTGTTTAAATACAGATGTAAAAAATAATAAAAAAGGTATTGCAAGTGCATAAATTAGATGTTACAATGTGTATACAAGGTTGAGGGAAGGAGTGAAATGGTTGAATCAAAAGCTCTTAAAGCTTTACAAGTATGGTTGGAGCTTGAGAGATATATCAGACGAGTTCGGTATTACCGAATCGGAGATTAAAGCAGAATTGTTACGTTACAAAAGTTCTAGTAGGGTTATCGGGAAGAAGTTGAGTGATGACTTCAAGATGTTCTTGATGGAGCGTTTTAACAACACGAATGAAACTTTATCGGCAATCGCAAAGTTGTTTGATATGTCGAACTCAACGATGACCAAGATTAATCGGGAATTTGGAACTACTGAGTCCAAGAAAGTCGAAGAGAATGAAGATGATGCATTCAAACCGATTAATTGGGACAGTTGGAATGCATGCCCGACATGTAAAGGTTCAAATGTAAATCAACTAAACAACACGTACATAGAAGAAGATATTGTGGAAGATAACAATATCTATAATTCCTATTGCCTTGACTGTCACACTGAATGGTTATTGCATGATGGAATAGTAAAACAAGTTGTTTGGGAATTGTTAGAGAGTGCAGATGCTCTCGATGAAAATTAATTATAAGTGTTAAAAATAATGAATATAGATACGCTGATTGTCGTTTTAGAAATAGTACTCTTAACCAAAGAGTCATTTAAAACTCAACAGGTATAAAAAATAACGAAAGGGATGCTGTGAATGTCTTTATCTCAATCAGAAAGAATATTAGATGCATTACGTGTTGCAGGTACAAAAGGTTTAACAAATGTTCAACTATCAGATATCGCTTTACGTTATGGCGGTTATCTTGGTCGATTATATGAAAAAGGCTACGAAGTCAATACCATATCAGAAGGTTCAAATGTTTACCGATACATATTAGTATCTGAACCCGAAACAGAAAGAGAATCACGTAAACCTGCACGAGACTTGCTACTTGAGGAAGTTAAGAATCGGTTTGGTGATAATGTCTCTGCTGAGTCACTAGCATCTTTACTCGATGGGTTGGGATTGAATCTCAGATATAAGGCAGGTACGCACAAGGTTACAACGAGTGGATTACATTGACGTATGGACTGACGGCTCATGTGACAACAAGAACAACGAGTTTGGTGGCGTTGGCATTGTCATGAATTACAAGAGCCATAATAGAGAAATTTCTAAAGCATTTGGTGGAGGACAAACCAATAACACGATGGAAATGATGGCTGTCGTAGTAGCTCTAGAAAATATCGCAACAACAAACATTCCTATAAAAATCCATAGCGACAGCGCTTATGTTGTGAACTGCTTCCTACAAAAGTGGTATGTGAACTGGCGTAAGAACGGTTGGAAGAACAGCAAAAAGAAGGCTGTCGAGAACAAGGAGATATGGGAACGAATGATTGAATTGGTTGAGAAGCAGAGAGATGTAGAGTTCGTGAAGGTCAAAGGACATATAGGTATTCCTCTGAACGAACGCTGTGACCAATTGGCGAAATCAGCAGTAAAGAAAGCGAGAGAAAAGAAATATGGCGAAGAAGCAAGTTAACAAACAGGTGGAAAAGAAACCAACTTTGAAAGTAGTAGAAGATAATCTGCTAACAGTTGCAGAAAACAAAATGATTGAAATGTTGGATAGCAAGAAATTCAAAGAGGTGGATGAGTTCTACAAGTTTGAAGCTTCGTTTATAGATACAAGAACAGGTACAGCAAGACCATCACATGCCAAGATGGATAAAACACAAACTGAGGTTGTGGAGATTAGTAAGATTGCGAGTAAGGGAGAATTTTATGGCTGTAAAATTTCATATACCGTATTGAAAAAACGTCATAAAGAACCAACAATCGTAACTATGCTAGTAGCGTTCCGCACCGACGACATGGAAGTGTTAGATGAACCTGTGAAAGAACCAGTAGAAGAACAATTAAGCATGTTTTAAAGGAGAAACAACAATGACTGAAACGATTAAGTGGATTCCTATTGAAATTACATATAAAGGTGAGCAGGAAGTTGAAGAGTTCAAGAAAACGATTGAGCTATTTAACGCAAAGAAGAAAGAACGAGCTTCACTTGTAGAGAAATTCAAAGGCATACAAATGTTTATGGTAAAGAAAATGTTTGATTATAACGGACTAAGAGATGCAAAAAGCAACATGGCACTCGATGTTTATATCAATGATTATACGAAGAACTGTGATGTGAAAGACATTTGGATTATGCAAGAAAGCATGAAGGACTTAATGAATACCAAGATTGATATGAAGCGCTTAGAGACAGAGATTGATGCGTTGCAAGACAAAATTATCAAACATGGTTGGATGCGTTACTTGTAATGAATATCTTAGTGTGCGGAGCAATCATTATGGGCTTCATGTTCACCTTCGGATTTGTTGACATAGCGTTGATGGTTAAGAAATCAAAATTTATTGACTTCATAGTGGTGATGGTGTTCGCAATTATCTATGCCATCATCATGATTGGATGTATCAAGGAATATTGGGTGTTGTATTAAGATGGAGCAATTACAAAGGTTAATATTCGGAGCAATCATATTTATCTGTTTCTTCATTTTTATAGTAGGGATACTCATTGGTAAGTATGGATTTGTAGGTGTTATTTACGCATTAGCCATGACAGGATTCTTATGGTTAATTTCAAAAATCTTTATCTAGGACGGTGTAAACGATGTGTTGTTTTGGAGCAGGTCATATCAGAACTCATAGAGCAAGTAAGAGAGGCGAGAAATCTCTTTCTAAGATGCAAAGTGAGCTATGTGCCGAGATTAGTAAAACGATTGCTAGATTCTGTGAAGAGAATGGTGTTCATGCTCGTGAAGGTGCTAGCTATACTCACTGTGGCAAAGGTGATGAAGAGAAAATTAGTGTTAATGTCACTTTATCCACAAATGAATTTCAGGTAATGAAAATAGGAGGGTAATTTACTATGAAATCTAGAGAGCGCTTGGAGATTGTAGGAAATCTTCGAGAAAAACAAACGTGGTCTCACAGTAATGGATTTGAACAGAAATTATTTTTGAATGGCTTAGAGGTTGAGAACTATTTCAACGGATTCACAGGAAAAACTGTTAAGGTGACAGTCGAAATCATAGATAGCTTTTCAAAGAATAATTGAAGAAAAGTACGATTTTATCCAAGGAGGGTGAGAAATGATTGAACCCTTGAGGCGAGTAATTATCGAGAATAATGCAGACGGTACACAAGTAACAAGGTTGCCGAACCATGAAGAAGTGGTCAAGAAGGTAAATGAGATTATCATATACCTCAACAAAAAAGAGATTCTTAAAAGAGAAGATAGAATCAAAGGTTTAAAATTTGGCAGTAGGTATGAGTAAGTGAAACTCATCTCAAACAAAACAAACAACAAAGGGGCGAAACAACAATGGTCAACTTAATTGATTTAAGCAAGAAAGCACAGATAGTTTTAGAGAAGAAGGAAATCTTCGGTGAAAAGGCTCAGGTTGCAGTAGTCGATGACATCTCTATTTCTATGGACACACTCTACACGAACGGTACAATGCAAGAGCTAAACGATAGATTGCTAAGTATCGGTATGAATCTAGACGTTGATAAGAGTATTGATGTATTTGCGTTTGGTAAGCATTCACATGAGATTGGCTCTGTAACAGAAGGGAATCATCAAGGATTCATTAACAACGTTCTGCTACGACAGGTATCGCTCGAAAGCTATACATACTATGCAGGAGTCATGGATAGAATCGTGAAGAAGTATGGTCAACCTGTACAGAAACAAGGATTCCTTTCACGACTAATGGGAAGTAAAACTGCTGAAAAACCAACTGTACCTACCTTAGTATTCTTTGTAACAGATGGTGATAACTTTGACAAAGAGGAAACTGAAAAGATTATCCGTGAATCATCAAATCAAGCAATCTTTTGGCAATTTATCGGAGTTGGAAGAGCGAGATTCGACTTCTTACAAAAGCTTGATGATATGTCAGGAAGATTCCTAGACAATGCAAACTTCTTCCACGTTAATGACTTACGTCAAATTAGTGATGAAGAGTTCATGGATAGAGTGTTAAATGAGTTCCCACAGTGGATTAAAGAGGCACGAAACAAAGATGTATTACAGGAGGTCTAAAAGTGAATGAGTTACTAGCTGAATACAAGCATCTCATTGACTTTAAAGATAAGATGCAGAAAAGTAACTATAAGTTTGTAGAGAACTATCTACGTTATCAAAAGCGAAAGAATCGTGACGGATGGGAAGGTGATTGTATCGAATTTCTAAAAGGTGCAATTTCCATTCAAAAGGATTTAATCAAGATTATCCAACAAAACAAATTATTGTTCAAATAAAACTAAAACAAATAACGAGGAGCGAATTAATCATGACAAACATCACTAACTTTAACGGAGCTTACAACGATAAAAAGGATAGATACCCTGAGTTTGAAGATAGCTTAAAAGTATCTTTCGAAGAGGCAATTGATGGCGGACAGAAGCTATTCACTACTAATGTAGAAGACCTATACGAAGTATATTTAAGCCATCTTCCACAGGAATCTCGTCAGAACTATAGCTGTAATGAATGCCGACGATTCATTAATCGTTTTGGCGGTCTAGTAACAATTGATGTGGAAGGTAATTCTCAATCTGTAATGTGGGATGTACTTGCTGTACCACCATTCTTCAAGAAAGCAGTTCAAGCTATGAAGAATTTGGTGCTAAATGCAAAAGTGACTGGTGTGTTCTTAACTGAGGAACGACGATTAGGTACTCCGAAGACTGGGAAATGGACACATCTTTCTGTGGATATTCCAAGACATATGCAATTCAGTGACATGCTAAAAACAGCAGGACAAGCTATGGCTCAGAAACGTGAAGAGTACAACATGCTAATCAATGCATTATCAAGCTATTCTCTTGAAGATGTTGAGCAAGCACTAGCATTAATTCAATCAGAAACACTGTATCGTGCGGATAAAGTATTTGATACTGCTAGATGGTTCAAGAAGGTAATTGTGAAACGTGAAAGCCGTTTAACTTCTGAGCAGAAGCGAAATATCGTTTGGCAAGCTGTTGCTAATGCGCCTACAGGATTCACTCATATCCGAAGTGGTATGCTTGGCACATTGCTTGATGATATCCAAGATGGATTATCAGCACGAGTTATTTCAGCTCGATTCGCTGAGAAGATGAACCCTGAGAATCACATGCGTTCACAATCTGCTCCAACTGCAAATGCAATTCTTGAAGCAGAAAAGATTGTTGCAAAGTTAGGTATTGAAAACTCTCTACAGAGACGATATGCAATGTTTGGAGAGTTACCACACTTCTTATGGAAGAACAATGACACAGTTAATAGATTAAAAGGTGAGCAGGCTAGAGGTGGAGTATTTGGTCACATTACACCAAGAGGTAAAACTCAATCAAATGTAATGACATTGCCAACATCAGTGATGACATGGGATAAATTCCAACGCACAGTAATGCCAACAGCAGATAAGATGGAAGTCTTAATTGACAACCCGAATCGCCTTATGGCTCTAATCACCGCGATGGATAAAACAGCTCCAAACATCTTGCGATGGGACAACACATTTAGTTGGTACTATCACGGTGGAATTGACGGAGAAATGAAGCGTCGTGTAGAAGATGCAGGCGGACGTTATGAAAACAACGCAATGCGTTGCTCATTATTATGGGAAGGCTTAACTGACCTTGACCTACACTGTATCACTCCATCAGGAGAGCATATCATGTACAACCATAAGCGAGGTCGCTGTGGCGGTCACTTAGACTTGGATATGAATGGTCTTGATAAGAAGAGTACAACACCAGTTGAAAACATGAGATGGTCTCAAAATGTACCTGAGGGGCGCTACCGTTTCTATGTTAATAATTTCAGTGAGCGAGTAAATCACCGTCAAGGTACTCCATTCCGAGTAGAGTTAGAGATTCACGGTCAAGTTTATCACTATGAAGGTCAAGCTTTACAGGAGTATAAGGATATCACAGTGTTTGAGTTTGATTATGTACAAGGACAGCAACCAAACATCCAAGGCAACTCTTATTCTTCTAATGATTCTTGGTCTATCGGAACAGGAGAATTTGTGAAAGTAAATGGCATCACGACTTCACCTAACCTATGGGAAGAGAAGCAAGTTACTGGTGCAGGAACTCATGTATTCTTCTTACTAGATGGCATGAAAGACATGTCAGAAGGTAAAGGTCGAGGATTCTTTAACGAAATGTTAAAAGCTGACTTACGTCAAATCCGTAAGACATTGGAAGCATTCACTGCTAACACTCCAATCGAGGGTGGCGATAAAGCTGACGCATGTGGAGTTGGTTATTCTAAGGATACTGAGTGGAACTTGACTGTAAAAGTAACTACAGGTAATTCTACTCGAATCATCAAGATTGATAGATGGGATTGATGATATAAGGGTTAAAGTTTGTGTCCTATGATTACAGTAGGACACAAACTATCCTTTATCAAGCAAAGAAGGGAACGTTGTTATGGCTAAATACAGAAAGAAACCAATTGTCATCGAAGCTGAGTTGTATAGGGCAGGATTAGAAGATGGGTTTGAGTTTTACGGTATAGGCGGAAATTATATTTGTTATATGACGAATGAAGAAATGAAAACAAGCCCATATCCGAAAGCAAATAGAGTTCCAGTAATTGAAACATTAGAAGGAAGAATGAAGGTTTCAAATGGTGACTACATCGTCACTGGAATCAATGGTGAGAAATATCCTTGCAAACCTGACATCTTTGAAAAGACTTATGAGTTAGTTAGTGAGGCATAGTTATGTTGTTTCTTTGGAAGAAATGTGATTTATGTACCAAGTATTTCAAAAAGCGAGACATGATTCACAACATAAGAATTGGAATGCATTACCCTTGGTCATTTTGCCAAAAGTGTAATAAAGAATTTTTCAAGGAGTGATTTGATGGAAATCTATGAGTATTGTCCAAAGTGCAACCATAAAGAGGTAAAAGTTGTAGAAGACTTCCCTGAGTTAACAAAGCTGTGTACTGACGGATATGGTCAACCTGTGAGATTTACAAAATGTGAATGTGGGAGTGACTTAAAAGGGTTCTTCCAGTTAGCATGGTATGTACCACAGAATGGTGAAATTACAGAACAACTTCTAGGGTACTTAAACCAAAGAATAGATTTGAATTATGAGGAATTGTCCAAGGAGTGATTATATGCAATGGGGCAATAAAGATAAACCAAAATATCTTGGCTTCGTATTTGGAAGCGAATGGGATAAAGAAGATTTTAAGTTCTTCTCATTCAGAAAAACTCCTCTAGGTTGGGCAATGAATATTTGGCGGTTCGCAATCGACTACGACAATTATGCGAATGTGAAGCCACGAGAGTCAAGGTGATTATATGGATGAAACAACTATGAATCTAAGGAATATTTACCAGTCGCAAGTCGATAAGTTGAAAGCGGATTGGAAGAGTGGCAAGAGTGAATATTGTTCGAGAACCTATAAGATTCAGTTAGGAATATGGGAGAGACGCATCAAGGAGTACAACAAGATACTTGATGAATAACTCAAACATTTTACATAGAGGTGATAAGAATGAAAGCTTATTTTGTGCGATTTGACACAGCAGGAACGTCAGGATTTGCAGAAGTATTACTTGTTAACGATGAGAAAGATTTAGAGACAGCCCTTGAAGCGAAGTCGTCAAAGGACTTTAAAGCGACATGTAGTTATTCAAAAATCACTTATAAGAAAGAGATTCCTCTTAGCCGAGTGAAGATTCAAGACTTGTCTGTTGTTGAGTTTCTTCAAATACAGAATATGACAAATGAATAAAGCAATGTTGAAGGAAGCAATATACCAAGAATATCAACGCTGTTATAGTCATCTGTGCGAAAAGCTAGGTAAAGAAAGAGTTGATACAGTATTTGCATTATTTGATGAAGCACTAGAAGAAGCTTTAAAACACCAGTTTGATAATTTTGCAGAACATAAAGAGTGAATAGGAAGATGATTTGATTTAAGGAGCGAAACGAATGACGAAAAGAGTATTTTTATTAGTCAGCGGTGATGGAGATTTTGATGCTATGAATTTTGAAAAGAAATTCGATAAGCAAGAAGTCTATGAAAACATGCTGAAAGATGGCGTGACAAGAACGGTTGTCTTTAATGAGGAAGAGTGGGGCGTTGATAACATATATGTATCTATTCATGAGTTTGACGTAATAGATTCAGAGTTTATCGGATTCATGGTAACGGAGTTCCTAGATTACGATTATCTAAAAGCAAAGAACTTCTATGAAGTTGAAGTAAGGAGTTAATAGAATGAAAGTTATCGGCACAGCTACAGTTAGATTTTGTGTTGAAATTGATGCAGAAGATATCTCAACTAATTCAATGAGTATAGCGGAGTCGGACGAGCTTATTGCAGAAGCCGTATTTTTAAAGTATGGACTCCACGTAAATTTAAATAGAGATATAACCGTTGAAAAAGTAGTGAGAGGAAATGAAAGTTAGTGTTTTATGAAGAGCAGTTAATGATTGAAAAAGTAATTAATTCTTTTGCCAAGGTCGATAAAGTTAAAGGTGAAAGATATGAAATTAAAGTTGGCAATTTTGAAGGTATGAAGGATGATTTCGACTACGGATTTCTCGTTGTCGGTTTACATAGAGAGGGATATATTGTCAGCCTGCTGAAAGAAGGCGGAGAGTTGGCATTAACAGTAACTTTAGTAGCTTAGGAGGATTAACAATGGTTTGGATTGCATTAATTATAGTTGTATTACTTTTAGTGCTTATTGCAATGGCATCATCAGTATCAAGTAGTTCATCAAGTAGAAAACGTCGAAATGGTTCAAGTGGCGGAAACAGTCATCACGATAGCTCCTCATTCTTTGCTTTTGGCGATGGAGATGGTGGAGGTTCAAGTTCAAGTTGCGGAGATGGCGGAGGCTCAATCTCTTGTGACTAAGCGAAAGGCTTTGATATAGATGTTAGTATTTGGGATTATCATGTTATGTTTATCCGTGCTGTTTGCACTTTACTATATATGGGATAAATCTACTGGGAAGGATTTCTTCATCCTAGAGATTATCTGTGAAATTATTGTGGCTATTTTGGAAGGGATGATTGGATGAATAAGAGACAGAAGAAAAAGCAAGCAAAAAAGCAAGAGATGAAAGCGTACAAAAAGTTTGTGGGAAATTTAGGTGACAATCAAGGAATTATCACAGGCAATGATTCAGACAGCCTTCATCATTACTACCCTATGGATACAATCGTAAATGTCGATAGCAAAGATAAGACAGGGAATTATGAATGTGTGAGTGTAGATGATGGACTTCGACAGTTTGTGAATCCAAAGGATATCACATTAAAAAGCCAAATGGGGTGAGCAAATGATTTACCAACATTATAAAGGTGACTATTACAATGTACTGCAAAAGCCCGTAAGTGTCCGTGAAACATATTTAGGAGAACAATTCGGGAGAGAGCAAATTTTCATTGCTAAACACACTGAGACAGAGGAAGAGATTCCCGTCTATCTAACTAAATGGTCAGAAGGATATGGATTAAACTTCTATTCGGTAGACAAGCAATATGTCATGGAAAAACCGTTGATTCTCTATGAAGGTATCAAAGGCGAGAAATGGTTGCGACCATTAAGCATGTTCCTTGAGCATGTGGAATTTGAAGGCAGATATGTTGAACGATTTAAAAGGCTTAAAGATGAAGAAGTCTACGACATCATCAGAGAGCTTCAAAAAAATAATGCAAGTGTAAAAAATAATGGAAATGAGAGCGTAGAAAATGACTAAGCCAACAGTGTTTCTGTTTGGGATTTTCATAGGGATGGCACTAACAATTGCTATCCCAGTTCTCATCATCGGAGGTTCACCAGTGTTAGGTTTTGCATGTGTGATTGCACTTGTTGGTTCTATCATAGTTCCAATATTGATGTCTAGCACAGCCAAGAGTAGCAGGAGGGGTTAAATGGAAAATGTAATTGAAATTCTAGAGCGAATCAAAGCGGACTCTAGTAGAACTGTCAAGGAGACAATCCTAAAGCAACATAAGGAGAATGAGGAACTACGATATGTATTGGACTTCCTTTACAATCCATATGTTATTACAGGACTAAGCAAGAAGAAGGTTAATAAAAAGCTAAGCACAGAGCGATTCTTAGAGTTGCCTGCTGAGCATAAATTTGAAAATGGGTTAGATGTACTTGAATATTTAAAAGCACACAATAGCGGTCGTGATAGTGACATTGCTGTAGTTCAATATTTCTTGGGAACATTAATGATTCCAAGTGAGATTGTATTCTTTAAAGAGCTGTTCACGAAGTCATTTAAGAGCGGTATTACTGCAAAAACAATCAATAAGTCGTTCGGAGAGAAATTCATTCCTGAGTTTAATGTACAACTAGCTAAAGCTTACTCAGATGAGGCGAACAAGTTAACAGGTGAATTTGCTGTCACAGAGAAGTTAGATGGAAACCGAGTAGTATGTGTTAAGGAGAGTGGAACGATTAAATTCTTCACACGTCAAGGACAACCAGTGCTAGATTTAGTTGAAATTACAGCAGAGATTGCATTATTGCCCGATGGCTTTGTATATGATGGAGAACTGCTTCTTAAAAATGAAGAGGGATTATCAAGCGATGACCTATTCCGAGCTACGCAAAAGGTTGTTAGAAAAGACGGAGAGAAGATGGGCTTAACGTTCCATATCTTTGATATCTTAACAGCAGATGAGTTCCATGAGGGACGTTCGGAGGTAATTTACAAGAAGCGTCGTAAAAAGTTAATGGAAATCTTCGCATCTACATTTGTACAATTCAAACATCTAGAATTAGTTCCATTGCTTTATGTTGGCTCAGACAAAAACATGATTGCTCATTATCTTGACCAAATGATTCTAGAAAACAAAGAAGGTGTCATGGTAAACCGAGTAGATGGAGTTTACGAATGTAAGCGTACAAGCAATCTGTTGAAAGTTAAGAAGATGCATGAGATAGATGAGCGTGTTATTCGACTCGAAGAAGGTACGGGGAAGAATACTGGCAAACTTGGAGCTGTTGTCATTCAATACAAGGAAGATTATGAGGTTAAAGTAGGTAGTGGATTCACAGACCAAGAGCGAGAATACTACTGGAAAAATCAAAATGTTTTACTTGGAAAGATTATTGCAGTAAGCTACTTCGAAGAGAGTAAAAATGAATCAGGAGGATTGTCACTTAGATTCCCTGTTTTCAAATGCGTAACAGGCAAAGATGAGCCAAGTTATTATTAAATACATGGAGGACGTATGGCTAAAAAGAAAGATTTGAACGGAAAGGTTTTCGGGAACTTCATAGTAGTACGTGAAGCAGGTCGAGATAAGTGGGGAAAAGTTTTATGGCTATGTGAGTGTCAATGTAAAAATAAAACTCAAAAATATTTAACTGCTTACTTATTGGAAAGCGGACAGGTAGTAAGCTGTGGATGTGTTAAAAAAGAGAGAGCAAGTAAGTTGAATCCTAGCCGTGGACACAAGAAGAATCCACAGTTGTACAATGCTTGGCAAAATATGAAAAAGAGATGTAGTAATCCTGACAATGAATATTATGGTGGTAGAGGCATTACATACGATTCAAGGTGGGAAGATGTAGAGAATTTCTTCGCAGATATGGCTGAGAGTTGGGAAGAAGGATTAACCCTAGATAGAATTGATTTCAACAAAGGCTATTGTAAAGAAAACTGTAGGTGGGTAAACATGAAAGTGCAATCAAATAACAGACGAAACAATAGATACATAGATATCGAAGGGGAAGTCAAACAGTTGTGGGAATGGTCTGAAACTACAGGAATAGCAGAGAGTACTATATGGTGCAGGTATGAAGCAGGAGTCAAGGGTAATGATTTGATTACGAAGAACCCTAGACCTGTAGCGACTAAGAAATCAGGTGTAAAGGGAATTATATGGAACAAGAAATCCGAAAGATGGGTAATTAATGTTTTGGAAAATGGTAAGAAGAAGCGAATTGGAACTTTCAAAGAAAATGAATTGGAAGAAGCAAAAGAGCGACTAAAATCATATTTGAACAACAACGCATAGAAATCAATAAAATGTTGCTTTCTATAGCATTAATTACAAGTGTAAAAAATAATGAATTAAGGGAGAGGAAACAATGCGAGTATTAGAACCACAAACACAACAAGAAGAGCAATTTCCACGAGTAGAGCTAGGAGATATGTTAGTAACAAATAAGGATACATATGTTTGTATGGAAATCTCAGGACTCTTCCGCTTCCACTCTATGAGCGGACGAAATGCCTACAACGGTACATTTCAATCACTAGGGCGATTAACACAGTCTGTAAAAGTTAATGTTCTTCGTGGAGCGCAGAAGCTTTACCGTGCAAGTGAGTATGATATGCAACTTGTGCCACGTAAAAAAGTAGTAGAAACAATGAATGATGCAGATGATTTGTGGTAGGAAATTCTACTGCAAATCAATTATGGGAGGAAGAAAAATGACATACACATTAGTAAACTTTAAATCAAACAATGACACGAGTAATTGGCAAGAAGAATATGTTGGACAAGAGTTCACTGTACAAAGAGTAGAACTTGGATTATCAGCAATTTTCACATTGGTGGACGGTAGCGGAAGAGGTCTTCGTACTTCAACTGTTGTAAATGTAGCGAGTAGCATTGATGGCGGATTGATTGTAGCTACACGTAACTCTACATATGAATTTGAGGCTGTGAAATAATGAAATTCCTATTAGAAGACTTAAAAGATACAGTTCTGAGTGGATGGAGTCACGGTGCAAGTGATTTATATGAAATTGAATCACCTAAATGGACTCAAGGCGAACATGATAGTTATCAAGAGCGCACAGTAATCTTTATGCATGGTGGTAAGCATTATGCATGTAAAGGAAAACGTGTTGAACGTTCTTATGGATGGGAAGAGCAATATGTAACCGATTCAGACGGATACATTGAATGCAATGAAGTAGAGAAAATTGAAGTAGCATCTCATGTATGGAAGGTTGTGAAGTAATGACTAGAAAAGGCGAAGAGTTAATTCATGCTGTATTTGGTGAAGAGGTATTCGAGGAGGAATTTGGTGGTGATATTCAATCTCTTCTTGAGTGTCACGAGGATGTCGAATATAGCCAAGAAACAGATTCAGTTGACGGATGGTATGAACACGGTCGCTATGTAATCGAGTACAAAGGACGAAAGTTTGAAATGGATTACCGTGACCATGCGTCAGACAATGTTTGCGATTTTACACTCAACGTTGACTCATTCCGTGAGAAGGAAGCAGATGATACAGAGCTTCTAGAACACGCTTTAAGATTATTAGATATGACAAAAGATGAAATTAAAGTTTCGCTATTTAATCGAACGATTTCAGAGCGATGGTTTGAAGGGCAGTGATTAATTTTACTGCCCTTTAGTATGGTTAATAATGAATCAAACACTTTACAAGTGTAATAAATAATGATAATATAATGAGGAGAGATTTAAGAATGGCTGAATTACAGTATATCCACACAACAATGAATGGTCGAAAATCAGCAGAACTTATCATGCGAGTTTTCAGCTTACAAGGACAACAGAAAGAGGTTCTTGTATTCAAGCCAAGATTAGATACACGAGATGGAGATGCAGTTAAATCACGAGCATTGGACACGGAAATCCCTGCAACATTAGTTGGTGGAGAAGAGAAGGGTAAGATGTTTGAATTAGCGAAAAAGCATCGTCCGCTTTATATCTTTGTTGATGAGGCTCAGTTCTTAACAGCAGAGCAAGTACTAGAATTAGTAAGCATCGTTGATGAATTGAAGATTGATGTGTACAGTTATGGACTGCTAGTTGATTTCAGAGGAGTTCTATTTGAAGGCTCTAAAGCATTAATTGAGAATGCTGATACAATTTCTGATATGCCTAACGTGTGCATCTATTGTACGAACAAAGCAATCCGAAACATGCGATTACTTAACAGTAGACCAGTGTTCCACGGAGAAGTGGTTCAAGTCGGTTTCGAAGAGAGTTATCGTAGTATTTGTCGTGAATGCTATAACTCTTTCCAAGCCACCTCTCAAATGTAAAAAATAATGAAACTAGAGGTGTTTAAAAATGTTAAAGTTTCAAAAAGGTGATGAAGTTATATTACGTGGTGGCGATGATGATATTCTCTATGAAATCGTTGGTATCACTTTAAAAAGTAAGGTTAGCGTAGAGAATGGATTGTTGCAGTTTCAGTTGAAGTCTGTTGAAAAGCATCCGTTTGCTAATGGTAAATTTGACTATGTTGAGATTTCTGCTTTTGAGAAAGAGTTGCGCCACGCTTATTAATCACCTACACAAGTAGGAGAGGTTAACAGCAATGATTACAAAGCAACAATATGAGGAGTTACGTGGTTTAAAAGGATATTCGATTAAGGATATCCTCAAAGACCCAAATATAAATATTGGCAAAGAGGAATTACGATACTTGAGATGCATGTGGTATGGAGATTTAAGCAGAGACCCGTTCTTTGTTCCGTATTACATGCGACAGGTCGTTAGTTACGTTGCTAAACAAGTGTAAAAAATAATGAAAGAGTGATGCTAGTGAGACTTGTGGAACATAGAAATGTCCTTACAAATTTCGATATTAGATATGAGAACTGGCACAAACACACTCACTACAGCAACATCTTTACGGTCGATTGTATTATCAAGCCCGAAGATATCGCTAAGCGTGCAGTGGAGCTAGGACACAAAACATTATCTACTGTTGAACATGGATATGCAGGAAATATTTTTGAATACTATGATGTAGCTAAGAAATACGGATTAAAATACATCTTTGGAATCGAGTTCTATTACGTTAAGAACCGCTTCGAGAAAGATAAGACGAATACCCATCTATTAGTTATGGCTCGTAATGAGCGAGGTATGAAGCAGTTGATTAGTATTATGTCAGAAGCAAATAAGACAGGCTATTACTACAAGCCACGTATTGATGAAGAGTTATTATTCTCATTGAATCCGAAAGATGTAGTTGTCACATCAACATGTGTGGCGAGTCCAGTTAATAAGTATGACAGCGAATATGCTGACTGCTTCATTTGCAAATGTCATAAGTACTTCGGTGATAATTTCTATCTAGAGATTCAACCTCACGTTCACCCAGTACAGAAAGCATACAACGAAAAGATTTTAGCATTCCACGAGAAATATAATATTCCATTAGTACATGCTAATGATACGCATTATATCTATCCCGAAGATGCTAAGTATCGTGATTTACTCCTACAGGGTAAAGGAATCTTCTATGATGATGAAGATGGATTCATCTTAGATTATCCAAGCTCAGAGACATTATATGAGCGTTATGATGCACAAGGCGTATTCACACAGGAACAGGTCACACAAGCCTTGCAGAATACATGTATTGTAGATGACTTTGAAGAGATTGTACTGAATAAGGATATTAAGATGCCTACGATTTACCCTCATCTATCACATAAAGAGAAGGTAAATAAGCTCAAGAAGATTGTTCAGAAAGAGTGGAACAAGGATAAACAGCACATCCCAGTTAGTCACCATGCAGAATACATTGAAGCGATTAAGTTTGAGATGGATATCATTGAAACTACGAAAATGGAAGATTACTTCCTACTGAACTATAAAGGAATCAAACTAGCAAAAGAAAAAGGTGGAGTCTTAACCCGTACAGGTCGTGGTTCTGCACCATCATTCTACTTGAATAAGTTATTAGGATTCACAGAGATTGATAGAGTTGATGCTCCTGTTACGCTGTATCCAACACGTTTCATGTCCAAGTCACGTATCCTTGAGACAAAATCACTTCCTGATATTGATTTTAATACTGCTGACTCGACACCGTTCGCAGAGGCATGTAAAGAAATCCTTGGTGAAGATAATGTCTACTACATGACTGCTTTCGGCACAATGAAGCGTTCATCCTCATTCCGTAACTTATGTCGTTCACGAGGCATGAAGCTGAGTGAATACAACGATGTAGCGAAGAATCTTGAGGACTATGAGAATCATCCACAATGGAAAGACTTAATTGAAGAAGCTAACCGATTTGTTGGAGTAATTGATTCTGTATCACCTCATCCATGTGCATTCTTGCTACTAAATAAGCCGATTTCAGAAGAGGTTGGAGTTATCAAAGTTGGAACTGAGATGTGTGCAGTTATAGATTCATACACGTCAGATGTATGGAAATTTCTAAAGAATGACTTCTTAACAGTAAGTGTTTGGCGGATTATTGCAGAAACGTTTGAGCTAATTGGCGCACCAATTCCCGATATTCGTGAACTAACTAAGTTAGTAGAAAATAACCCTAAAGTATGGGAGTTATATGAGAAAGGATTAACCGCTACACTGAACCAAGCAGGAACAGATAGTGGAACACCTCAAGTTAAGCGATATATGCCAAAGGGCATCCGTGAGTTATCCGCATGGGTATCAGCGATTCGACCATCGTTTGCATCTATGAAAGATGTATTCTTAAATCGACAGCCGTTCTCATATGGGATTCCTGCTTTTGATGAAATCCTTAAAGAGAGTGATAACTTTGTACTCTATCAGGAGAACATCATGTCAGCACTGGTATTCGCAGGCTTTAGTGAGGACGTCACCTATGGACTCCTAAAAGCCATTTCCAAGAAGGTAGAAGGTGTAATTGAGCCTATCCATGACAAGTTCATCAATGGATTCGTTGAGAAAACAGGTAGTCATGAACAAGCTCTAAAGGTATGGAAAATCATTGAGGATGCAGTTGGATATGGATTTAACGCATCACATGCCTTATCAGTAGCACTAGATTCAATCTATGGAGCTTACTTGAAAGCAGAATATCCACTTGAATATTACACGGTTGTTCTGAATCTATATCAAGATGATACAGTTATGACAGCCAAGATTATGAAAGAGCTTGACCAATTTGGAATCAAGGTTGCTCCGATTCATTTCGGTAAATCTTTAAGCTCTTATTCACCTGATAAGAATACGAAGACAATCTATAAAGGATTGAAATCTGTTAAGTTCTTAAATGAGCGTATTGCAAATGAGCTGTATGATATTGCTCACCAAGAGGATACGGCAAGTATTCTAGTGGGTGACGAAGTGTTAACAGTTGATGAGCCAATCCTAAAGCTATTCATCGACATCATGGAGAGAACATCTGTTAACTCGAAACAGCTTGATATCTTGATTCGATTGAACTTCTTTAGTGAATATGGAACACCTGAGGAGTTATTGAAGATTGCAGAATTAGTGTATAAAGGTAAGAACCGATACAGTAAAACTCATAAGGCTAATACAAAAGTTAAACGTATTGGATTGTTAATTGAGGAGATTCAAATCATTAAATCTCTAGAGTTTCCGCCTTTAGATTTATTCGAGCAGATTAGCTTTGAGAAGGAGTATTTAGGATACTCAACATTTAAGAAGCCGAATGTGAAGCCTTCATTCTATGTTGTAGTAGATGTTAATACAAAATACACACCAGTTATTACTTTATACCAAGTGAGAACTGGACAAGAAGTACCTATGAAGATGAAGAAAGTTCACTACTTTGATGGTATGGGTAACCCTGCTCTAGAAGTAGGAGATACTATCAAGCTCTTAGATACAGAGTTGCGTCAGAAGAGCCGTAAAGTAGATGGTAAATGGGTGAAGATTGATGAGTACGACTCATACATCACTCACTGTAAGAAGCTTGTAAGGGATTAATCTAATTCCTTACAAGTGTAAAAAATAATGAATTGAAAGGAAGAAATAAATGGGTGTAGATTATTTATGTTGTAACAAATGTGAGGATACTTTCGCTGACTGTGGCTATTATGTAGGCTGTCCATGTGGAAATGATTGGTGTTCTGACAAGTGTGCAAAAGCAGAAGGATTCAGAGAAGAGATTGATGAGGAAACACAGGAAACCATTGACGATAGTGGGACATGTAATTTCTGTCGAAATGACGACTTCCCCGACTGGGAACTATTTAAGTTTACACAAGGATTGCTAGGCAAGAGCCGTGAGGAGTTAGTAGAGCTGTACAAAGAGAATAAGGGCAATGTTAAGACAGCAACCATCTCTAAAGGAGAATATGAAGGATTACTAGAGAGCCAACACTTCTTAAATTGTCTAGAAGCAATGGGTGTAGATAACTGGGAAGGTTATGGAGATGCTTGTGAAATGTCCGAAGAGGAGGAATAAGTAATGAACAAGACTCACAACTTAGAAGATTATAAGAATGATATCCTTTTATTCGCCAAAGAGTTGTGTGGTGTAGCAGTGAAAGGTTATCAGAAAGATATTTTACGAGGATTCATGATTAATAAAGCAAGCGAGAGTAAGAGTCTTGTATTATTCCCTAATTTAAAAGCCCCTAATAAACGGTATGAAGATGTTCTATGCATCATTGTATTCTATGGATATTTCATGAAATACTATGATGAGTATGCAAAGGATATGAATCTATTTAATAAACACGTAGAGGATGAGTTATATAAACTCTAATCATTACGATGATTACAAGACAGATACGCCCGATAATGCATTGAGGCGTTTTTGTCGTTGTGCTTCATGCGATGAAGACATCAGTTATGGTGAGTACTGCATCCTTGTATTGGACGAGGCATACGTGCATGAGGACTGTCTCATGGATTATTTAAAAGGGGAATTTTATTTAAGATATCTATATGCAGGAGAGTGAGATAAGCCTAGTGTTTATCTCACTTTTTTATTTTAAAAACTTTTGACCGAAGCATTGACAGTTGATACAAGTGTAATATATAATGAATATATCAGATGAGGGAAGGGGAGCAAAATGCTTAATTTTCTTAGAATATGTTGACAAGTGTAAAAATTAATGATAATATAAAGAAGTTCACAAGCGGGTGAACTTTAAAAATTACATACAAGTGTAAAAAATAATAAAAGGATGTATGAAATGGCGACCAACCATAAGGATAAAGACCAACCTTTTAGAATCACCGTCACTGGTGGGGATAAGCTTGAGTGTGTTAAACGTGTTATTGAGCTAGAAGGAAGAGGATATGAATGCATTAGACCAATCTTCGAAGTAGCCAATAGCGGTAAGATATACAGTTTTAAAGAAGATGGACTCAAACCAACTAGACTCAAGATGAGGAGCGGAGAAGGTGCGATGTTCAATCAAAAATGGATTGCAGTGATGCAAAAAGTTGAAGAGGTAAGTGAGGCAAGCTAATGACTGAATGTGATGATTTGAAGCGGAAATTAATAGAAGCTCTAGAGAGTTTAGACACAAATAACCCGTTTCACCAAATGACAATCGGTTCACTAGCAGATGCTTTTAAATTATATGGATTGATAGATAGAAAGGATGGCTAACACAATGGATACATTAAGTATTTGCAATGAGACAGTAAATCATCAAGTAGCAACTGAGGTTCTTGGATGGGAATTTAATTCAGAAGAAGGTTGTTATTATGAGGTTACATGTGGAGCTAAGTCACGAGTTATGGAAAAGCATGACTGGAATCCTATAGAAAACTTAAACCAATCTTGGAAAGTTATCGAACACTTCAAGAAGAAAGGTTTTACCTACAATTTAGTCGAGGTGACGAAAGAGTTAGTTGAGTTCCTTGAACTTGAAATCATAGGGTTAGGCGATACGCTTTGTCGCATATACAAAGAAACAGGAGAGTTCTTCATTTTTGATTCACATGAATCAGTTGCAAATACTCCAATGCAAGCCATCTGTTTAACAGGCATCCAAGTAGCGAGAGGAGAGGTTTCACATGAACATGAAGATAGAAACAACGAATAAAGATAATGAGCCTAAAACAATCAGTATTGATTTAAGGTTCATAGTAATAGGGATGGCATTTTGGGTTGTATACCTTATTGGAAATGCATTCTGTGACAATGCTTTTGAGATGATTGTTATCTTCATGTTGGGACACATCCTGTGCAACACAGCGATTATTAAGAACGAAAAGCTTTAATTTTTTATTACAAGTGTAAAAAATAATGAAGGAGAGGGAATGAAATGATTAAAATTAATGGTGCAAGACTTGATTTTCCAGAGTTTCCAAATGGTGAAACCAAAGTGGATGCAAAGCTTATTAAAGCCAATGCTCATCCTACTCAAAATACCATCATGTTCAAATATGAAACAGATGGAGATTTAATCAGATTAATGTTTGTTAAAAACTACTTAGAAAACATGGGCTTAAATGCAGAATTGAAGATTATGTACATGCCTTACAGCCGTATGGATAGAGTCGAAGGTGTTTCTGCATTCACTCTAAAGGATGTTGCAAACTTCATTAACAAGTTGAAATTCAAGAAAGTCTATGTTTATGAAGCTCACTCAGATGTAACACCTGCTCTATTAGACCGATGCGAGGTTATTGATTACTCTGAGCAAATCTTAAAGGATGCGATTGAAATTGTTGGGTTTGATGAGGAAGCGGATTATGTCTTCTTCCCCGATGCAGGTGCATCTAAACGTTACAAGTCCGCTAAAAAGTACCGTCACCTCGTAGGTCATAAACAACGTGATTTCGATAGCGGAAATATCGAGAGTCTTGAAGTGATGGGTAAAGTTGATGGCGCAGGATTTACAGCAATTATTGTGGATGACCTTTGCTCATTCGGTGGTACATTCCTACGAAGTGCTACAGAGTTAAAAAAATTAGGGGCTTCTAGAATCTATCTAGTAGTTACTCACTGTGAGAACTCTATTTACAAGGGTGAACTGTTAAAGACTGATTTGATTGATAAAATCTTTACAACTGACAGCATCTTAAATGAAGAAGAGTACGACGACAGATTGTGGGTGCGACCATTACTATGATTGGAATTGTAGAGGGTAACTTACTAGAAGCAACAGAACAAGTCATTGTACAACAAGTAAATTGCCAAGGCGTGATGGGAAGTGGATTAGCTAAGCAGATTAGAGCTAAACACCCCGAAGTGTATAGAATGTATCAAGCACAATGTCACGGTAAACGTCCACAAGATTTACTTGGAAGTATTCATGCTGTATATCTTCGAGACGAAAACAGTAAGCCTGAGGATAAATACGAGTATGTAGTGAATATTTTTGGTCAATTAAACTATGGACGAGAAAATGTTTTATACACAAATTATGAAGCATTACGAAAAGGTTTAGCAGTACTTAGAGATGATGCTAGCGCATTAGGGATATCAATTGCTATCCCATACAATCTAGGATGCGGTCTAGCTAACGGTGACTGGGATAACGTTGTGTATCCAATGATTCAAGATATTTTCAAGGATTACGGTGTAACAATTTATAAATACGAAGGTTAAAAGGGGCTAATAATTATGACAGATTTTATTCATTCAACTGAAACGGAAAACTTTCTTCCACCAACTTTACTGTGCGATTTCTACAAACTATCTCATCGCCCACAGTATCCAAAAGGTACAGAAGCAATCTATTCAACTATGACACCACGTTCAAATAAGCATATGCCTATGATTGATAAGGTAGTAGTATTTGAGATTCAATCATTCATCAAGGAGTTCTTAATCGGCTACTTTAACAAATACTTCTTTGCACGTAAGAAAGAAGTTGTCTTAGCAGAGTACGCACGAGTTATCAAATTCTGCTTAGGCGAAGAGAATCCTGATACAACTCACATTGCCGAGCTTCATGATTTAGGATATTTACCAGTACGAATCAAAGCTTTAAAAGAAGGTACATTAGCACCAATGAAAGTTCCAGTGATGACTATTGAAAATACGATGCCAAAGTTCTTTTGGATTACTAATTACTTGGAAACATTACTTAGCACTGAGATTTGGCAAGGGATGACTTCTGCTTCAATTGCGTTGCAGTACCGTAAGATTTTAAATGAGTACGCTATGAAGACAGTTGGAACTACTGACGGTGTTGTATTCCAAGGACACGATTTCTCAATGCGTGGAATGAGTTCTTTACAATCAGCACAGAAAAGTGGAGCAGGTCACTTGTTATCATTCGTAGGAACGGATACTGTCCCTGCAATCTTATACTTGGAGCAGTTCTACAATGCAAACATTGAGAAAGAACTTGTAGGAACGAGTATTCCTGCTACAGAGCATTCAGTAATGTGTGCGAATGGTCAAAATGAGTATGAAGTATTCAAGCGTATGATTACAGAGGTTTACCCAAAAGGCTTTGTATCTATCGTTTCTGACACATGGGACTTTTGGAACATTGTCGGTGAGATTATTCCACGACTGAAAGAAGTAATTGAAAACCGTGATGGTAAAGTTGTTATCCGACCTGACAGTGGTATTCCTGAAGATATTCTTTGTGGCGCTCACATTCCTGACCTTACAGGTTCAAAATATGTAAGCAACTTAGAAGAGGCTAAACAGGACTTCTATGAATCTCTATTGGAGGAATTGCGTGAAGATACTCCACATGGTGAACATGGAGATACTGAAATCTCAGGGCAATTTAAGTATGATGGTAAATATTATGAATTAGAAATCGAAGTTGAGTATGACCGTCACGACAAGCGATTCTATTACATTTGTGAAGACAAAGTAAAACGCTTTGAAGAGTTCACTCCAAGTGTTGCAGATTTAGGATTAATTGAAGCACTTTGGAACATTTTTGGTGGAACTGTTACAGAGCAAGGATACAAAGTATTAGCACCTTGTATCGGAGCAATTTATGGAGATGCAATCACATTAGAGCGTTGTAAGACTATTTGTAAACGTCTTGCAGATAAAGGTTTCGCATCTACTAACGTAGTGTTCGGTATCGGTTCATATACATACCAGTTTAATACACGAGACACGTTCGGATTTGCTATGAAGGCTACGTATGCAGTGATTAATGGCGAAGAAAAATTAATCTACAAAGACCCGAAAACAGATGATGGTACGAAGAAATCTCAAAAAGGTCGAGTAGTAGTAATCGAAGAAGATGGCGAATTGAAATTAATTGATGGCTTAAACAAGGAACAGCAAGTAAGCTACTTCGGCAAAGACCAATTAGAGCAGGTATTCTTCAATGGTCAACTGCATCGTGACGAAAGCTTACAAGAGATTCGTGAGCGAGTGGCTAAGAGCTTTTAATTTTTAACAACAAGTGTAAAAAATAATGAATTTGCAGAGGCGTCCAAGTGATGCTTCTGCAAATAATAACAAACAGAATGGAGAAAACGAACATGCACAAAGACCAAAATTTCATCGTAAAAATTCGAGGAGAATATGTTGTAACTTTCTTAGTAGATAAAGAAGGGAAAATCAGGAGTATACGACTGTCCGATGATATGCAGGACGCAAAGACATTCAAGGTTGGTTCTACACTAATGGATTACAAAGCAAATCCTAAGACGGTGTTGGAAAATAATTTTAAAGGTGAGTATGAAATTATTCCAGTACAGCTAAAGGTAAACTACGAGAATCCTATCTTCGCAGAAGGAGATTCAATTGTAGTTAAGTTTGAGCCTATGGTACATGGAAAAGTTGTTTCTGTATTCCCATTTGGTAACAACGATATCCGAGTGGAGTTGAATGCTAGTAACGGAAACATTCACACACTTAATTTACCACCACACATGTTGGTTAAAGTACACGGTTAAAAATTTAAACAAACGTTTGATTAAAGGAGAGAAACAACAATGTTAGGAACTATGGAAAAACCAAAAGAGCAAATTTATAAAGGAATGGCTGTGAAGCGTAGTACAGCATTGCCATTAACATTCGGTCAATTAGTAGACAAGATTAAAGTTGGAGAAGTTGCTCACGCTACATTCAATGGCGATGAAGATGAATGGTTTGTAACTCTAACGGATATGGACTCACTTCGTTACTGCAACAAAGAAGGTGGGCAAGTAGGAATCCTAGTGTCAGTAACCTACAGCGTTCTAAAAGCAGATTACGAGATTATCAAATCAAGGAAAGAGGTTGAACAGAATGATTAAAACAATCAAGGACGACATGAAACAAGCAATGCGAGACAAAAATAAAGTGAAACTTTCAACATTACGTATGTTGATTGCATCGACAGAGAAAGAACGAATTGCCTCAAAGGTTGAAGAGTTAAGCTCAGAAGCAGTTATTACTTGTATTAATCGTGAATTAAAAGCTATTGGTCAAGAAATTGAAGGTCTTGTATTAGCAGGTCGTGACACATCTTCCCAAGAGGAACAAAAAGAAATCTTAATGGAATACTTACCAAAGCAGTTAACAGAAGAGGAAATTGCTGAGAAAGTACGTGAAGCTACTGCAACTGCTCCAAACATGGGATTAGCAATGAAGCAGTTATCAGCAGAATTAAAAGGTAAGGCGGATATGTCACTTGTATCCAAATTAGTTAAAGAAGCATTCAGCAAATAAACGGCTAGAAGTGGAGAACAAAATAAGATGTTTATAATCAAAAAAATAATGGGGTATTGCGATGGCTGTAAGAAATTCTTCATGCTAACAAATACCGTGAATATGACTTATCGAAACGGTACAGAGGAAAAGTTGAGTTGCTGTGACGAATGCACTGACTTCTATGAGGATATGCAGAGCCATTGGAAGGAATCCTAAATGTGGTTTAAAGAAGAGAATGAAATGATTTTAGATAACAATGTAGTTGTTAAGGAGAGTGAAGTTCCTAGAGAAATCAATCTCGATGGTGTTCCAATAGAGATATTGATTTGGGTATTCCTTTCAATAATTGCATGTCTAATTATCATGGTGAGAACAAGGAGAAGAAAGAGATGAGACACTTTACGATTATTAAGAAGTTTCCACACTACGACATCGAAAAAGATGGTGAACCAACGTCAACTACACTGTATGACGAGGACGATGTAATGATTTTAACAGGCGATGATTATCATGACAAAATCGACGAGATGATTGAAGGATTCTTCCATGCTCTCGACTACATCTGTGGCACTGGAACGTACAAGGTTAAAACTATGAATATAAATGAGGCGGAATAGATAATGCATTTTGCAATGGAGAAACAAAAGTATTGGAATCAAGTAGAGATTGCTGAAATTAAATCTATCAGTGGAGTAGGCGGAAGATTTGGCGACGACATGGATGTTTATTTCATAGTATTCATGAAGGACGGAAGCACAGCTCAATTTCACTACAATTCACGAATTGCTTACGAGAAACGTCGAGAACTTAAAAAGCTATATAACGAGTTTAATAATGTTCCTGAGACTTATAAATTAATGAATGAAGCAGATATCCAAGTAGGCGGTGTATCAATCCCGTTTGGTGTGCGTGTTGATAATAGTCTTGATGAATCAGAGTATAAGACTCTCCTAGAGATTGAAGAGTTAACAAAGCAAGGGAAAATCATTGATAACGGTGTTAGACAACTAGCTTACATCTGCTTACTAGATATTCAGAATGGCAAGATTGTTCGAGGTACATTAACAGATGCATACCGTAAACAATTGGATGCTATGGGTATTACCTATGAAGATTGATGGACTACCCGAACTTAAAGTAATAGACGGGCGATTAGGTCTTCCCATTGACTTGATTAAAGAAATCGAACTGATTGATGAAACCTATGAAGGAGAGTACTACAATATCTCAATCACTTTGAAGGATGCTAGAAAACTGCTTGTATTCTTCGAAGAGGAGAGATATGCAGGATTTATCAAACAACTACCTCAGATTTTAGAATTAATTAAGATGACATCGGAATAATCGCTTTAAAAATAAGGAATTTTTGGATCTGATTTATTCAGTAAAATAATAGTTTTATACAAAGGTGATGACTATGAAATTTAATCAAATGACAGATGAGGAGAAGCTTAAACATCTAAGAGATAAGCTTGAAAAATCCCGTGAATTTAGAGAGAAGATGGGGGAGTCAGGCTTCACCTATGACTCTTTTGTGTGTCTTACTAAAGATGAATTTGAATGGATAATGCAGTACTACATAGGGGAGCGATACATGTGCCGAAAGTAGTGGTCGCAGGAAGCAGAGGCTTCAAGGATTATAAAACGCTCCACGACCGCTTATTAGCTAATCTAAAGAGATTCCCAAAGGAAGAGATAGAGATTGTTAGTGGTGGAGCTAGAGGAGCAGATTGGTTAGGAGAACAGTTTGCTAAGCAGTATGGATTGAAACTTACGGTGTTCCCTGCTAACTGGGAAGAACACGGTAACTCAGCAGGACACATGAGAAATTATGATATGGCTATGTATTCCGATATCTGCTTCTGCTTTTGGGACGGAAAGAGTCGAGGAACTAAGGGAATGATTGACTTGGCTGTTAGAACCAAAATGGAGTTACATCTCTACGTAGTTTAAAAGGAAGGAGCGGAATCATGCATATTACAGAGCTATTGAAGAAACTTCAAATTGGTCAGAGAGCTTACCGAATGAAAGATGGAGAAAAGGATTATGTCAAACGTGAAGAGTACGGAATTGTTTTTGAATCTCCTAATTTTTTGCTTGGACTATCACAAGATGTATTAGATTCTGATTGGAAGGCTGAGAGAACTTATTTAACTCCAAATGAGATTGTAAGTACGTTAGCAGATGGTCGAGAGCTTGTCAGATACAACAAAGATGAGGAGTTCATGGGAATCTACCGATTCTCTAAAGAGTATGGATTAATGGAAATTTATGACGAAGATTGCAAGAGATGGTGTACGGCTTATCCTCCGATGGACGTTATATTTACTACTAAATGGTTGCATCGTCCAAACACAAGACCAATTAAATAATTAAATAAATAAAGATTTAAAGGAGAGGGAATTATGGAATCAACTAAATACGTACAAGAACGAGTAGGAGACTACATCACATTACACACAGGGAAGCGTTTCTACCCAATACAGCCACGCAAAGAAGACATCACCGTCTTTGATATTGCTCACTCTTTATCACGTATGGTGCGCTACGCAGGACACTTAGATGCACTGTACACAGTTGGAGAGCATTCACTAGGATGTTATCACTTAGCTATTAAATTGGGACTGCCTTTACGAGTTCAAATGTTTGCTTTAATGCATGATGGCTCAGAATCCATTGTCTGTGACGTACCACGCCCAGTAAAGCAGTTTATTCCTCAATACAAAGAGATTGAAGACCGCATCATGGACACGATTTGGGACATGGTTGGAATCGGGAAACCGACACAAGAAGAGTATCGTCTAGTTAAAATGTTGGACAATACAATGCTTTACCATGAGTTTGAACAGCTAGCATGTCGTATTCATGAATTTCCCGACGTGGAATATTTTGAAGACACATCAATTAACTTGACCCATCGTCGTAATCGAGATGAGGTAAAGGCTGAATTTATTGATGTATACAATCATTTAAAAGAGGAGATTTCTTATCATTCTCTACAAATGTAAAAAATAATGAATAGGAGGATTTTATGAATCCACAAAGACTAGTCATTGTCACTGGTATGAGCGGAGCAGGTAAGACCTACCTGTCCCGACGAGCCTTTGGCAATCATACAGAATGTGTGTCTCACACTACTCGTCCAATGCGAGAAGGAGAGGTTCACGGATTAGATTATTACTTCATTGACCAAGAGGAATACGCTGACATGAGTATTAATAGAGAGTTTGCCGAGATTTCAAATTATCATTACAACTCATATGGAGTAACAAAGAAAGAGATTAACTCAATCATTGAAGCAGAAGGATTTGCATATGTAGTCGTGGACTTCCAAGGCTACCAACAGCTTAAAGAAATATATCCAAATGCTATCGGTATTTTCATTCATGCAACCAAGGATGATTGTGTTTACAACATGTTAGGGCGTGGAGATAGCGTTGAGTCAGCTTTAAAGCGCAATGAGACGTATGAAGAAGAGTTAAAAAATAAAGGGCATTATGATTTTGTAATTAAAAATGAACGTAACATGGCATCACTTACTATCGAGATTCTATCACGAATCAAAGAAATGTACGCCAAGGTGAACTAATTGGAATTAGTTTTAAATCTCGAACTGCCTACATCTCTTAACAAGCTCTATACGAATCAAGCTACCTTTAATCCAAAAACAAAACGATATGTGCCAACAGGTAAGCGGATTCTGAGCAAAGAGGGTAGGGCTTGTAAGATGCGACTGCAAAAGTATGCGAAGTTGCAATTACGAGAACAGAAAGCCAACTGGGAATACGAATACACCAAGGAAAACTTTATCTACATGGATACGGTTATCTATTTTAACAAGCGTGGACGTGACGATAACAACATCTATAAATTGCTGTGTGATGCTCTTGAAAAGATTGTCTATGACAACGACTCACGAGTTCTAATCCGTACACAGCGTATCTTGTATGACAAAGAGAATCCAAGGGTTGTAGTTCGACTGAAACCAGTAAAATACAGAGGAATCTTTAGAGACCAAGAGCAAGTTGATGAGTTTGAGAAGAACTGTGAGACATGCTCAAGATATCGAAAGGGTTCATGTTCAATCTTAAAACAAGCTAAACAAGGATTTATCCAAGCAGAGTTAGATGAGAAAACTCTGACTTGCCATTCTTACAAGTGTAAAAAATAATGAATTCGGAGAGGGAAACAAATGAAAAAATACATGAAGATTGTACGTTACGGAAAAGGTTCTATCAATATGATTAAAGCAGGAGAAAAAATCACAGTTACAGAGAAGTTAGATGGAGCTAATGCCTCATTCAAGCGTGATGGAGACCAAATTCTCTGCTTCTCACGTAATAAACAATTAGATGAAAAAGATACTCTTCGTGGGTTCTATAATTGGGTTTATGAAAATATCGTAGCAGAAGATTTGGTTGAAGGAGCAACCTACTATGGCGAATGGTTAGTGCGTCACAAATTAGATTATGGTGAAAATGAAAACCAGTTCTACTTATTTGATATCTATGATGAAGAGCTTGAAAGATACTGCTTATTTAAGACAGTTGAACAGGAAGCTGAACGTCTTAACATTAACTTAGTTCCATTGCTTTACTCAGGAATGTTCCAATCTCACGAACACTTAGAATCGTTTGTAGGACAGTCTAAATTAGGTGAAGTAGGAGAAGGTGTTGTGGTTAAAAATGTTTGGGCTACGAATAAACATGGCGAACAACAATTCTTCAAAATTGTTTCCTCTTCATTCAAAGAAATGAATGGTGTAATTCCTAAGAAGCAGAAGGAAGCACCGCAACGACTTGGTGCAGATTTCGTTGAGAAATTCTTAACAACTGGACGAGTTGAGAAGATGTTACATAAGTTAGTTGATGAAGGATTACTTGAAGAGGACTATGACGTAACAAACATGGGAATCATCCTTAAAAATATGGGTTCACGTATGTTTGACGACATCATGGAAGAGGAAGCTGATACACTATTCACTGACATCAAGCAGGGTATCGGACGAAAATTACCGTCATTAGTTAAAGAAGTTTTAGTAGAAAATAATAAAATGTAACAGCGATTTAGAAGACATGGAATATTTTTCCCTGTCTTCTTTTTTCATTATTTGTTATGCTTGTTATATAAAACAAAAATATTGCAGTGAGAGGTGGGGTGATGTGAAAGAAAATATAGAGAAAATATTTAAGCAAGAGGTTCGGGAGAAAAAAAGAATTGGTTCTAACATATTTAGCAGGGTTTCTACTAGGAAAGGTGGAAGTTATTTTCACGTTCCCTATTTACATATGTCTAAGAAAGAACAAAAGAAATTAAGCGGAGAGGTGCGAGCGTACAATATGTATGAGATTATTTCTATAGAAGAATTTAAGAAGAAAAGCAAAGACGAACAGAAGATGTTATTTGAGGCATGGAGAGAGAAACATACAAATGGTCAAATTATACAAGGAATGGGCATAAGTAAAGGTTCATTTAGCAAGTGGATGGACGATTTAAATATTGAAAGAAAGCCAAGTAATTTATCAAGAGGCATCAGTGAATCTGAGAAGATTGAAGTATCAGAGGAAGAGCTAGAGTCCATGAAGAAGGAATTATGCGATTACGAGACATTCAAGATGTTGCCATTACACCAACAGGAAGCATTATTTAATGTTTATTATGGCACTCTATATAAAAAGGGAAAACAGCTAGCAAATGCATGGGATGTAAACCCAAGCGTAATTTATTCTTTACAATATAAGTTCAATCAAAAGAATAAAAAAGAAGAAGCTAAGCAACAGAAATCAGAACAAATAACTATAGAAGAACAACCTAAAGAAGAGATTAAAGAAGAAGAGATTAAAACTCCTGTTGCACAGCTTATAGTGGAGCAAATTGCTCAAGAAGAAGTTGCTGTAACACTTCAAGAAGCGAAAGAAGAGGTAGCAGAAGAAGTAGTTACTATAGCACCTACACTAGAAGTTACAAAAGTAAAAGAAGTAAAAAAAGATTCTAATACAGTCGATGTAGAGCTTGATGGTCAGGTATTTAACTTCGAACTAAAAGGGGAATTAAGCACTAAGAAATTCCTTAAACGTATGAAGTTCATGCTAAAAATGCTAGAAGATGAACAGGGTTCATTTGACATAGAAATCAAGGTTAAACAGAAGAATTAAGTATAAGGTGCAGAGGTGTTAGTAGCGCCTCTGCTTTATTTATAGAGAAATCTTTAAGATGAATAAAAAAGAACCATCCTAGTCGAGTGGTCTAAGTGAAAGTGAAAGTAAAAGAAAACGCAAAAGTTTAGCAGATTACTGCAACACAGCAACTACATCCTTAAAGTGTAATATCATAATTATATTATAAAGGTAGTTGTTAAAAAAAAGCAAGAGAGCAACCACACATGTTGCCCTATATAAAATAGTTACACATACATACACATGGTTAAAGGAGAAGTGGTAGTTCATCTCTAACCGAACACATGTTTTATTATATACGAACAATAGTTCTATTGCAAGGTATATTTTTCTAATCTGTATATTCTTTTATTATATTTTAAATTTACCTATAATAATGTAACGCATTTATTTGACTTATCTTTTATAAAATTGTATAATAATTTTACAGTTATAACATTAGTACTTACTAACTTACTAACTCATACACCAGTCCGCTAAAAAAATCGTAGAAAACAAGAAGTCGTGAAAACATAAAAAAACTAAAATAATGGGGTTTGTGGTTCTGTATTAATATCGAAGCCGTCGTGAGCATACAGAGAGATAAAGAATGAGAAAGAACCATGAAATTGACCCCTTTACTAACCACACTATAGTTACACCACCCAACATAACAGTGCATAAAAGACGACAGTCTATGCAATGATAATTCTTAAACAAGATAGTTGTTGGTTAGTATCAAAGGAGGCAACTTAAAAATGGCAATGAAAGGACTAATGGTAATGGACAAATTCGAACGCAAAGTTACAAAAATCGGTAACTCATTAGGATTGACACTACCACAGGACGTATATAACAAGTTAAATATCGGACAAGGTGACGTTATGAGTATCGAAGTTAGAGAAGACGATGGGGTAATTGAAATTAGAAAAAAACAACAAATTTCCATGCCCGAAGGTGTCAATCCAAAGTTTCTTGAGGCATTGAACAAAACGATTAATAAGTTTGACGGTGCGTTTAAAGATTTAGTGGAACGATGATGCTCTGAGGTGTGGAGGAAACGGGGCATAACCGATGGAAATAGTATACCTAACAACAACAGAAGCAATTTACTTAAATGGAGTTATGATTGAAATGTATTCACCACTAGAAGAAAGTGGAGTCAAGGACATGAATATGTTAGAAGCATCACTGGAACGACCAAAACAGTCAGCATTTCTAGAGGATGCATACCCGACAATCTTCCACAAAGCATCTGCATTAGTGGAATCTATGGCACAAAACCATGCATTCTTTAATGCGAATAAGAGAACGGCATTAGCGTGTTTACAAATGTTTTTAGATTACAACGGATACGATTTAGATATGACCTATCAAGAAGCATCGGACTTCGTAGTTGATGTGGTAAATCATAAGCTACCATTCGACGCCATTGTAGCAACTCTAGAAGCAAAAATAATACCAGTACAATAAAGAAAAAAGGCATGGATTATTCCATGTCTTTTTCCGTGTTTCTTCCTATTATATAGCGCATACCTTCTTCGATTAAATCATTCGTTTTTACACCTAATCTTTCAGCTCTCACTTGAACACGAGAATAGAGGTCATCACTGAATGTTGTATTGACTGTTTTTCGATTCTTAGACTTTACTATAATTACATTATGTCTACCTTTAAACTCTTCTAATATGTGTCTCATACCATCTTCAAGAAGGAAATTATATGAAATATCTTCTTCAACAGCAATTAATTTAATCTGCTTTAACAAATCTTTATCTAGAGTAGTACATCGATTTTTACGGTCTTCGTCTTTTATTCGGATTAAGCTTCTGTAAGTCATTTGCAATTTACCTCTCATCGTTAATTTGGTATAATTTTCATATAGATAACTATATAAAATACAATTGTAGTAGTCAAGAGGTGGGATAATACTTGAGTATTAGTTACGATGTACTAGATATGTTAATATTAAATGAAGAAATGTATGAGCACATGTTCGATAAAATACAAGAATTTAATTGTAGAAATGATACAATGAGTAATTATCTAAAACAAAGTGCCTATTATAATTTTGCAGGATATGAAGAAAATACAACACTAGTTATGTTCTATGAGGATTTAATAGGTTATTTTACTCTCAAAATGGGAGAGGTAAATATATCCGATGTATTTTATCCTGCGTTAGAAATTAGGAGATTAGCCATAGAAACTACATATCAAAATAGAAATACAGGTGGTATGGTTATAGAATATATCGAGGATATTGCCAAACAAGTTAATGTTAGGTTCATTAAACTTGAGGGATTAAAAGAATATCAAAAGTGGTATGAAAAACAAGGATTCGAATTAATTAATTCAGATGATTCTATAAATAAAGTACCTACAGTATCGATGTATAAAGACCTACACGATGAACGCTTATTAGAAAGATACCTTGAAGGATGATAAAGAGTATGAATTATTTCATGCTTTTTTATTTTGTCTCAATTCAAAAGAATACTCTTCCTTTTGAGATAGTAGATTATTTATATATAGAAGCAAATACAACATAAGATACTAACCTTGAAGCACCTAATGAACTAACACTAGTAACTAAAATATATATAATTACAAACTATAAAGTATCAACTAATAAATTTAATGTTACTGAAAAATATTTACACTCCGTCTCAATAACACGTGATTACTTGTCTTTTTGAAACGCCTTTCATAAATTCCATATAGCTTCTTATAAGATATCTTATGTAAACTAGAAGAATCTTTAAACGCACGAAGAGCCTAAGATACGGTAGATTTTTCCACCCTCTTAGGCTCTTCTCAATTATGTATTCTTCTAGTCAATTTTCAAGTTAACTCGTGCAACAGTACTGTTCAGATATCTATAGATATTTTATCATATTAGTTACATGATTTCAATAACAAATTACGCATCACGTTTGCGTGGAAAATCTTTCATTTCTACTACTACTTGAGCTAGAGACTTGTTTTCGAAACTTTCATACATTTCACGGAAGTGGGTTGTGAATATTGTGTCAATAGCTTCGACACCTAACATTCTTTCATCTGCAAGCATATTGACAAACTCTACACAACCCATCACTACTAATTGATTATCACCATTATCTTTTCCTAGATGTAATACCAAGTCATTTGCTGTTAACTTTGTTACTTCACCAGTTCTAGTATCTGCTATAGATATCTCGAAATTCTCCATTTTTAAACACCCCTTTAAATGTTTACTTAATACCATTATGCTCTCAACACTTCCTACATATACTAAGGTGTTTATCAGTCGTAGGATAGCTTAAATCACCAAACCATCTTTGTTATTATGTAATTTTTATAGTATAATGAAGTTGAGTCACAAATATTCGTCATTACCCTATTGGACTCTAGTTATCTAGAGTTCCTATTATTTTATTCAGAATATTATGAATTTTATTGATAAATATCGAAAAAACAAACCATTCTCTTCCAAATCCTGTTATTATATTATTTAAAAGAATGTGTTTAGGATGAGGAGGATACTATGAACGTTTCAGTCAAAGGGAACGAAAAAATTACACAACTATTAAATGAGTGGTATGTAGAAATTCGTGCTAGAAGAATTGGTCAAGCACATCGCCTTAAAGAAGAAATTGATAAACAGATTGATAATGTAGAAGAAGACCAAAATCTTCTATTATATTACTCTCTTCTAGATTTTCGCTTTCAATACGTTATAGACAACCTAGCTGTCTCTGCAAACAGTTTTGATAAAATTGAAAAATTTGAGATTCCGACAAAGAACTTTTTAACTTATTATTATCACTTTTTTAAATCTATTCATGCTTCGAGTATTGGTAACTATTTGATAGCGAAAGAGCATTTTGAAAAAGCAGAAACTCTCCTTGAATTAATACCTGACGAAATTGAGAAAGCTGAGTTTTACTATAAGTTAGGCGCTTTTCATTATGATATTTACGAATCACTTAACTCGGTTAAATATACTGCAAAAGCAAAAGTGATTTTTGAACAGCGTGAGAATTATGAGCGAAACGTTGGGTTCTGCGAAAATCTACTTGGAATGGCATGTACCAACTTGAGGGAATGGGTATTAGCAGAAGAACATCTTGTGAAAGCAATGGACATTTTTCAAAAGCTCAATGAAGAGAAATTTATTCTTATGGTTCGCCATAACTTAGGTCTTCTTTATGCAGGACAAAACATGTCTGAATTGGCTATTAGATATTTATCTGAGGTGTCTGAGAAAAAACCGAACCATTTCAAAGCAATATTCATTGAAGCAAGGGAATATTTGAAGTTAGGACAGCATGACACATCAGCAACATTGATTGCAAAAGGACGTCAACTATGTGTTGAGTTAGGTAATGAAGAGTATTGTCATCATTTTGAAATTTTAAACGCTCTTAATGGAAATGTTTTTGCTGAGGAGTTTGAAGGAATTGTTCTAGCAGGGGTTTCATATTTTGAAAAAGAAGAACTATATGAATACATTCAAGAGTATGCGGAGCAATTAGCAACTCGTTTTTATCAAGAGAATAATGATTCAAAAGCGAGTAAATACTTCTATTTAAGTTCTCAAGCAAGAAAAAAATCTTTTGATAAAGGGGCATTAAAATGAAGAAAGTAATATCTAGTTTAATCGGAATTATTACAGTTTTAACCTTGACGTTTGGTATTCAATCACCTGCGGAGGCACAGAAAGCTCCTGATATAGTTCAATACGCACATGGAGACCACGGTGGTTGATACACTAATTTAATAAATAAAAAGAAGGACTAGGTGTATGTTGTCTAGTCCTTCTTTTTATTTATTAAACACTTTTCACATGTCAGTAAATTCCCAACATTACCATCATTTATGCAAGGATATATATATGATTATATGATATAATATTTTGTCAACGGTGTAATCTGAAATAGGTGTTTGTGATACTAAAAATAGGATGTGTTGTTAATTTGCTCAAAGATACGATTGGTTTGAATCTAAGACGTATTAGAAAGCTACGTGGACACACGTTAAAAACGCTATCTGAGCAGACAGGTCTCTCGTTTGGCTACATATCAAAAATTGAAAACGGTCGCAACCTCCCTAGCATTGAAGCTATGGAGAAAATATCAGATGTATTAGAAACTGAGATATATTTTTTCTTTCTACCAAATAATGAAGAAAATGTAGAAAGATTATATGAATGGAGTACTTTGCTTGAGGATTTTGTGGCACGAGGAATCACTCCACATGACGTCAGAGAGGCAATTGAAGCAATAGATAAGGCATATAGCATTCTAATAAAGCAAAAAGCTAATGTAAAATAATACATTAGCTTTTTTGAGCGATTAAATTAGTCTATAAGTCTATATGTTTCTATAAGGTTTATAAGGTCTTGCAAATCTTTGGTTCTATAAGGTTAGGTTAAAAATTGTCTATAGGTCTATAAATTTAATTCTGAAAGATATGTAACAATATAATTATATGTTTTGAAGTCTATAAGTTTCTATATTTTGAGATGTATACATTATTAATATAAGGTTATATATATACATGCTCAATCGCTCGATAGTGCTATATTGTTATATTAGAATTTTCCTAACAAGAAAACTTCTATCCTTATATTACTATGTTTTTAGCACTTATGCAACTAAAAATGGTAAATTTTTATATAAAAAAATAAGGCATTAACGTAAAATACTGTCAATGCCTTAAAATTCTAATACTTCAATTATGTTTATTTATTCCAAGCTTCACCAAATTCTGCCTTTAATTGTTTAACTGTGGAATTGATTACATGGTCTACCTGTTCTTCCTTAATTTTGATTCCGTGATGATTTGCCATCTCTATCAGTTGTTTCTTAGCAATAGATAGCTTCTGCTCCCCTCCTAAAGCTCCATAGGATTGTTGTACTGATTTAACAACAATATTAACTAATAGTTCTTGCTGTTTCAGTTGAGTGAGGATTCCTTTCTTCTTGAGTAGTCGGATTCCATAGCCACCGACTGTAACTAGGATGAATCCTACAGCGTACATTAATAGTTGTTCTAAAGAAAACATATATAATTCCTCCAATTTCTTAACCTATGTAAATAGGATATTATGAGATAAAATAGTAATTTTATTTCAAGACCATTCGTAAATCTAGAATCGGTTTCCAGTCGCCACCATGACTTCCTTTCACTCGAACTTTCACATATTTTGATAGAATATCAGTGTACTTTCCATTAGCTTTAATAGATGAGTCATCAGGTGACATCCCCATAGGATATGTGATACCATGCACATTAACACCATCATGAGACCACTCAAGGTTGACATCTAATCTACTATTAAACTGTTGGATATCGCTAGGTTGCAACTCTTCGCCACTAACATTTTTTCCGCTAATCATTGATGTTAATGCCAATTGATTGTAGATATCTACGTCAATGAAATCAGTTGCATGACCAGTATCCGTTGCAGGGTCTTTGGCTGAAGGTAACTCTAGATTTCCGCCAAATAAGCTCATAACCTTACGCTTAGATGGAGCAATATTCACATCAAGAGTCTTATTCTTGATTGTTGTTTCTGTAACAGGATTTAAAACCTTAACATCTACAGATGTATTTGTAATGTTCGCATCTACTGCTCTAGTTGGATTTAACACATTGACATCCATTGATTTGTTAGTAATGTTCGCACTAACTTTTTCTGTTGGGTTTAGTACCTTAACATCTAGGGATGCATTAGTCACCTTTGTTTCTAGTGATTTATCTGCTAACTGAACTACTAATTTATCATTCTTAATAGTTACCTCGCCTGTTGAAGCAGTACCACTACCTCCACCAACACTTCCACCTTTAACAACTACTGGAATTGCTCCACCTTCTGTTAGAGGCTTGTAAACATTTTTCTTCTCATCATAAGTAAACAACTCAATCTTTTGAGCAGGCATACTTGTTTCTCTAGTCATAAAATCACTCCATTTTTAATTTGTTAATTAGAAATAAGCCGACTCAATTCAGAGTCAGCTTGTATGTATTTCTATTGATTATTTCTTATCGAACTTCTACGAATGAAGGGCTTGCAGTGATGTAGAAGTATTTACACTTGTACATCTTAGAACCGTTAACCATTAGCTCATCTACGATAGTAAATGCTTCACCTTTTTTAACAGTCTTCTCTTTATCATTCCAGTCAGCAGAGCTGTAAACCCATAACTCATCAACTTTAACTACAGCTAACTTACCTGCATCACTAGTTTTTCTGCGAGCAAAAGTGATGTATGAAGGGTCTCCATATACCCATTGGTCTCCACCAAGATTTAGCCATCCATCCTTCTCAGCCCAAACAACATAGCTTTCACCACTGTTTAACTTACGAAGAACTGTACTATTTGTACTTGGAGCATTACGAAGATTAATATTAGCACCTTCGATATATGCGATACCAAGCCCTTGAGTACCTGCATCTTTACCATTTCCACCAGTTGGAGGAGCAATAGTATTACCACCATTAGTAGCCCCTTCTACCATTCTCTTGAATCCGTCGAATCCACCTTTACGGTTTAAGATTGGACGTGGGCAATATTTACCGCTCCAACGTTGATGTGGAACTACGTTTCCAAGTCCAATTCCTGTGTGAGCCATTAAGAATTTAACAAGTTTAGCAACGTTAGCTAAGGCTTTTTCAAAGTTACCATCTGAGTTTTCACAAGTCTCAATACCGATAGAAGAACGGTTTCCTGTTCCGTTACCATCACCTGCGTGCCAACCATTTTCATTGATTGGTAAATGCTGAACAATACGTGTATCATCTACTGTGAAGTGCCATGAAACACCTGCTGAACCTCCACCATTATTAACAAACTTAGCATGTTGTCTAGCATTTGCACCTGCATCTGTATTCTCAGTTGTATGAACTGTAATGTACTTCGGACTCATAGCATAAGCAGGACGGTTACTGTTTCCTTTAGGGATAATATTACTTTCAAAAGGTACTCCATTGATATTACTTACATTAAATACTGTCATAAAAACATCTCTCCTAATAATTTAATTTGTTTTCCAAAAACTAAAGTTACGGACGACTAATTAGGCACTACATATAAATCACTCCTTTCGATTTTCATTATTTTTTACACTTATAGTCTTTTTTTAGAAAGCTCTTCTCCTTTTTGTTCTTGAGCTTCCTTATAGTGTTCTAGGTACTGAATGATGAACTGTGGCACGGGTACACCTAAAAGCATTAAGTTTTCTGTGATGGAGATGCCCTCCACAGCTACGTAGAAACCTACAACAATCGTTCTAAAGATTGGCATGTCATTTCCTAACATCTTGTCCATCATATTTGCAATGATAATTACAACTAAGATTCCTGCTTTACGGAAAAGACCATACATCATTACACGGCTTCTTACACCACTTGTGGAAGCACCTTTTGCAATCCCTGTTAATATATCTAGAGCCATAAAGGTAAATAGTACTCCTAGAGATACATGCCAACTTCCAAATAGGTAATTCACCATAGCTGTTATAGTGGTTGTAATAGAATAATATAAAGCCCCATTGCTATTCCACACGATTCCACCTCCTTTCACATGTTGTTATTTTTCATCTTTAAAACGTTTTTCCTATTGAAGCCTGTGTTATTCTATCAAGACACGGCTTACAGATTTCCTGATTGCCGATAGTTGCGGTGTTCGTATTACCACCACAAATATCACAGAATTTCTCAGCAGTCCTAATAAAAAGATTAGAAGTATCAGAGAATAGTTCTACCTTTGAATTAGGCTTAATACCTGCTGTTTGCAACATATCCAATGGGATTTTAATTATCCCATCTTCACCAACTGTTCCTAAAACACCTAAAAATTGACTCATTTCATTTTCCCCTTTCATCATTGTGAGCTACTTATAAAGTTCCAAGCATTTCCATCGTGGTAGTAAGCTCCAAATCCTCTATAACCATTCCCCATCCATAGAACCCCTTGTTGAGACAAAGGAGTCTTTCCGAACGAGTTGAATAATATACCCGACGTTGCAACTGGTGATGTGAAGTTGACTCTGTTAGCAGTAAACCAAATCCCATCTTGAGCTGTGATACCAATGTTACCTGCGTTCGTTAAACGAATGTTACTTTCAGCGCCATTGTAATCTACATAGCGATAATAAGCGCCATTTCCATCTTTGTAGATACTACCAATGTTTCTACCAGTCCCATCACCTTCACCAAGGATGATATATGGGTTACGTGTTTTACTTTTCTTTTCATCTTCAAATCCCATCACAATTTTGGCAGAACCTTGATTTACAAAACGAACAACTTGGTTTTCCATGTGTAAATATTCATTTGTATTACTCGTTTTAATTGTTTTACCGACAATCTCATTACCTGTTATCTGATTGGCTTGAACAGTTCCAGTATAGACACCACTATTATCAATCTTTGTTAGCTTAGGAGAATTAGCAGGTAATGCTCCTAGTTTTTCGGCTGTTGGTTTATTAGATACCTTGTCCCATGAGATAATAGCATTTGCTCCCATTTTAATGTTTTTACCAACCTCTAATTCATCAGTTTTAATGTGGCGTGCAGAAATAGAACCATCAGCAACTCTTACATTATCTCCCACTTCTAATTCATTAGTTTTGATGTGTTTAGCTAAAATAGAGCCATCTACTATTAGTTTCCCTTCTGACATTCTTTTGCAGAATAGAGAATCAAACATAGTATAGTTGTTTCCGTTCTTTTCTCCACCAACAGAAATTCCGATGCGAATTGCTACTCCACCCTTAGGAACAGTCATTTTATATGAAACTTCTTTCCACAATGTATTCAAAGTCTCAGAACCAATATAGTGAGTAATGACTTTACCTAGCTTATCTAGCACTTGAACAATGAATGTTCTTGTTGAATCAGAACCACTTAGTAATCTAGCTTGTCCTTCTAAGAAATATTGTTCACCTTCAATAACTTTTAAAGGTGTGCTATCGTAAATATCATTAAATTGTCCATTCCATTTAATTCTTAGGTAGTGATTACCTTGATGGGCATTAGCAGGGTCATTGACAATTTCAAAGGTACTACCGACAAAGTTCTGATTACCAAACTCTAGTGTTCCGTTTGTAAACAGATTGTCCCAGTTTCCAATTGCCATTTTATTAGCAATAACGGAATTTCCTTTAAGCTTTCCGCCGTCAATTTCTACTGTTCCATCTGCTGTCCATTGGTCAACTCTCTCATATCCTGCATCCCATTGCTTTCGGTCTTTCGCATAGTCTAACTGGAAGTTTTTCATGTCATTCTTAGCGTCATCAGCCACTTGCCTAGCATCTTTAGCAGAGTTCTTTGCATCCTCAGCAAGACCTTTCGTCTTATCTGCAATCGCTCTCATAAGCTTGATTTTGCTGTCATAGTAATTACTGAATTTATTTCTAAATTCCCCACCATTGACAACCGATGCAGGTACTACAGGGAAAAGGATTGGTTTTAAGTAAGCGTCTAATGTGCTGTAAGCGCTTACGAAAGCTGTTTTTTCAGCGCCAATACCATACTGATTTGCCTGAGCTTCTAAGGTCGGTTTCTCAGCAGAAATATCCTGTAATTCTTTCCTTATGCCTAGCTTCTCATAAGGTGTAATTACGTTGTCATCAGCCATTTCACTTAATTCATTCAAAGCATTACTTGCCTTGCTTTGAGCTTCATTAGCTTTGCCCTGTGCGTTATCAGCTAACTCCTTAGCTTTATTACTAATAGTCTTTTGCAGATAAGCTTTCTTATCGTAAACAGTCTTGAACTGACCACGTAAAGCGTCTCCTACGATATCAGATGTATTAGCCATATCCTTTAAGATTGGAGCTAAATAATTCGCTAAAGCAGTTAAAGCTTCCTCATATCTAGTCTTCTCTGTTGTGATTTTGTAGTAATCTGCATTCGCTACGATATTTACTCTTTCAGCTTGGAGAACTTCTAACTCTCTCTTGATAGTTTGTTTCTCTGTAGCTGTTAACTTGTCATCGCGAACCATTTCCATCAGCTTGTCAGTTGCTTTCGTGGCATCACCCGAAGCTTTATTCCATCTTTCTGCATTCTTAATGAACTGCTCATCCAATTGACCAGTTGCTCGTGTTAGATTGAAAGTACCATCGGCATTGAATGTCTTTTTAAGGTTGCTGTCAAATGATTCAAATGTTACTTTACCTTTGAGGTTAATCTTCTCAGACAGCATCTCAATCGCTCTTGCAGTTTGGATGATTTGTGAGGTGATTGCTTCACCATTAATCTGATTCGTCTCAGTAACTACTAAACTAATTTTCCCTGCAACTTGTTCAATCATAGAGTTTAATTCCGTCGCTAACTCATCGACATGAGGTGTCCAAGAAGTAATGATTCTACCAAGCTGTAACATTGGGCGTGCGAACCACATCGTACCGTTCTTTCTCACATTCAACGTAACTCTTAATTTAGTAGCCTTTGCAGGGACGTTTCCTGTAACAGAAATTCGTTTCCACTGCTTATTATCAATAGTTTGATAATCTTGTTGTGTCTCAGATAGATAAGTATCACCTGCGTAGTATTGAATAGCAATTTTCCCACCTGCATCAAGGTCATATTTCTCTACATACTGATAGACACTTGCAGTATATAGTTGACCTACCTTACAATCAATCCACTCAGAATTAGCAGTCGTAAATGAATTGGTTGTTTGGTTTTTAGCAGAGATTTTAATTGAATTTGAACCTTCAAATTTAACATTTCGGTCTACATCAACACTTTTATTTGCATCCTTAGTAACTATCCATTTGCCTAATCCATTATCAAATTCAGTATCATGCAACATGTTATTTGATGATAAGAAATGCACATCATCTTTGCTATAAACATCTTTTGCATCAGCTTTATTCTTGAATTGAGTAGATTTTGTAACAGTACTTACAATTGCATCGTCAGTGATTTTTTGCTGTGCTTCTCTTAATTGCTTAGCTAAGCTGTCAGCATGTTCAACCATATCTTTAAACGCTTTACTATTTGTAACCTTGGCAACAATCTTGTCATCTCCAACTTCAAATGATACCTCTGTGATATTCTCTTGAAGCTTATCTAATAGTTTGTTTCGAAGTTGTTCTTCTGCGTTATAGTAGCCTCTAAACTTCTCATTAAATGTTTTTCTAACAATATTAGTAAATTCGTTCATATTGCTAGCATCTAATAATGGTTTAGCTCCTTGCTTCTCAACGAATAAATAGCGGTTTAGCTCAGTGTATTTCTGCTCTAGGAGTTTCAATTCCACTGGTCGTTTAGATGCTTCAACCCACATTTTAACTGCTTGAGCATTTAAGTTTTTGTAATTTTCATCTATTTTATCCCATTCTTCTTTTGTTCTACTCTTCTCATATGTAGATAGCACGCCATCATTAGTGAACTCTTCAAAGAAGTTGTTGGCACTTGTCCACTTTTCAACGAGGTTAACAGTTTTATCGCCAGTACGAACCTTGAATGCTTTTGCATCAATTTCTACACCGTTCTTATCAAACTTAAACGTTCCTGCTTCATTGACCATATCCAAGTTTTCACCTGCGATGATTTGACCAATAATTCTCTCAGCGACAATACCCGTAGGTTTGATTGCTGTTTTCCAAGTCTCACCATTATCACGACTTAAAGCTAGTACACCTGATTGAGCTACTAATACATCATTCGGATAATCAGGGTTTCGGATAATGATGCCTCGACCACCAATAGTTACAGAGTTATTTACACCTGCATTGATTTGTTGCTTCGTTGCATCCCACTCACTAGATAATAGTGATTGAACATCCTTTGAAACGTCTTTAACTTGATTCCATTTAGACTTATTGTTCTCAACAGTTGCAGATGCATGAGAAGATTGATACAGCAATTTGATTAGCTTATCTTCATCTGTCTCGATGTTCATAACGTTCGCAATCGTTAGCGAAATGGATGCGCTTTCAAAATTATAGTTAACACCAATAATTGTTGCCAACGAATTGATACCCATCTGAGGATATGAAATACGCACCTTGTCTCCTAAACGGATTTTATCCCAATTATGTTGCTCATCTACAATCTCTAGTAAATTTACAATGTCGATATTAATTACCATTGTTGGTTCACGAAGAGATTTAAATGCTTCTTTACCTGCTTGATACAGTTCTTCGGGGTCAGTGATTCTCTCTTCGCTCCATTCCTTCTCGATGATATATAGATTTCTCTCTTCGATAAGGTAAGGTGTGAAATTCGACTCAAGAGATAATGAATCTCTCATTTCGTATAAAGCATCATCTGCTTGATTTAATCTTTGTTGATAGCTTCTCAAGATGATTTGCTGTGTTCTTAAAGAACTTGCTTTAATCTTCTTCTCAGCCGTTAGCTCTTCAATCAATTTCTTGTTCTCAGAAGCTTTTGCCATATCTAGCTTGTCTTGAGTAATATTTAATTGACCTTCCATAAGCATTACTTCGGTTTCTTGTTCGGCAACTAATGTTGCTTCACTACTTCTTTGGTCGATTAATCTTTTAACTTCAACTTTGTTTTTCTCAATTTTTTCATTTAAATCTAAAATAGCGTGACATAGTTCATCACTCATATAATGACTACTGCTAATTACTTTTTTCTTAGCATCACGTTCAAATGGATACATGAAGAAACTAAAATCTTCTAGATATCCGACACCAGTAGGGTTTACTGAGTTGATTGGTAATCCATCACTACCATACACTTTTAATCTTGTAACCATTTCATCCGTTGTTCTTTCACGGCTAATGGTATTTAGATACTTACCGTAGTTAATTGTGAATCCACGGTTTTTACCGATTTCTTCGGCTTTATATAATTTAATCTCTCTATTTTCTGTATCCCAAACAAGTACAGCATTTAATGTTTGAGCGATTTGAATCACTGCATCTAAAGCTGTAGTTGAAGAGAAATCATACGCTCTGTATAGATTCTCTAGTTCAGCAGACATTTCACTGATATACCAACCAGTTCCTGATAAAACATCAGCAAATACTTGTCGAGGACTATATGACTCCACGTTGTATTCACGAATAATTTTACCTGCTAGTTCGTATCCGAGAGAAATTGCACTAACTGTCATTTTGTCGATATCACTACCATCATCAGTGATGGCTTTAATCATGAACCATTCTTTATGTGCGCCAACTTTAACCTTTGTTAAGAAACGCTCTCTCATTAAAGATGTGTTTGGATTGTCGATTAACTGGTGATTAAAATCAACTTTATAAGGGATAGTGAACGTAAGCTCGTTTAAATCACCAAGCTTCGTATCCAATGAGATATCGGACGCTTCCGATAATCGAGATACCACTCGCATATTAGGCTTCGCCAAATGCAGAATTGGTTTCTGTGGTCTTTTAGTTCTATCTATATTGATAAACATCGTATCGCTTACTTCCCCTTTCGTATTCTGAGAAAACCCAAAATAGACAGATGCTTATGCACCTGCCTTGTTCGGATTCATTATTTATTACACTTGTATCATACCATGAAATCTGACAATTGTCAAACTAGTCTTAACTCATCATTATAACATAAAATACTGATTTTATGCAAGATATTAAATATAGCCCTTAGTATTTTTCGTCAGTTAAATACTCAAATTCGGGTGCAGTAATTTTTTTCAGATTACACACTTTTCTTAACTGTATAACTGTAGCCCAGTTGCGAAGAAACTTATCTTTCCATCTAGGATAATCCTTACTAGTCGGATTTGGTTCTACCTTTTTAGGCTTCTCTTCTACGACTTCCTCGATTACTTCTTTAGCTTCATCTTTGATTTCGTCTTTTGTTTTATCTTGTTTTTCTTTGATAATCTCATCAACAATCTCTTTTACAGCATCTTTGATTTCATCTTTAATGCCTTCTTTGTCCTTATCTTTCATGCCTTCGATTACTTTATCAGTTACTTCATCAACGATTTTTTCTTTCTCAGCATCATCAATAATTTTAACTTCATCAATAGTAGCCTTGCCATCTTTTTCATCTTCTTGTTCTTTAACCTCAGCTACTTCTTCTTTAGGCTTCTCTTCTTTAATTTCATCTGTTGCTTCTTCATTAACAACTTCTTCAATTACGTTTCCTTCATTTGGAGAAACCTCTTTTGGCACTTCATTTACCGTTGGCTTATCTACAAGACCATCTTTAACATCAGTTACGATTGCTTTATCATCTTCTACTTTTGTATCTTCTAATTCTCCAACTGTTTCACTTTCGTCTTTGACTTCCTCTTCAACACCCTCTTTTAGTACTGGTGTTTCATCTTCGATTTTACCTACCGCACCAACTTCATCTACAAGCTCTTGCTCTACTTTGATTGTCGGTTCGGTTACAGTTACGTCATTATCAACCATACCCTCGTTGCCAACCTCAATCTCGTTTGCAGTCTCTTCTTTCACATCTTCCATTGGAGTTACTGTTTCATCAGTAAGAACCTCTTCATTTGCAGTATTAATTTCATCATTTTTCATTAAGAATCTTGGTTTAGCCATTATTCTTTACCTCCTATTAACTCTTCCATTTTTTCTTCTAATTCCATGAAGCGAATCTCTAAATCTGACAACTGCTGACCTAGTTCATCTCTTTCCGCTTTAATACTTTCATTTTCCTCTGTTAAACTAATTTCTAAATCAGTCATTGATTGACCTAAATCTTCGTGCTTACCACTCTGTTCCATAAGCTCAATTTCTAAATCTGAGACTTGTTGACCTAATTGTTCATTTACCTCGCTATACTCCATCAATTGAATCTCTAAATCGGAAGCTTGCTGACCTAGAGCTTCTGCTGTTGTCGGTTCATGATTTTCTTGTTCTTGCTTAATCCATTCCTCTTCTGTCATGGTATCAGACCATGTTTTTGTTTTTGGATTAAATATAGCCACCCCATAAACTGTTACAGGTGGCTGAACATCTGTGCAATTTGAGGGGATAACCAAGTAGCTATCCCCTGTTTCTTCGTCTACTTCTATAGGAAGTTCAAAATCATGAACAGGTTGCACGTATTCAAACTTTTCATTAAACATGTAAAAAATATTCATCTCATTCCCCTTTCTTTACTTATAGTAACCATTGATGATGATGAAACTAGAAGCACCTCTTGAGTTTTGGCAAATTAAATCTCCACCCCAACTTACATGAACTGCACATGGAACATAGTTTGCTGAACCATTTGTATCATATGTTGCAGTAATAGCAGTCCAATAGGTAGGCTTCATAAAGTCTGGTAATTTACCAATAGCTACACCTGCATTTGTACTTCCGCCTGTAACTAATCCTCTGATATGCTTGAATCCAAATTGGTCAATTCCATAAAATAGAGCATGTCCTTCAGGAAGTGGTTTAAATCCATTTTGGAGGTTAGTGAATGTACTCCATTTGATGTGACTTCCCTCATCTGCGAGAGCAACTTTTTTAGCATCATAACTGAATGTTCCATCATCCTTTAATTGTAGATATTTACCTGATTTAGAGTTATGTAGGTACGCATCACTTGCACCACAACCAACAACTGCTTGTTTTCCATTTTGTTCAACATACATACGACCATCCATTACTGTGAAGTTTCCATTAGAAGTAACACCATTTGGCATATCTTTTGCGTAGTTTAGATGAATTTTGTCATTAGGCGTTCCTACTAAAGCACGTTTACCATGAACGACTAAATCTTGCCCACGTAAAGTAAAGTTCCCTACTGATAAATTACCACCGTTTACAACATTCAAATTGTAACCGCTTTCAACTTGAACCGCTTTGTTTCCATTGTCAATTACTAAAGAAGTGACTTTATTCTTTGTATCATGGAATCCTGTTCTGTCAGCACGACTAAAGATATGTGTGTGGTCTTGGAAGAAGATATTAGATGCTGTACCTGCACCACTAACGTTAACATCTTTACCTGCAACAAGATTTCCTTCTACGACTGTGTTTACAGCATTAATAGTAACTTTTTGCATTTGTTTTCCATTGTAACCAGTAATACGAAGGTTTTTCGCTTCATCAGCAGTTGTACCACTTTGGATGTAGTTGTCATCTCCTGCATATGGCAAAATACGCATTTTACCTGCACTGTTTTGTGCCACAATAGGTGTTGCTTTATCTCCTGACATATTAACTGTAAGTTGTCCAGTCATCGTGTCACCAGTTGTAGAAACTTTTCTTTTCATATCTGCGTCAAAACTGTCAGAAGTTGTAAGACTACTCCAACTACTCCATTTTGCATCATCTTTTCTTTTCCCTCTAACTGTAATCATAGTTCCCATATGGGAAGTGTATCTTTGTAAGTAACCTAAACCGCCAGTATCTATAACTTCTAATACACCATAATCATAATTACCAGTAGGTGAATTTAAACCTTTCCCACCTTGATTCACAATGTAAAATCCTGTCTCTAAAAGAGTGTCCCAGTTAACATTAGAATCAAGAACTTTACTTTGATAGTTCATAATATTTTTTAAGTCAACCTGACTCAGCACTACTGAACCGTTATTTGTCAGTCTACCTTGAACTTCTACACCATTTGTAAAGTCTTTACCATAGTTGAGATGTAATTTATTTTCACCGCTTGCAGGAAATCCAACCATTGCACGCTTATCGTGAACTAATAAGTCTTGACCACCGTTAGTTCTCCAAAATCCCCAACCGTGCGGTGTAACTGTCTTCTTCCAGTTTTGCCATGCTTTATTGTACATCTGACGTTCATATGTTTCTACTGTAGTAGTAT